CGCAGAGGAAGTATTAACCAATCCGATCTATAATATCCGAATGGGTTGCCGTTATCTTTCAATAATGGTCGGGTATTATGGGATTGACGGTGGTCTGGCAGCCTATAATGGCGGTGAATGGCGCGCCCGAAAATATTATAAGAGCAAAGACCCGTTGGATCTTAAGGAAGAAACTAGGAAATATATTCCTGCCATTCTCTCTCTTTTCTCTCAGTACGGAAACATTTAAATTTTAAGATTGTGACCAGGTGCCCGAGCGGTAAGGGCTCGGCCTGCAAAGCCGTTGTTCGGGGGTTCAACTCCCTCCCTGGTCTCACGATCTTTTTACCTTAAAAACTTTAAAGGCAGTTGCAATGAGTATTAAAGAAGATGAAATAGCACTTAACATGTGGGAATCCATGTACGTAAACGAGCGGGTGTACACTGGAAAACCCATAATTGCTAGATTAGATGGTAGAAACTTTAAAGGATTTACTAAGAAGTTTAAAAAGCCATATGATTCTAGTTTTAGAAAATTAATGGCGATGTCTATGCTTTTTCTAATGAGAGAATTCAATGCTCACTATGGATATACTCAGAGCGACGAAATCTCTTTAGCCTGGTGCTATAATAATGAACAGAGCATGTTATTCGGAGGAAGAGTATCAAAACTTAATTCGATACTAGCCTCAGGATTAACAGCCTATTTTAATAACAAAATAAGAGTTGGAAAGCCAGCAATGTTTGATTGCAGAGTTTTCAATGTTCCAGACTCCTTATTAATACCTTATTTTAATTACAGATTACAAGACTGTATAAGAAATAGTGTATCTATGGCAGGTAGGGCATATTTTTCTCATAAGACCTTATTAAACAAGAAGGTTTTAGATATCATTGAGATGCTAGACGCAATTGGATATCGATGGGGAAACTGTCCAAACTATTTCAAGTACGGTGTGATAGGATATCGCAAACCAACTAAAATAATAACTGATGCCGGCGAGGCAATTAGAAATAAATTACAAGTCACAACCGGTCCAGAAGAAATGTACAGGAGGCTACAATGCCTATTGACCATGAACCACAACAGTTCAAGTTTTTAACATTGGACGTACCCGGTGAGCGGATACAAAGAGATATAGTTGATGCCGCCAAGTTAATGCAGCGCAATATTAAGCCATTTAGAAGAGGCGACCAATTTGGCAGCGGTGCTACGTTGGAAGATCTCACAAAGAAACCGGGTGATTACATGACCAACTTTAAGTAAAGTTGGTATAAGAAAATTATGGGATGCATTCAGCATTTAATCTTGAATACTGAATAACACTGGGCTCTATTGGATCGACAACGCCAGCATCCTAAAATAAAAGGGCTAAGTCGGTCTCAATGAAAGGGTTGGGTTCAGCATAAACTGATATTATAATGGGTAGACTGCCAGCCCGAAATTACAGTCTATCTTTAAGCAATGGTCTCGACCGTTGTCTCAAAGGTTGCTTTTAGCAAAAGGCAGCCAGCAATAAGAAAGCTGCATACAGCATAGTAATATAATTGCAAGAGAGCCTTGTCCAGCAGCCCGCAAGGAGGATTGAGCTCTCTTATATAAGACTTTACAGTCCGTTGCATACCCCCAGTTCTGCAACGGAACTTTCGAATAAAGAGAAAATGCTTGGAATTCTCCTAGCATTTTCTTACATTAATAATTGGAGCGAAAGAATTCAACTATAAAGCAAGCTGAGTAACGACTTAAAACGCAGATGATTTCATAGTCATTTTTAGCTTAATTTTTTAGAACGTGGTCTCAATACCACTGCTTCCACAAATGCTGGGAATGTAATAGCCGTGGAGGAAGGAGCTCCCTATGAGGTTCGAATCCTCTCATTCCTGGCCATTGATTATTCGTAGAGGCGCAGATAGTCTAATTAGAAAGGCACAGTAATTGTCAAAAGCCAAAAAGGATATGGGTGCTGCCCTGCCAAGCTAGCAGATAAAGCAGAAGATTGGCTCAACCCTAATAAGCAATTACTGGTATCGTGTACAGATTACAGGTTCAAGTCCTGCCTGCGCCTCTAAGAATTACTGATTATTCATGGGGGCGCGTCCCACCAAAAGGTAAAACATTGCAGCATACCCCGGTATTTCCAACGTACACGGACTTACAGGAATGAGTTGCTTTGGGCGACAACGGACCCGATGCGGCCGCTTAATGGTTTCGGGCGCTCCACCATGAATAATCAAATAATTTATATGTTAAAAAACAAAAATAAGGTGTGATGGTCCAAATTGAAATCAAATATAAATAATGCAAGTAGTAAAATTACTTAAAGTTAGTGGAGACGTTAACAATAATAAGTACTACGAGATGCATGAAAATAGCGATGGAACTTTTCTAGCTAAATTTGGAAGAGTCGGGGCTAGCCCACAGAGTGCATCATATCCGATGTCCAAATGGAAGACTAAGTATAATGAGAAGTTGAAAAAAGGATATCGGGACGTTACCGAGTTATCAGTAATCGTTAAAGAAGCAAAATATAAAGACATTACAGATACTGGTATCGGTGCCATCGTTAACGCCTTACAGCAGTATGCAAATTCTTCTGTAAGTAAAAACTACCAAGTATCGGCCGGCTCAGTAACTGATAAACAAATCACACAGGCCCAATTACTAGTAGATACTCTACCTACCTTTTCTGAAGTATCATTGTTTAATCAAACATTAGAAAAATTATTCGAAGTCATTCCAAGAAAAATGAGCACCGTTAGAGCATATCTATGGGATGGCGGCGCCGATGCGAAAAAACGAATTATTACGAGAGAGCAAGATACTCTTGATGTAATGAGGGGCCAAGTAGTACTATCGCATCAAACAGAAGATGCAGAAGATATCGAAGAGAAGTCAATATTAGACATCGCCGGTATTAATATTACTAAGATTACTCAAGCGGAAGAAGACGAAATCATTTCTCAATTACAAGATGAGAAGTGGAGATACAGACAGGCATTTAAAGTAGAGAATCTGGGCACTCAATCGAAGTTTAATGCTTTTATTAAAAAATCTAATAATAAGAAAACTATGTTATTCTGGCATGGATCTCGAAATGAAAACTGGTGGAGTATATTAGGAACAGGTCTCGTACTAAGGCCTGCCAATGCTGTAATAACAGGTAAGATGTTTGGCTATGGATTATACTTTGCTGACAAAGCTAGGAAATCCCTTGGTTATACTTCGTTACGAGGTAGCTATTGGGCATGCGGAGGAAGTGACGTAGGTTATATGTCATTATATGAAGTCCACGTGGGAAACTGGCTTCATTCTCAAAAACATACACATGAAATGTATAATTACACCTATGACATCTTACAAAGAAAAGGTGGTTACGATTCGCTGTTCGCCGAGGGCGGCATCGATTTACGTAACAATGAATATATAATATACCGTGAAGAACAATGCACGGTTAAATACATAGTGGAGTTGAAAGGATAACTAATGTATGAAAATGGAGCGTTCTATTGTGGAACACTGCTAAGTCGAATGGACTTGCGCTGCAACAACAATAAATTTTGGAGCGACCTTCCAAAGGGAGAACCTGTCGCATACTTAGATAGATTGATTCCCTTTGCTGGCAAAAAGCTATTATTAAGATATGACGATGACTCAAGCGCGTTCATGTTTAATAAGGTAAAGATTCATGAAGATTGGCTCGTTGACATCGAAAGATTATACGTATTTTCTGGTGAAGATGTAGATTAATAGTGTCTCAGGAGATGTAAATGAACGATAAAGAATTATTAAAAAAGGCTAGATCCGGAGTTGATAACATAGATGATTTCTTTGAAAGTTTGCAAACTTTAAATGAAGAGACAGTTTCAGCCGCCATAGGAGCCATCGCTGTAATGAAAAAATTAGTATCAGAGAAAAAGTTTGCAGAAGTTGTTTGGTTAATTATCGAATACTTGTCTGATACCGATGATCCAAACTTTTTAAGACTATTAAGAATGAAACAAATGCTATTTCCACATTCAAGAAGTCGATACATCTCCATCACTCCAGAAATATTTACAGAGCTTCAGAAGGAAGCAAAAGCTTTATTAGTTGCATTGCCAGATGCAACTGACGATAAAAGGATGTATTGGAAATCAATAATCAAAGGAAAAGTGCCTCCTGGTATAATTATTAAGGACATTTAATGTACACTCCCTTGGGATTAGACATTGAGACTTCAACTGGTAATCCATCGTATGGCATGATATTATCAATTGGAGCCTATGATTCAAAAAGAAAAACAAAAAAATATTTTTATGAAGAAATACGCCATACAAAACTATTTGTAGAACCCCAGGCATTTGCTGTTAATAAAATTGACATTACAACATTAAGTCACGAAAGTCGCATATCTTTGGAAGAATGTGATGATCTATTAAGCAAATGGATTGGATTAAGAACTTACTCCCCGCTGGGATTTAACGTAGGATCCTTTGACATGAAATTCATAGAAAGATTATTACCATTATCTTCTAAGAAGCTCGGTTATCGGACTATGGATTTAAACGCAATCTGCATGTTTATTGCGCTTAAATACAATGTAGACTACTACAAAGTTAAAACCAGCGCTAAGAAGTGGTCCAAAGATAAGGCAATTGATTTCAAACCAAGAGCCTTACATGGAACTGCTGAGTATGATGAGCACCACGCATTGTTTGATGCCGTGGTAGCAGTTAACTGTTTATTGTATTTAAATACCTATTCGAATCATTAACGAGGAAACAAATTATGAGCGATTATCTTGAAACTCATGTTATTAGTGAGGGACCATATCTTCCAGAAGCAAAATATTACGCTGGAAACGAAGATGGCAAAAATGTTGTTATTTACATCGTAGCTCCTGGCTACACAAAAGAAGATTTCAACATCAGTGTAACCAAAGATGCATTGAAGGTCACCGCTGCGAAAAAGAAAGACATTCCTGTCAATCTTTACGCACAAGGATTTAGCAACACATTCCGCAGACGCGTAAGTGATGAAGAGGCCACTCTTCCTATCACTGGCGATAACACATCTGTGACCTATGTCAACGGTATTCTTAGAATTGCCATTGAAATTCCAGTCGAAATGCACCCAACTACGTTGGAAGTAAAATAAGTTCCCGTGCAATATAAAATTTACACAGACGGCGCATGTTCCGGCAATCCAGGCCCAGGCGCATGCGCCGCCTTTATTATAAACGAGTCCAACCCCGTTGCCCAACACCTTATTACAGAATCTTACCGACTAACAACTAATAATAGAATGGAGTTAAGAGCCGTGTTGATGTGTTTTAATCATCTTCCAATTGGTTCAAATATTAAATTTATAACAGATTCTAAGTATGTAGTCAACGCTGTTAATAATAGATGGCTTAACAAATGGGAAGACATTGAGTTCCGTAAGAGGCCCAACGCTGATTTATGGAGACTACTGGTCGATTGGCTAAAAATACACAATTGTACCTTTGAATGGGTCAGGGGGCACAATGGAAACGAAGGAAACGAGCATGTTGATAAATATGCTCAAGGAAAAATAGGTGAAAAACCGATATTAATTGACAAAAATTATGAAAACACGAATTAGACATTTTAGAAGCGGACATCCAAAATTCAAAAAATATGTGAGAGACCTTTCACATAAACAGATCAGGCCAACATGGCGTTCGCAATGTAATGGCGTTACTCTTGTGACACTAGAAGAAGCGGAAGGGGAAGTCATAGCAGAAGGTTATTCATTCTGCCATCCGTTAGATAATTTTAATAAGAGGACGGGAGTAATGATTGCCAGGGGCAGAGCTCTAAAGAATTTGGAAGACTCTGATAGACACTTGGGTTATCCTAGGAGACGGTCGTTAGAGGATGATCTTTAATCAAATTAGATTCCGAGAGCCTGATCTATTATATTTTGCTCTAACGGGATCAAGAGCATATGGGATTCACACTGAGTCTTCAGATCACGATTATAGAGGAGTGTTTATAAATACTCCTGAGGAAATATTTGGCCTATCAGTCAGAGACTCTCAGGAATATATGGGGGACATAGTTCTTCATTCCTTAAAAAAATTTGTGAAGCTGGCGACTGGTGCGAATCCCAATATTCTTGAGCTATTATTCTTACCTCAAGAATGCATATTATACAATCATCCGGTGTTTGATAAGGTCTTGTTAAACAGAAGTCTGTTCTTAACTAAAAGAGTTAAACACACTTACAGTGGATACGCCATGGCTCAACTAAAAAGGGATGATAGAAAAAGCACTCATGGAACATTGCGGGAGAAATACATGGCAGGTCAAAAGTCTGGAGCACCTTATGATTCTAAATTTGCTGGACACACAATTAGATTAATGTTAAACGCCATAGAAATACTAAGGGATGGGACATTAACCCCAAAGTTATCTGGCGAAAACCTTGACATTGTTAAAAAAGTTAGAAATGGGACATTTTTCTCATCCGCCCACGCATTTCGCTCTTATGCAGAGGGTCTAGATGCGGCATTAAAACTTTATTATGAAAAGACAACGCTCCCAAATTCGCCAGATATTAAAAAAATTAATAAATTACTAACGGAATGTCACGAGGAGTATTATGAGCAGAGGGGAATGTAAAGAAATAGCAAGATGTGCCGATGATCCGGATGTACTTACTAAGGAGAAGGATATTCCTGTAAGGCATTACACGGTCTTTGATAATTATTACAGACCATGTCCGCCTACGACTAATATATTACCTCCCGGCTATTATCACTGCGAAAAGGACAATGCTGGGGTATATTTTATAAAGTTTCCAATTGATACGTCAGACCTAATAAGATTTCCGGGAAGTATGCCTGATGAGATAATCTCAGAGTTCGAGTCCTTTTGGACTAAAAGAGAATTATATGCGATGCGGGGAGAACCTCATAAGAGGGGATTCTTATTATGGGGTCCACCGGGTGGTGGAAAAACTTGTACAGCTACACTGATAATGAAAGATTTTATTGATGCCGGTAACATAGTGTTACGATATAATTGGCTTGTACCAGAAGCTATAAATAAGCTTCGTAACATCGAACCCAGCAGAAGAATAATGGTCACTATTGAGGACATAGACACTTACACTAAACAACGGTCTAGTGAAGAAGAACAAGTTCTATTACAATTTCTTGACGGCGATAGACAATACTCTAACATAGTAGTTATTGCTACTACTAATTTTCCAGAAGATCTTGGAGATAGAATTATCAATAGACCATCAAGATTTGATAGAGTAGCTTACATAGGTATGCCCTCAGAAATAGATAGGAAACTTTATCTTGAGAAGAAATGTAAATCAACCGCAACATCTGAGCAAGTTAAATGGGTAGCTGATACTGATAATTGGACGTTGGCACATCTTAAGGAATTGATATTAGCAGTTGAAATTTATGGACTTCCGTATGAGAAGACTATTAGACGGCTAAACAGCATGAGGCAAAAGAAAGCCAGTTCTAGTGAATATCTTGACCCACTACGAGGTTCTTCTAGAACAGGTTTCGGGAGATGATATGCAAGAAGTAATAATGTTAAGAGGCTTACCAGCATCTGGTAAGTCCACCTGGGCCAGGCAACAGGTAATTAATAACCCTGGAAAATACAAACGTGTAAATAAAGATGAACTCCGGGAAACACTTGATGTGTCTGTATGGACTAAAGCTAATGAGACCTTCGTGGAAAAAACTAGGGATTTTATAATATCCCAGGCATTGGAACAAGGAAAAAGTGTTATCATCGATGACACTAATATTAATCCAAAGCACGAGAAAAGAGTTAAAGAATTAGTATTAGAGTACTCTGCATCATCAGGCAATGATGTAAATTTCTTTGTTAAAGAGTTCATAGTAGATCTAGCTGAATTGCTAAAAAGAGATCGCAACAGAGAAAACCCGGTTGGTGCCTCAGTTATCAAAAGAATGCACTCTCAATGGACTGGACACTTAGGAGATTATCCTGGTAACGAATATGTCCAGCACCTTGGACCAGAATATCCATGGTTAACCGTTTGGGAAAGGGATAATAAGTTGCAAGGAGCTTACATATTTGACGTGGATGGAACTTTGTCATTATTAAACGGTAGAAATCCTTATGATGGAACAAATGCCGTAGAAGATTTGGAAAACTATCCAGTTACTCGGGTCCTAACAAGATTATCTGAAATGACGGATAAACCTTTTTTAAATAATAAAATTATCATTTTTACAGGAAGGGACGGCAAATACCGTAAAGAAACTGAAGACTGGTTAGATCTGCATAATATCCACTATGATGAGTTTTATATTCGGGCGGAAGGCGATGACAGAAAAGATTCTGTCATTAAGAAGGAAATGTATGAAACACATGTCAAGGGAAGATATCAAATATTAGGTGTATTTGACGATCGTCCGCAAGTACGACGAATGTGGATTGATGAGGGTTTGTTTGTTTTCAGCTGTTATCAGAATCGAAATTTCATGGAGTTTTAATCAACATCTATATGAACAGAGAAGACGTATATAAATTAATAAACAGCGAGCGGATATATCAGGAACAGCTTCCATATTATTCGCAAGAGGCTGAGAAGAAACATTCTATATCTTCTTGGATACTTGCTATTGAGAAGCACCTTAACAATGCTAAGTTAGAGATTTATAAACTTGATGATGTCGCTGCATTAGAAGAAGTTCGAAAAATTGCGGCAATTGCGGTAGCCTGCATGGAGAATAACGATACTCCTGAAAGGCACATCGAACTCAATTAAAATTAGGGTGTGTCCACCGAACACGCCCTCAAAGGAGTTAATATGCACAAAAGTTGTTTCCACTGCTTAACATTTAAACAAAAGAACTGCGAGGGATCAAAATATGATGCGAATTCCAACGACGTTCTTGATTGCTTTGTAGTGGATACAGAAGGATTAGAAAAACTAAAAAAAGAGTTTCGAAAAAAATATATGCTATATCATGATATACTTGATAGCTATGACTGTGGTAGAACTCTAGCGGAATACATTAATCCACAATTATCAACTTTAAAAATAGAAATAACGGAAGTCTGGGCCAAGATCAAAGAGCTTGATCCTAATGCACCAGATTTTAATTGGTAGGAAAATAATGAAAACAATAATTATATGGGTACTCGGAATCGTATCTAGCCTCACTGGCCTAATTGGATTTGCACTCATAGGTGCAATACCAATAATGTTGTTATGGAACTGGCTAATGCCCGCACTGTTTGGGCTAACTAAGGTTGGGCTTTTGAAGGCGCTGGGATTGTCAATTCTAGCAGGATTATTAATTAGAAAATGATCGTTAAAGTGAAGGATCTCATTGAAGAACTTCATAAACAAGATCCGGAAGCCATAGTCCTAATAGCTGAAGATAATGAAGGAACTACCCTTTGTTACCTATTAGGACTATTTTCGGAACCTTGCCTTGTAAATGAGGGTAAACAAGAAGACTTGGATGAAGTGGATCCTAGAAACTATATTGAGAAAGCCGTTGTTTTATATCCAAAATGTACTTAACTAGGCAGGAGTTAAAAATGAAGTCTTTAAAAGAGATAATTATAAAAGCATTATGTGCGACAAAGCTGCCATTGACACTTATTACGTCGTGGACTACGAATTATATCCTAATGGAGGACATCATATTGTTAGTGGCATGGCTTTGTATAAAGCTCACCACATAGATACTGTGATCTTAGGATTCTAAAATAAAGGGGAGTAGGCCTTGAGCAAAAATAAATTACATAAATACCCAAAGATTTGGCATCTTCCTTGGTCGCGCAGCTGGGATACACATGATCGTGTGTTTACAGAAGAAGATGTTGATAAACTTTTTGTTGGGAAAGCGGTAACAATTACCGAAAAGTTAGATGGCGAAAATACTAATATGTATAATGATTACATTCATGCGCGATCGTTGGATTCAGGTCACCATGTTTCCCGTAGTTGGGTTAAACAATTGCATGCTAATATTAAACACGATATTCCAGACAATTGGAGAATCTGTGGAGAAAATGTGTATGCTAAACATAGCATATTATATCATGATTTGCCTACTGCCTTTTTTGTCTTTGGAGTATATGATGAGAACAATAACTGCCTTAGCTGGGAAGATACAAAATATTTTGCAAAAGACTTGGGATTGGCTTGTGTGCCTGTTCTGGAAGATAATAAACTTTTTCAAAGATCTATTCACGAAGAAGTTTATACGGGTAAGTCTGCGTTTAACAGAAGTGAGCAAGAAGGATATGTCGTCAGGCTCTCCGGACAAATTAGTTGGGCTCAGCATAATATTAGTTATGCTAAGTTTGTACGCCCTAATCATGTCAGAACTACCAAGAATTGGATGACACAATTAATAATTAGGAACGAGGGAAATTTTAATGAAAAAACACCCAAATGAACCCGATCTCTCTCACATTAAAGAGATTAGAATAGAATTAATTAAGAATATGGATGAAGAGGACAGAGAAAGAAAAATTTATGCCCTCGACGTTCAGATTAAGAGGTTGGAAAGCCTGAAGGAGTAGCAATGAATAGACTACACTATAATACTTTTAATTTTCCTATTACTGAAATCCGCTTAGGATATTACTCTGCTGCGTATTTCTGGAGAATGAAAAAAATATTAGAGCAAAGTAACAATGAGAAAAACGCAACAATGCAAATCTTTAATAAGGTTGATAATGCAATAGTTTGCGGTACCGACGAAGTATTAGCATTATTGCGACTATGTGTAGGCCATTGGAAATATCAAAAAACAGCGGATGTTTTGTTTGAGAACTATTTACAAACAAAAGAAAAGTATAAGGAAGCTTTTAATAATAATCTCTTTTATTTATGTGAAAGCTATCAAGCAATCTTATCAGAGATTCAAGAAGAATTAAGTAGACTGTGGATAAACACCCACCAGGACTTAGACGTAAAATCGTTACACGACGGAGACGTTACCACAAAACACAAGGCTGTAATGACAATTACTGGTAAGGCATCAGAATTTGCGCACCTTGAATCAATTTATCTTGGAATTTTAGCCAGAGGTACAAGAGTTGCTACTAATACTAGGCGAGTATGTTCTGCTACTAATAAGCCAATTATTTTCTTTGCCGACCGATTCGATCGTTGGTCAAATCAAACTGCGGATGGATATGCTGCGCACATAGGTGGTGTGCTTGGAGTGGCAACTAACTCCATGGGTAAATGGTGGGGAGAGGGTGGCATGGGTACTACTCCTCATGCGTTAATTGCAATGGAGGGAGGGGACACTGCTAAAGCTGCTGAATTGTTTGGAAAATATTATCCTAATGAAAAAAATATTCCATTAGTAGATTTTCACAATGACTGCGCTTTTGAATCTATCAAAGTATTACAACACTGCGAAGAAAAGAACATTCCTATATGGGGTGTTAGATTGGACACCTCTGAGACAATGATTGATGACGGAGTATTACAATGTATGGGACAAACTTCTATCACAGGAGTATGCCCGGCATTGGTTAATGAAGTGAGACGTCGCCTAGATTCTTACAATTTTCAAAATATCAAGATTGTTGTATCCGGTGGATTTACTGCCGACAAAATAAAGTTATTCGAAGAAAACAATGTTCCTGTCGATGCCTATGGCGTAGGGTCTTCGTTGCTACAAGGTAATTTTGATTACACAGCAGACATCGTTAAAGTAGACGGCATACCTATGGCTAAGAAAGGACGCTCGTTCAATCCTGATATAAACCTAGAGGATGTACATTGGAATGAAATTTATAATACCTGATAAGTATGCAGATGAGCACTTAATAACTAGAAGAAAACACCCAACTCTTCCATTATGGATTTATAATTACACTCCAGAAGTGCAATATGATAAATTATGGGACGAAGTTACTATGCAATGCAGAGGACTGATATTAGATGAGCAATCTAACATCGTTGCTAGACCATTTAGAAAGTTTTTCAATTATGGAGAAATTCCTGTATCAGAAATACCAGATCTTCCATTTACTATGACTGAGAAAATGGACGGGTCATTAGTAATAATAACCAGATATAATGGTGAACTAATATTTGCTACAAGAGGTTCGTTTGAATCGGACCAAGTAAAATATGCTAAAGAGATTTGGTTTAATAAATATCATCACTTAGGTCCAACAATTTGTCACAACTACACATACTTATTCGAGTTAATTGATCCTCGTAATAAAGTTGTAGTGGATTATCAAGAAGAAGCCGATCTGATAGCGTTAGAGTATACCCCAAATGAGAAGGAAGACTTCAGATATTTTCCAGCTCTTCCTTTTAAAGCAGTCAAACAACACTTTGGTTTTGATAGCATTGAAGATGTTATAGCTAGCTTAGATGGAGAATGGAATAATAGAGAAGGGTACGTAATACGATTTGAGAACGGTTACCGACTTAAAATTAAATCTCCAGAATATTTAAGACTCCATAAAATTATAACTAATACCTCAGAGTTAGGAATCTGGGAAATGCTAAGAGATGGACAAGACCTTGTGTTAGCTGATGTACCTGACGAGTTTTATAATTGGGTAAATGAGACTAAGACAAGATTACAAAAGGCTTATAAAGCCATAGAAACTATGTGCAGAGAATTGGCTAATATGATATTAGAATTAAATCTGCCAACTCGCAAACTAATTGCAGAAGAAGTTAAAAAACAGACTCATTCTGGAATTATTTTCGCCATGATAGATGGTAAAGAGTATGCGGAAGATATTTGGAAGATACTACGCCCCCGTGGAGATATTAAGCAAAGCCCGTTCAAGGAGAAGCAATGAAAAAGAGGACACATGACATAGAACGTTCTAAGCTAGTGAACATAATGACTCCTCATATGCCAAAAGATTTTGAACCTGGAGACAGAGTAGCTTACATTCCTATGCACGCTGAGTATGATATTACTCATGGAGACGTTGAATGGGGAACTGTTAGCTCTGTTAATAATGTAAATGTATTTGTTAAATTTGATTGGCAAATTACTTATGCAAAAGCAGAAGACATTTCAGGACAAGCTTGTTCTCCGTCAGACTTAATAATAATTCGGTAAAAGAATAATAGTGTAAAAACATAAGTTTTAAATTAAGAATTTTTGGAGTATTATGAGAATATTACAAGGACAACAGCAGCCGCAAATCTCCATTGATATTTCTACGGCAAGGGATTTGTTATGCACACATTGTTTACATCCTTATTTTCGAAGGGCGCTAAGATTAAAACATAAGTCTGCCATTGCATCTGAAACTGGACAGCCGATGCTAATTCCAGTCGAAGTATTGTTATGCGAACGATGTGACACGGAGTTCGATCCGGAAAAAGCGATAGATCAATCATTTAAAGACGTTGAAAAACAACCGCAGAGCGAAAATTCGAATTCAATCGTCAGTACTGAGTAAAGGATTCGTCAACGTTGTTGACGTATTAGGCTCAGATCTTACTATTGTTAATTCAGCAAGAGTGAGTTTTGGAAAGAAAAAAGAGATAATCGATGCATCAGATCATAAACTTATCGAGTATCTTATCAAAAACAAACACTATAGTCCATTTAGACACGCCATGATGCAATTCCATATTAAAGCTCCTGAATTCGTCATGCGCCAATTTTATAAACACGTCGTAGGATGTGAATGGACAAGTAGTTATCCAACTAAGGATCATGCTTGGAACGAGCTTTCTCTTAGATATGTTGAAGTAGCTGATTACTACGAACCATGTGAGTGGAGAAAGCAGTCAGAGGACAATAAACAAGCCAGTGATGGATTAGTTGATAAGCAGATGGAGTCTAACTTATTATATAATAAAGCGATGTCTCACATGCTGTCAGCTTACAAAAATCTATTAGCACTGGGAGTTGCTAAAGAGCAGGCCAGGATAATATTACCGTTATCAATTTATACGGAAGTATATTGGACTGCATCGTTTCAGGCGATAATGAACTTCATCGAACTCAGAAGAAGTTCGCACGCCCAGTTGGAGATTCGTAAGTATGCCGAAGTATTAGAAAACATCATGAAAGACTACTTTCCAGTGTCTACTGAACTTTGGCTTAAACATAACCAGTAAATAAAAGATGAACATTCCTAGAGAAGTGCGTAGCAGCAGCAAAACTCTGACTAGGACTATATTAAATAGCTCTGCTAAGTTAAAGGCATTTAAAGGCAGAAAACTTACTGAGAATAAATGTGGTCCTAAGTTTGGAGAGTCACTTTCCATGCTTATGCGCGCAATGTCCACTAATACTAATATCGGTGCTATCAGAAGTGCCGTATCAGTGAACATGGATTTGATGAAAGTGGTAGACAGAACACTTACCCAAATAGGTAATAAGAGATGTTTACCTCCAATTCTTGGTTACGCTGATAGAGATTGGGGACATATTAGGATATCCTATATTGAATACAAATCTTGGACAATAAGACAAAGACGAGTATTCGATAGAATACTAGCAGCTAACACTTATACTAAGGAAGACGGAACAGTCGTTACTTGGACCTGGGTTAATAAAGGCTCTAAGAAAGGCTATCTGGCTTTAAAAACAGTTTACAGTGGTTGGGGTTCTGGCGCTAATTCATTACCACGTATTCCATAATGGCTGTCGGAGTTGTAAAATTCTTTAATCCCCAGAAGGGTTGGGGATTTATTACAATAGTGAATGAACGGGGCAGTCAAGATGACTGCCTTGTTCATTATAATGAAATTTTTTCATCAAGGTCTTACAAAAAATTATATCAAGGCCAAATTGTAGAGTTAGATGTGACCATAGGTCAAAAGGGTCCCATTGCTAAGAATGTAAAACCAACAATATTAAACGTTAATGGACAAAAAACAATTGATTAAATTTGAGGAGTTAGGGCAAGAGTTTGATGCTGATAATCGGTTAATCTATTTAGAAACTGAAATAGATATCACCACCCCGAGTTTCTTAAAACAGAGAGTAAATATAATTTCGCATCTTACGAAAGATAGCACATCTCCTATCACGGTTGAACTTACATCATACGGAGGAGATGCCTTTGGTGCGTTTGCTACCATAGACGTCATTAGACAGTTCCCTATGCCCATTAACATGGCTGCACGAGGCGCAGTAATGTCTGCTGGGGCTCTATTACTAGTAGCAACAACAGGTAATAGATCCATTACAGAGAATACCTATGTAATGTTACACAGTGCAAGCGGGGCACTCATTGGAAATACTGATGAGATACTAATAGAGGCGGAAAATTTAAAGAATATCACTAACAAGACGTTTGAACTGTTAGAAAGATATTCTAAGAAGCCAATAAAGTTCTGGGAACAGAAGTGTAAAAAGAATTTCTATTTAACGCCAGAAGAGTGTTTAGAATTCGGCATTGTGGATGAGGTAATACGGATTAATGTCACTGAACGATATTAGAGATATAGATTTGCCAAATTTGTCAGATGATCTTTATAGAAGAACAATGGCAATGTACGGTAATTTACAAATGAAGAATAACTCTTACATAGCGTCAGGAGTACAGACGTCTCAACCGCCTAAGACAGCAAATACCGAAGACGTATTAGCCAACAAAATGGACCTATTAATGAAACATATTCTGCGGCTGAACAATGCCGTTGAACGCATAGAACAAAAACTAAGTGAGAGAGATGTCAAACATAAGACGGACAAAGGAGGAAGTAGAAGCGGGGATGACCAAGGAGCAAAAACAACAGGGGATGACTCTTGAGGATTTTATTGCTCTACAATCAGCCACTACTCTTAATAAGAGAAGAGATTCCGTTAAGAAAAAGAGAAGAACTCTCCGAGAAATAGGCAAGGAGATCCTTGAAAGGGAACAGGAAGAAAAGGATATTAGCTCCAAACCCCTTAGAGTTGAGCCCCCTGCTGTTAAAGAAAGGCCTGTTTTCATTGAGAAACAGATTATTAAGGAAGTTAGAATTCTTGATAAAGAACAAGAAAAGCCTTTAAGAGAAATCATTGAGGAAGAATATGCTAGCGGAACATGGGAATGGAAAGAGGTTCCATTGGACAAAGAGTTCAGAAGAACTCTATTGGACCAACTTGGAAAAGAAGGATGGAAGTTCGCCTTTGTTTTGGAAAGAGATCTCATCGATCCTAATTCAAAGAAGCCGGACGCAATCATGTTACATAGGCTAGCTAAAAAATGAACGAGACTGCTCACAGAATATTAAGTACTATTGACGGAGAAGCTTCAAAAAAAATGCTAGAAGCAGCGGATATAAATTTCGTACAACCACTATTATTAAAGTTACGAAGTATATTAGAAAACCGTAGAATAGAACTTATGACTTGCGAAAAAATAATTTCAGACTTTGAGATAGCTCTAAAAGAGTATATTATTAGAGTCTAAAGGAGTTAAATTGAGAATTTTTACTCATTTATCATTGGACTTAGACGCCGCTTCATCAGTAGCATTATATATGCTACATGACCAAAGTATTGAAATTTACGATGTACAGTTTGTTCCAGCAGACTATGATGGGTCTACTATGCAAGAAGGAGACCTGGCTCTGGACATATATGCAGGAGGAAAGGGTATAAAAGGTGATAAATCTGCCTTTTCTTCTGTACTAAGAATTGTCGATAAAAAATATGCACCGGCTTTTAAAGACGTAGCAACATTTATAGATGTATATGATTCTACGGGTGACTGGAAATTTGCCTATGGAATTCCTAATAGTGAAAGAATTCCTACGATGTTAGATACCTTCAGATGGATGAAAAGAACCATAGAACACGATGGTGTAATATTATACAATTGGTGTGACATCATTAAAGGGGTTTGGCTATCTTACAATGATTTTAATAAAGCTAAGAAACTTGCAAATAAAGCTAGATGGGTAGGCCGTAAGGTAGCGCTGATAGAAGGTCGAGCACCTATGCAGACATACTCAATTTTATTTAACATCGGAGCTGAGTTTGTAATATACGAGGATGGTAATAACCTTGGAGTTATTAGATCTAATAAAAGTAAAATTAACCTCGGAGAGTCCTTAGTTAAGTGGTTTCCAGATTGGTTTCACCACCCAGATGGATTCTTATCATGTTGGGGCTCTGCTAAAGCTCCGAAGGATAAACCCTCAGGAGTATCGATCGATTTTGTATCAGAAATTGTATCAACATTAACTTAAAAGGAAAATTATGTTGAAGATAGGCAACATTGAGTTGTTTAAGAATTCGATGAGTATTACGTTTGAAAACGGTATCAGGGTTAATGCTGTAAAAACAGGTGAAGACCTTGTAACTTTTCGATTTTTAAATGGCAAAGCTGAAAATATTACCAATATGATAGATGATGCGGTTTCATTAGAGGCTGCTGGTGGTGATGATAGTATCATTGATCCAGAAGACAAAACTGAATCTGTGGAAGCTATTACTACTGATAATATTAACGTACTATTAGACTATGTAGTAGTCGCAAGTTCACTTTCTATATAATGTAAGAAGAAAGGGGCATCGGTGATGCCCCTTTTTTTACCTTAAGAATTTATCCGTATCGTTGGGATGGAGTTTTGTAAGTATATAGCGCTTGTTCTGTGTCACGAACTAGTCTAGGCCCACTACTAGCAGCAGAACTAATGTCGGTTTGTACAACTTGGGCGGGCGGTTTAGATTTAGGTTTAAATTTTGATTTATCTCTATTAAGTCCAGGAAGATCAAATTGTTCTTTTAGGGCCGCAGGCTTATCAGTTCTCTTAGGCCTCTCCTGCTTAAATTCTTTAATTGTGTAATACTTTTCATTTGATAAGTAGTCCTTATACCGATCCACGGGTACTAAAGCATAAAAGATTTTTGCTGGATTATTAGGGTCATAGTGACCAAGCTTTTCTACTTCTTCCCACCCAGCTGAGGCGTTGACTGTCTTAATGATTCCTACATCATAGCCAAATCTCCTGTTAGGATGATGGGTAACTATGTAACATTGAACTTCATTTTCAATGAGATCTAATAGACCGTCTAAGTATTCAGCATTAAACTCATACTTACGGTGAGTTATGGTATTCGTTTTATTGTCTACAAAGAGCGGCATTGGATTTTTTCTTTTTTATCATGTTAACAAGGTTAATGAAAAGCTACTGACTTGCCCCGCAAGTCGGTCGCTTCTTATCTTAACTTTTAGCGATGCTCTTAGCCTCTTCACTAATATTATATCTATCGATGTTGTTATCGAGCCAGGTTCTGAACGTAGGAAATCCTGGTACATTTGCCGAGGACCTTTTTTTAGCAGAGTACCAATCAGCTAAGCTTTCTAACTCTGTTGCTACGTCTTTTGGTTTCCCAACTTTATGAGCATGATGCGGTGAACGGGCATAGTGCTCTCTTATTTTAATTCCCCACTCATTTTTTAGCTTAGGATTTTTACTACCCTTTTGACCCTGAGGTCCATAAAACCACTCAGCATATCTCATAAACATCTTTGGTAAGAATTTATCAAGATCATGTACTAGCAGCTTGACTCTAGGGACTGATAATTGTCTTCCCGCCTGGTAAACATCAATCTTATGTTTAACCAAATCTTTACCATAATCCCAATAGTCTTCAAGATCAGCTCCATAGGCTGCTAATTTTTCGAATAATACTTCTGCTTTATCCATTACGCCGTACCTTTAATAAAAACATGATACCGTCTGATTGCACCTTTAAGCGTTGACGCCGTATTATAAGCTCTGTGAGTATTAGTCACATAGGTAACTTTTCCTGAAGGACTAATACTCTTCCACACTGCAGGCGTAGGCTTACCGGTGAAATTCCAGACAGCTTTTGCTTGTAAACAGGTTTTTTGTTCTTCTGAGGTCAGAGGTGTTCTGTATTTTTTTAAAATTTTAAACTCTGACATCTTAGCTAGTTTTTCAAATACTATCTCTGCTTTATCCAAAATTATTTGCCTCTAAGGAATGATAATATAGAACCTATTACACCTTTATTAATATTTCTACTCATCGCATTTACTAGTTTTTCTAATCTAGTAGATTCTTTTAAGAGCTCTTTGGGGGTGTAATTAGGATTTAAATCTGGTTTCTGCCGACGTTTCATTTAAAAAAATTCTCCACGTTCGTAATTTGTGTTTCTTCCAAAGTTGTCCCCGTAGATGTAAGCTGGTATTGGGTCTTTACCCTTTACATTAGCGTACATCCCTTTTGAAGCTCCCGTAGCTAAAGCAGCTTTAACACGGTTAGTGGTGATATTAGTTAACCAGTCCTCAACGTCAGCATTGGACAAGTCAATTGTTTTAAAGTAAGGATGATACTTAATTTCTCCCAGACCCTTTCTTTTTCTTTGCTTATTAAGTGCCTCAATATATGACACAGACGACTTATCTCCTCTTAAGAATCCTGAATCATCTGGAGCATCTAATACTTCAGCATTATCAGAGATTCCACGTATCACTGTTTCAAAAGTCTTGTCGTGGAATTTACCACCATAGATTGCTGCGGATTCTCTTACCAGGTATCGTTGGGCATCCAAGTGAGACTTCAGCTCACTAAGTTCCTGTGGTTTTAATATTCCATCTGATAATGGATCCCCAGTAGATACTTTGCTTCCTATAGAAACTAATACTTTTCTTCCGGGACCGATGGTAAAATTCGTTTCATGCTTATTGTTGAAATCTTCAATTTTTATCACATGCCCACCAGTCTCATTACGTCTAATTTGTTTTACTTCACCTGTAACAGTACTAAGTGTAGCTTTTCCAGCAAGTTTTTCAGGAACCTTCAGTAGCTGCTCAAGCCTTGGAAAACCCGCTGTGATTCCGGTTCCTCCGGCTCCGCCACTATGGAAGGTTTGCATAGTTAACTGTGTATTTTTATTGGAGTTAGCTCCATATTGACAAAGCGTAGAGTCAGTCTCAACATCATAAACAAAAGGATGTTCGTATTTAACTGATCTTACCAAAGTTATTGGAGAGACCTCGTTAATCATTTGATTATTATAAAGCGTAGTCTGGTCTTTGTAAGTATTTACTTTTGAACTATGTTCTGATAACTTCTCTATTATAGCTGAATCTAGCCTAAGAACTGTCTTATAACCCTGATGTCCCATCATGCCATTATCATAATCTGCTGTAATAGAAGAGGACCCTCCTAATAAATGACATATTATCTGAAGTTGTTGATGTAAATGGTAGCTATTACTCGATATTACGAAATGCTTTGCTTGACTATTAAAGAAACCGTCACCATCAATTAATCCGGCTAATATTTCTATTAATTTGTTATTTTCATAGTTAATAAAATCACTGGGTAAATGTTTTTCGTGTGAATATCTTCCAGAGATTGTCTCGACTTGTTTAGCTAAAGTTTTATTATTAATATTATACGAAACAGACGGTTCTTGACCCTTTGTGTTTACTTTTACATTATAATTAGGATGAACTTTCGATAAGTTTTCCATATTATCATTTGGAATCTGTGTAATTCTAATTCCCACTTGTCTAGGATTACCTTGCCGGTCTTTACCGTAGTTGATACTACCCTCTGCAATGTAAAAACCAAACCAATAATTAGTTAATGGGAGCTTTTCATAGTTACCAATATTTCTAATCTCGTCATAAATGTTAAGCCCAGTCATTACCCCATCTACTCTTAGTAATACATCTTTTGGACTCTTTTTAACCCAGTTATTACTCCAGCCCTCTCCTGGATATTCCTGTCTTTTATTACAGTAATAGCAATCTACAACTTTTTTGTTATTTATAATTTTTGTTCTAGATTTGTATAACCATTTTCCGCAATGCTTACATTTAAAGTTAGATTCATAAATAGGCATCGGGTGATTATTTTGGCAAACTATGTATCCATGATTCTTAGTTTTTACTAATACCATTTGGGCTGCCGGAATATGTCGTCCAACTTTTTTTAGTTTAGTCCAATTATATCCATCCCAGACTTCTAAGTTCTCTTCAGATAAATTTATGAATTCTGTATCATTGGCTTCTCCGCCTTTGTAAATCTCTTTGTAAGAATATTTTTCAAATAATTGTTCCAATGTCATTATTTGGTGACAATTCTTTAAGGATCTAAGTATTAATAAAGACTGAGAGTTAACACAGGCCCTTTCGGTTATTGCTTGGCTTTCTAATATACCTATGTTAGTCCCAATGCTTGGGAGTTGTCCATGTGGCATTACCCCATAGCAGAGTTGGCACAGCCCATCTGGAGCCTCACAAGTTAGAGGACTCCGTACTTTTATTATTTTGATGCCAGCCCTTTTTGCGTCTAATATCTTAGCACTATCGATGATGTCGTTCTTTCTTAGTACATTTGGTATTGATTCTGCTGCCGATCTCCCTAATATATTATTAGCATCATCTAAATCAAATTCAATCCCCTTGTGTGTGCCGCAGTCATCTTTTGTAATAATTAAACGCCTATTAACATTCAATAGTGATTTATTTAATGCACCAGATTCTTGAGTATTAACTGATCTATCAACTACTCCTTTTCTAACAGCGTACAAACTATTAAAATAATCCGATGTGTTAAGTCCTTCAGCGTATCCTCTTCCAAAAAATGTATCAATTGGTGTCCCACTAGTATCCTCAAATACTCCTGGAACTGTTAGAATCTGTCTAACGTTTCCTGCCTTCTTAGGAGAAATTGATCCGGATTCTATCATCTCATAAACACCATTTCCAGTTCCAACTAGTCTCCTATCCTGTTCTTTCTGAATAATGTTAGTTAGTAATCTTCTAGCCTTGGCTCTTTCAGCGGGGTCTTCCATTGCTTCAATCTTAGGAAGTTCTTTTTTTAGAATTTTATCTCTAAATCCTCTATCAATGGCAAGATCTGTAATGGAGAAAGTATTACCTCTTAGATATGCGTACATACTTCCAACGTTTTTCCAGCTGTCTATTACATCTCTAAACACAGGTCTTTTGTAATTTTTGCCAATTCGATCTAATAATTCTCCTACTGTTCTACCATCCATTATTCTGGCATAGTCCCGTAGTTCTTCCGGAAGTTCAGAATTGATCATGTATTGTCCTATGGTAATCATCTTACCATTTAAGTCAAATTGGTGAGTCCATGGTATACCAGCTTCTTTAGCCTCTTCAATTGATGCAAATTTCTTACTAGTCTTCTTATCAATCTTACTAAGCATATATAAACCAAATAAATACTCTTGGCCTAAGCTTGGGACTAATGAATTATCACCATGTTTATATAAAATTTGACTTGGGAACATGTGCCTTGCTTCTTCTACAGCTTCTTTACCAATTGGGGCCATTACTGACATAGTATCACCGTCGAAGTCGGCATTGAATCCAGATACAATTAACGGATTAAGTCTAATTGTCTTTCCTTCCATTATTACTGGTTTGAACGCCTGGATACTATGTTTGTGTAATGAGGGAGCCCTATTCAAAATCACAGGTCGCTGTGCAAGAACTGTCTGCATAGATCGCATCGCTAATGGAGACTCACTCTCATACTCCTTCAATGCAACGGAAGCTTTCATACCAGACTCCTTCATTTCCCGGATTATTAATGGCTTGAACATCTTATAAGCCATTTCTCTAGGAATTCCCACCTCATCCAAACCTAACGTAGGTTCGACAGTGATTGTACTTCTGGCAGACATATCCTGGCGCTTTGACCACGCCTTTCCGTGTATAAGCCCCTTTTTTAAATCTCCTAATTCTACTAATAATCCTTTATATTTTTCACCAGCATAGTTTACTGGATCAATAAAGCCTTGCATGGCTTTAACAGAAGTATATAATGAGTTCTTTGCCATTAACAAATCATCTTCAGGAACGTCGTCACGCTCTAAAGCTTTAGCTAGACCTCCGTTAATAACTCCGATGTCTCTGTAATGTTTGTTAACGTCAGAAGTCATTAAATCTCCAGATGGTAATGGATAAATTGGTCTAAACTCTGGAGGTAATACTGGAACTTTGCTCATTGTGTAAGCTTCTACTGGGCTAAGATTTAGGTTCTTAAGTGCTTCCAAATATCTAATCTTAGTATTTAGCTTATTAATATTAGTCTTAGGAGCAACCTTTAACTCATCTTTAAGTCTGGAAAGTTCTCGCTGTACATCTAAGTTTTGTAATCTATTAATTATAGCATCCGGCCCCGTCTTCTCATCCAGTTTTGACTTTCCCATCATGATATTAGAGTATTCTTTTTCTGATAAATCTAGAATTTTCTTAATAGTTTGCTCAAAAGTTGGATTAGGAATACGAATCGATAAGTCAATGTGGGACCACTTAGTGCCCCTAAGACCTCCAGTGACGTTTTGATCAAATAAGCCTCCTTTTCTTGTAGCAAGATTTTTGCCTTGCAACATTGCTCCAGGATCAGGAATATTACCATTGCTCATTTTTTCAACGTCAGCGTCGGTCATAGGAAAGATTCGTATCTGATTGCCCTCTTTCTCCGTATTAATTCCTAAGCCTTGCAAGTACGCTAACATCTTATTAAAAATAAAATTTCGATTAGGCTTTCCAGGTGGTAATCCAAACTGAATGTTACGCCAATATTCGTCATTTCTGCGTCCCTTAATCTCACCAATTTCTCTGAGATTTTCCTTGGCTCCATGGGCCAAATATGAGTATGTATCTAATACTCCTACGGATTGTGCACCTTTTCCAGCAGGAGCCTCATCAACGTCGTAAGTTCCATAGCTATGAACACCTTGTTTCTTTTTAACGATGTGTCGAAGTTTTAAGAAATATTGGTCTCCTACGAAAATTGGCTTCTCAAAAGGATTTCCATTTTTACCATCGTATAATGTTTCGTTTGGTTCAATCCTATGTTTTTTCATTTCGTCTAATATTTTTTTAGACATATCAACATTTGGATCTCCAAAGTTATTAACGATGTAAGGTTTTCCGGTCTTCTTAGCAATCTTGCTTGCTGCTGTTTCTAATAGTTGTCCTACGTTCATACGACCGGGGACACCATGAGGATTGAGCATTATATCTACAGCAGTACCGTCTTTGCGATGTGGTGCCTTAGAATCTGGAATAATTTTAGTTACGATATACTTGTTACCGTATCGCCCAGAAAGCTTGTCTCCTTCCTTAAAAGGATGTGTAGATTTTACATAAATATCAATGTTGCGTCCATTGACTTTAACGTCTGTTACAATGCCGGGCTCATCTTCATCCCATTCCTTAGTAACTTTTACATACTGACTGAATGTAAATTTATCTAATTTACGCAAAGCTCTCTCAGCGTCATCTAATTCTTTCTCATTTAAGTAAGCTAATATTACCTCCCCTGGCTGAAATACTTTACCAATCTTAGGAAGACCCCTCTCATCTAGCTTATTAGCATTTTTTGGATCTAATATGTCCGGATACCATGACTTAAACTTTTTTATATCAAATACTGAAGTTCTAGGACTGAAAAAATCATTTACACGATGCAACATCGTATGAGAGAGTTTCTTAGCAGCAGACTCTGTGATAACTGCACCATCTTCAAAATTATAACCTTTGTAAGACATGTAAGCTACTGATAAGTTTTTACCTAGTGCAAGATTACCTTTCCTAGTAGCATAGTTAGTCTCAGCTAAGGGTACTGAGCTATTAACTTTATCACCTTCTTGAACTAGTGGAACTGAATCTAAGTAACCATCTTGATTTAATGGAAAGTTTTTATACAGCCCAACTTTTTCGATTTTGTCACCCACTTTAATATGAATGTAATTCTCATCGACTTTAGTAACTACTCCAGTTCTTTCCTTTCCATCAAGAGAGTCTGGTAACATTGGTGATAGATAACTACCTAATGTGTATTCATAGGTTTTTACATCGTCCCTCATCGTTTGAACCAATGGTTCTTCCTTCTGATCAATTGGAAGTGCCTGGGTAATCATACGACCACCAGTCGAAGCTCTATTACCCTGCACATTTGGAAGAAAAGGAACCAAATTAGTTGCAAAGGAAAACATAGTTCTTGGAGAACGAATCCAGAAGTCTACTTCTTTCGCATCGATTCTGATTGGTTTGCCTTTATAAGTAGCATTAACAATTTTATTACGTGGTTTTACTTTATTTTTCCACTCAAACTGATCTGGGTATGCTACTTTATGATTATAAAACTCCATAGGATTAATAAAAACCAAATTGTCCTTCGCATCATATACTGGAGTGGCAATGTCAGTTCCTTTTTTATAAGTTTCAGAGGCTAAGCCTACGCTAACTCCAACTTTCAAGGACTCCGGAGTTGATAAAGGATCCAAGAACCCAAGGTGCGTAGGTTGAACATCACGTGTCTCCATAGTGATAGCATGACCACTTTGAATACCACCTGTGCCCATAGGAGTTGTTTTGCGCCAGTCAGTAGCAATGGTAACGGGATTGGTTTGAGGGGGTGTAGATGTTAAATCACCCACTGTAAAGAAATCTTTAATAGGCTTTGTAAATGTATTAGATGGAAGAATTTCTCTAATATTATCTCTCAACTCTAGATTTCTCTTAACCTTGGCTTCCACACTTGCTTTTGTTTTATCAAAGTGTTCTATCAGCAGATCATCAACAGATAGCATTTTTTTAAATATTAAGCTATCTCTGTCGTCTGGCTTCTCATTTCCCTTGTTAATTTCTAATAATTTCTTAGAAGCTTTTAATAGAGTTCTATCATTAACTTTATCTAATGCTTCCCCAAGAGTAATTTTAGTAATTTCAGAATTTAACTCTGTATTATTGTTAAAGTAATCTTTAAGCCCCTTTGTTACTTCTTCAAAATTTTTTGGATCTCTTCTGAGAATTAACTTATACAACGAAGTCATTTCAGAAGCTTCAGTGTTAATCGATCCTCTCTTATTAACATCTAATAATCTCTGTCCCCAGAACTTAGCAATTTCAGTATCAGCAACACCTAAGATGTTCAACAATGGCCATAATTTATAACGATAGTTTCGACCCGCTAAGGTGATACTAAACATCTGTGATGTAGGATCTAACTGCATTTTGAAATTCAATCCCTTAGAAAGATTAAATTCACTTTCTAACTCTCCATTCTTTTTGATCCTAGAATAAACTCCAGCTTTTCTACGAAGTTGATTTACAGTTTGATACTCATTTCCGTCAATGATAGTAGTATATCTATTAGTAACCTTAGGTATAGACGCCAACTTTACTTTCTGAGCATTGCTGATAACTTTCCCTGTTTCAGAGTCTACTAACTCTAAATCAGCGTAGATTGGATAATGCCAGGTTTTCCTAGATATTTTAATCTCTCGTTGTTGAGGAAAGTCCTGGTCATTCAAATCATCTTCAGCACTAATATTCTTTATTAATAACTTTCGTCCCTTGTGTTCAATTGGAAAAATATTTAACAAGGAACTTGTTACTGCGTTCTTAATAATGTTGTTTTGGTAAGACGGTAAAAATATATTATCCATTATTTTCTCCATAATCTGGGTATAAGAATTTCGAAGATTATTACATTAATATTCGATGCTTTAATATAAGCAAAGTTCGATAATAAATCAAGTATTATTTATGAGACTACATAACGAAAAAATCACCCCAGCATTAAAGGAACGGATAGCTGATATCATCGAAGACATAGTTGATATTCTAGCTACATTGGTAATGCCTGCGGCTATGAAGGAGAACGAATCAGATGGATTGGAAAAATCTGATGAAGAACCTGATTCCTTTGACGAAGACACAGAAGAGTTATACCCAGAGTCTAAATTCTGATTCTAACTACATTAGTAGAATTGAATTTGAATCCGTATTTAACGGCCTTGGCTTGTTTAGTAACATCACAATTACTTTTTATCCTAGTTTTTCGAAAAGTAAAGAAGAGTATTATCATGAGTACATTGAGCCTGGGGAGTTTCACTCAGAAGAGGATTTAAAAAATTTAATAAAAAAGGCGGTTAAGCGTGCTAAGGAATCCTATAAACGGGACTTCGAAAGAATAGAGGCTCTTAAACGTCAATGCAGTTTATTTTAGGACAACTATTATGGATTATACGAAAATATTACAAATAGAAACTCAATTAAGGAGTTTCTTTGTAGAACGAGATGACGTAATAAGGGGATTATCATTAGCGGTATTGTCCGATAGTAATGTGCTAATGATTGGCCCACCAGGTACCGCAAAGTCAATGATCGCATACTCATGGAGCAAACACATCGTTAATTACAAATTTTTCGCAGCGCTGTTAACAAAGTTTTCTACGCCCGAAGAGTTGGCTGGTCCATTCTCCATTAAAAGTTTAAACGACGATAGATATGTAAGACAAACCAGTGGAATGCTTCCAGAGGCTCATATTGCTTTCCTGGACGAAACTTTTAATGGAAATTCAGGAGTGTTAAATTTTTTATTAACACTAATGAACGAAAGAATTTTTTACAACGATGGTAAAGCTAATAAAGCTCCGCTATTAACACTAATAGGGGCTTCTAATCAGATTCCAGAGCCAGAAGACGCATTAGAAGCGATGTATGATAGATTCTTATTAAAGTTCATCATAGATCCAATTACCGAAGAAGTAAATTTCTTGAAAATGATATTATCAGAAGATTTTTACAAACCGGAAATCTTTATATCGTTAGAGGAGATTAATGAGTCTCGTCAAAATATAAAAGATGTTAATATGGCTGATACCATCGGTAGAATAATTGCTGATCTTAGAAAATCTTTGCACCACGACGGAATATTAGTTACTGATAGAACTTTTAAAAAATCAGTACAAGTGATAAAAGCAGAAGCTTATCTTAACGGAAGAACGAACGTCATAGAAGATGACATTGACGTTCTTAAACACGTCTTATGGATTGATCCTGATGATAGGAAAAAAGCTTACACTAATATATTAACAATTATCAATCCTGACAAGAACAAGGTCATAGAAATTTATGATAAGTGTTCCATTGAGTTCGAAAAATTTAAAAAGGAGACTAACGATAAAAAGAAGGTTGATCTGGGAGCTGAACTGGTCTTTGAGTTGAAAAACTCTAAAGTCAAGATACACGAATATTACAATAAGGCAACAGACACTAATAAGAACGAACTATTATCGTATGAAAAACAAGTTCACAAATACTTGGATGAAGTTCATGAAGAACTAGGAATAAATTTCTAATGAAAAAACCTAATAGGCATAATGCTCTACTAAATAGCTTACACCCGACTGTTTATTCTGTTATTAACAATTTGTTTGATATAGATAACTTTCAAGATCTCGTAGATAAAAATACAAAGCTGTTTAAGATTTATCGAGAAGGTCAAAAAACGTATCCTCAGTTTAAAGAGTTGCACCAGGACGTTTACTCCTCTTTATACAAATACAGACCTGAAATAGAAAAGTTTGAGAATATGGCTTACAGGCATATGCTTAATCATCGAATCATGACACACATTGTAGCTTCGCCAAAGTATAAAGAGCTCAGAAATATCACAAGATTAGATAAGATTCAAACTGCTCTCGGATGCGAAATTATTGGCGACGAGGTTAAAAAATTAGTCGATGAGTTAAGGGATGAAGTTGAGCAGGCTGTAAAGGCCGCCGAAGAGGCTGCTGCACAGCTGGCAGCTGCACAAGAAGGAAAAGAAGGGGAAGAAGAAGGAGTCCAAGCTCATGGCGTTTCTAATGATGATAAAAAAATCACATTAGAAGAAGCTAAGAAAGCACTGGCTGAGGCAGAGAAAAAGATCAGGGAAGTCATTGAGAAAACAGACCAACGTCAAATTAATAGAATGGTGGAAAGTGCGGTCAATGCAACTACTGAGACTTCAAATTTGATTTCCAATTGGGGTCTTGAAAAAGATCCATCGTATGCTAAAGGCGGTTATCAGGAAAAAATTGAGTTACTTAATAGACTTCGTGAATCAGAAAAACTAAGAAAGATTGCAGAATGGGCCGGTAGATACAGAAGAATGGCTCTAGACACACTCAGAGAAAAAATAAGAAGGGGCTCTGAAGCAGTATATGACATCATTACTGGAAAAGACATAGGGAGACTAATACCATCAGAAGCAGCGATGCTAACCAAGGAAACTACGAGGAATTTGTTTTATAAGAAATTTTCTGAAGGGAATTTATTAATTTATGAATATTCTGGAACTAATAAGAAGAATAAAGGACCAATTGTGTGTTGCATTGATTCCAGTGGAAGCATGAGCGGTATTCCTGAACTATGGTCTAAGGCAGTAGCTCTTGGTTTGTTAGAAATTGCCAAAGTCCAGAAAAGAGACATGTATGTAATACATTTCTCATCATCATGGTACGGTAAAGATTCTGGAAGACTACACACCAATAATTTTCCAAAAGAAGTGATAAATGATCTATCTGAAGTCATAGACATGTGTGAATATTTTGAAGGGGGTGGCACCCTATTCGAGCCACCATTAAATTTAGCCAGGGAAAAAATTAATGAAAGTGAAAATTTCTCAAAAGCTGATATCATTTTTATTACAGATGGTAATTCTGCAGTATCAGATGAATGGCTGAAGTCTTTTCAGGAATGGAAGAAACAAAAAAATGTTAAGATATACAGCATACTAATTGATGTAACAGCTAATACCGATGTAGTTCTTCGAGAATTCTCGGAACGAGTTGATAAATTAAGTAGTATAAATACAAGTCAGGACCAATTAGCCACGGTCTTGTTTAAGGTGGTGTAAAGCCCACCGAACTTTTCCGTAGAGCTCGGATGATCCTTATAACGTCATCCAATTGAAAGCGTTTCGCTTTCGTTTAAAAATAGTTACATGTATAACACCTGAGACGAGGCTTTCAGGTCGTGAGACGGCCTCTCATCGGTCAAAGAATTCGTTTTGCCTCAGAAATTAACCGGTCTTCGGCCCGCAGAAGAAAGCACCTTTCCTCAGCGGTCCTCAGCCCGGTTTAATTTCTGCTCAAAACCGAATTCTTTTCCCTCTTCGAGATCCGTCAACACACTAGGCTCCTAGCGACCTTCAAGACCTCGCAGTACGGAAAAATATGTGGAGCAGCTCTGCTAGATGGAGCTGCTCCCACGGCTATAGGCTACAGTGTAATACATAATGTATTACCGCAATGACGTTTCGTCATTGTTAAGAAATAATTAACCAGCTTACGATGTACTCCCCCTCGACGGGTTGGGTAGTAGGCTAAGTATAGCTAAAAAACCATTTTATAAATAATGACATTTTTAGAAGCATTAGGAACAAATCTAGACAATATTAAGACTATCTGTGATAATATTACAGATTATTATTTGTCATATCCGATACGAAAATCTAATGGAAAACTGCGTTGGATAGATGCACCATTAGATGAATTAAAAGATATACAAAAAAGGATATTATTTAAACTTTTATATAAATTTAGTCCTCATCCAGCAGCCGTAGGCTTCATAGCCGGCATCGGTGTAAAGGATGGGGTTAAACGACACTTTGGTAATAGAGTCTTGTTATGTGCTGATATTTCAAACTTTTTTGGATCTATTAGAACTAATGAAGTTTATCGACTGATGCACCACTTATTACGAACACTATTGGATAGGGAATGGATAGACTTAGGCAGTCTAAGTTTTGGAGAAGCCAGAGAAATATTAGTAACTTTAACAACTTACAAGGGGCATTTACCCCAAGGAACTCCGACTAGCCCAGCTCTAGCAAATCTGTTTTCCATAAACATGGATCATAGATTACAGGAACTAGCAGACCTGCATGGACTTATATACACACGATATGCAGATGACATTACATTTAGTTGCGAGAATAAGACATATAACATTGGTCAACTAATACCGCAAATATCTGATATTGTAAGAGAATTTAAACTTACTCTTAATAAGGACAAAACCAGAGTGATGCGACCCCACAAAAGAATGACAATTACGGGTGTCGTAGTGAATGATAAATTAGGTATTCCAAAGTATAAGAGACGAAATTTTCGAGCAAAGCTGCATAATCTCATTAGAGACGATGTAGCAATCAATGAAAAAGAGCTACAACAGCTGAGGGGTTATGCTGAGTGGATAAGAAATTTAAACGAGGGTCAGGGAAACTTTTTCCTGCAGAAAATTGGCAGGCTACGATTAAGGACATAATTGATATTAAAACGAAGCTTAAGAGCATTCATTCAGTATTTATGTATGTCCCATATGGGTTCGATTCTGACATCATAATAAGTAAAGATAGTAGAGATCATTTTATTAGTTTTAAAGACAGATACATCGACATTACAAAAATCGTGCAGAGTGATCTACACCATATTACAGTAATGACTTTGTTTGTCAGAGATGCCTGGAATAGAAGATTGTTTGGTTTAGAACAACGATTTAAAGCAGAGTTTATTCCACAATATGTGGTAAAACATCCTGGCTTTAGATATCGATACTCTGATAGAGACATAGTAATAACAAGGCTATTAGGTTCTATCAATCCCAAAACAATTGACGACCAGGCGAAATTACTAATAAAAGAATGCGGTCGCTATCTAATGATGTACTGCAAACTAACCTAATCGTTATATAACATGAAAGAACTAGGACGGATAATAGCTTACGCTGCCATATCAGCAATAGCTAACGTGGTCGCCCTATGGGCTAGCTATAAGTTAAAAGAAGAAACAAGTAAAAAAAGAGAAAAAACAGATGAGTCCTAGTTATACTCACAACGGAGACATTAAACGGCTATGAACTATTATAAGATCTCGCTTGAGGTCGGTAAAAAGAAAAGCCTCTCCAGGGTAATCTTTGTTAAAAGAGCTACTATCACAGAAGCATTAGATGTTAGCAAAAAGATCTATGAGGGTAAATTAACTGCCATCACTACGATCTCTCAAAAAGAGTACTTTGAAGGCTTGGATAAGAAGTATAACGCCGACCCCAGAGATGGGATCCAATATACCTAACCATATTTAATTTTTGGAAGCCTTTACCCGAAACAGTAAGACTGTTCTATCCATAGACTTCGATAGAAGTTCAACATGTGGTCAAATTTGTCCATATTGTTATGTCGATAAAATGGAAAGGATTTATCCAGCTTACAAGGAAAAAATCCGAAAGAACGCTTCGTGGGCAAAGGAAAACGGAAAAAATTTCGCAGAAACATTAAACAGAGAATACAGACAACTGACAAATAGCCGTAGTAAAACTCTTAAGCGTCTATCCAAACTACCGGTACGAATATACGGATCTGGAGACTTTATACCAGATCATGCGTGGTTCCTGGTTGATTTGGAATTCAAGTTTTTCATAATTTCAAAGAATCTAACCACGCCAGAAACAAAATATTACATTGAAAGGTTATTGACTATCGATAACTTAACAATGATTTGTCTTAGTTTTGACAACTATAACCTCAATAATTATGAAGGGGTATCAGGTTATCTGGGCAAAGATCGAATTAAATTTGCATACACCGGTCTCGCAGATGATTTCAAATTAGTAAAATCTCAAGGGTTTATATTCAACATCTTCTTTAACATTAGCAAGAAGGCCTTAGAGAGACAAAAATCTGCATTACATAGTGAGGCCTGCCCCTGTGACTCTGGAAAATTACCTCATAATGAGAGTTGCAGTTATTGTAATAAGTGTTGGAAATCCAATGCTTAGTAATCATAGTTTTTTCAAGAATGTGCGGTGCGCACATATATGTGAATTTATTGGTATTAGAACAATGATGATAATAAGCTTTCCTCAAGAAACCATTAACAATCTCTCGGTCCGCCTTCCCGGAAGGGGTGGTCAGCCGGCCCAAAAGCTAGTTAATATTTTCTAGAAAAAAGCATATTATGTATGATTATAGCCAGCTCGCAGAAACCCATTTATTTTACGAGAGCGTCCCGTTCTCGTATAGTAATACCAGACTTCGCTAGATCCGCTATCGCGGCCAGAACAACACTGTTCCACGATAACGGACACCAGACGAAGTCTGGTATAAGACTGTATAAGAGAGGAAAAGAGAGGGTAAGACGCTGGAGGTTCTCCAGCGAAGCCCGGCCCGGGATGGGCCCGGGAGACACCCGGGGGGCACCCGGGACAAGCCCGGGAAATACCCGGGATAGTAAACTTTTGCAACCAAAAGATTACTAACGGGGGACAACCGGACATCCGGAGGTGGCATGCACATGCATGTTAACCGGCCGGGGACCGGCGCCCTAGATCTCGAGCTCAAGGACCCAGCATCAGCGGAGGGAAAATTCCACACACCCACTACAGGGCAAGGACGGCCAATATAGGCTCATGATATGGAAAACACCATCCGGCGATTTAGGGTTACCGGCGCCTCACGCTGCAGTACTTATAGTAACGGCCGCGCACCGGGGACCCGCCGCCATTTATCGATGCTCAGCGTTGACAAAAGCAGCGAATACCTGGAAACCGCCGCCTTTCGAATTTTTATATTGGTGCGAGTTGGTTTGGAGGAGTGCTTCGGCATATCCTCCATTTTTTTTACATTAAGAATTCAGGTATAAGATTCCTGTAAATACTAATTTAAAATAATTAAAGGTTGATTTTGTCAGAGAAAATGTTTATATTATAAGTATAAAACCAATCATCTTTGATAAAATCAAAAAATTTTATGGCTAAGAAAGCTAAACTATTTGCCTGGTGCGATTTTTTGGTCCCTACGGGCTTTGGAAATGTAGCGGGCAATTTATTAAATGACATGCACAAATACTTTGATGTAACTGTCCTTGGTATCAATTACCATGGTGATAAGAAGTACGACACTAATAAGTATTTTGTGTATCCAGTTAGTAGAGACGATATGCTTGGTATGAAAAGGTTACCTCATCTTATTAGGCAAGAAGCCCCAGACATTATTTTTTTATTTCAAGATATTTTTCACATCAGCGATATCATTGATACCATTAGAAAAACTGTAGATCCCCGGACTAAGATCGTTACCTATTTTCCTGTCGATGGAAATCCTTTTAGCAAAGCATGGGGAAATGTTTTTAAAGCTGCCGATATTAATATTACTTACACTGATTGGGCGGTAAGAACAATTAAGGAGACTTTCCCAGAATCTGGCGACATTTATAAATTATATCATGGTGTTGATACTAATATATATAAACCACTGGAGATGTCCGAAATAAAAAAACACCGTGCATCGTTCGGATGGACTAATAAGTTTACGGCTATCAATGTTAATAGATTTCAACCAAGAAAAGCAATTCCTTTTTCCATAAGAGCCTTCTCGTTGTTTGCAAAAGGTTACAAGAAGTGCAAGTGCGGCAATATTTATCCGTTTCATAAGAAATTCTGTGACCTTAACATGTGTGGTCCCGAGGACGTGGTTGAGAAAGAAAAGAGATATCGCACAGACGTTCACCTATATCTACACATGATGGCGTCGGAGCCATCGATGGGTCCTGGAAGAGTTAATATTTTGCAAAATCATGTTTTAAATGCAGGATTTACAGACGAAGACTTAGTTAATGGTATGATCAGCATTAATGCAGCGCAAATCTACTCTGGCGCCATTACCAATGAGATGGTTAACCAAATGTATAATGCTGCCAATGTTAATATCAACTCAACACTAGGCGAAGGTTGTGGACTTTCATTAATAGAAAGTATGGCCACAGGGACACCTAGTATCGCTCCAAAGAATAGTGCTATCCCGGAAATGTTGGGAGATACTGGACACATTATTCCTAACGTAGGTTTAATGAACCAGGCAATGGACTCTGGTCATATGAGACCAATAGTGGATATCTGGAAATTTACGATGGCTTTAGAAAAGGAATACCAGAAGTGGAAAGAATCTGGAAAAGAAAAGATCATTGACCAAAAATGCATCGATAGAGTTAATAAAGAGTTTTTGTGGAAGGATAAGGTTGACTTCCTAAAGGGAATATTTGACAAAGCCATTGCTTAACAGTAGGCGCAGCCGTAGTAATTTGGCATTCTGCTTATTAGGTATAAGAATAATAGATAGAGAAGCGCAAGATAGACTATTAATTATTCATCTAAACAAAGAGGAGCCCTATGGATGATGAAATGGATCTTGGCCTAGAAGTGTTGCCGGACGAACGAGAACCTGGTGGGGATCATGTAATTATTCAGATTTGTGAAGTGACACGGGTAGATTTCTTCTACTTAAGAGACGCGGTAACAAAGCCAATGTATCCCTGGCTGTTAGCAGAGGATGTCGCAATCCGGTATTAGCAATGGCACTTAGAGGATTGCTTACAAAAAGAGGGGAAGAGTCTTCCCCTCTTTTTTACATTAAGAATTATCTTCGTACCAAACTGTAATAATTGGGTTGGATTTGATAGGTCCTACGTAGGAGAACTCTTCCCTAATAACTGTACAAGATGGGTTATTAAGGATCTGTTCATAACTTGCTTTACTGTTGGGATCATCTAATTGAAACACGTCTACTTTGATTTCCCCCTCGTATGGATTATAAATACTCATTTTGTTTTACCTCTGGATCATAGTCTAATTTTTCCCATTCTCCTGCACCAGCCTGCTTTTCAAATTCTGGTGGTGCGCTCACACCTGTTGGAATTCTTAATAGTTCACCAGTTATTTTATTTTTATAAACCTCGTAGGTTCCGTATTTTTCCATACTATGATACTCCTATTTATAGCCTTTACGTTCTTTTCATCTTAAACAATTTTTATGGCTCGCCTCTAGTGGCTCCTTTTGTCTTAACCTTTGGAAGTTGCTTAGGCTTATAAGGTGGATTCTGCTCAACGCCAACTGGCTCCATTTGAAAACCCGCTGCGGCTAATTCCTGCGATTGATATAGCTGCATAGTCTGCATACGCTTTATAACTAAAGCGTAGGTAGTGGGCATTTTATTAGCCATCTCTATTAACTTCTTTTCTTGAACCTCAGGTGGTAAAGATAACAATTCAAAAGCAAACTTCTCAATGAGTTTTAACGGATCTTCTGGAATACCCATGTTTTCTTTGGCAAGTTCTTCCTGGAAAAGTTCAGCTTGAGCTTTAAGTTCTTCTTGAGCTGCCGCAATTCTTGCTCTTGTTTGATACCTTGCCTGTATTACCATTGCTTCACCTTGAGCCTCTGCTTCTGCTCTTAACGATGCAATTGTTTCGTCTAATTTACTTGCACGTCCTTTGCGTAATGCGTCTTGTTCCTCATCATACTGCAATCCGAATTCATCTAACAGTCGTGCATCTGAAATTTTACCTTGTGCACTTAATTCTACGGCTAATTGTTTTTCTTGGGCGTCATCAGACATTTTAAATTTCTTAAACTTAACCTCTGCCTTTGGGTATTTTAGCATCGATACAAGTTTATCTATTAAGAAAAAGTTAACAAAGTCTAATAACAACTCTCTATAAGTTAAGAAATGGTTCTCTACGATGCGTAACGATATTGAAGAACCTGTCCAGGTGGTTCCTCCTTTAACGAACTCAATTGGAACTCCAAGAGAGTTAATTATACTTTCTTCGATGAACTTCATTTCAGGTGTTAGAAGAAGTGCTCTAGCATTTCCCCCTAGCTCCTGATAACCAATTGGAATTGGAAATATCCCAATGTGATTTGGGTCAGTTTTCCACTTCTTAATCTGTTCTTCCATTTGGCCGCGCCACTTCCCAAGGTTCATCTGGGTGTAGGGATCAAGTGTTGTAGTATTCGCAGGAAATATACTTTTTTTCGGAACAACATGCTCATGTGATATGGCTTCATTACCACGCTTAAGAGTTTGTAAATAATAAATTTCTTTAAGAGCAGGTAATATTATAGGCTTTCCCCAACCCATGTCATCTTCCGCCAGCGTAGGTCTCTTAAAATGATATAAGTTATTATCGTCTAATACGATGGATTTCTTTTCACGCAGCGCTTCGAGAAACACTTCCGGAACTTCTTTTAGTAGCGCCTTATCTCCACGCATTAGGCCTGCTTTAATCTTCTGTGGAATATTATAATAATAAATACTTGTTCCAGTTAACGGATTAAAATCAATTTCAATATTTTCAGGAGCATATCTTAACAACTTAAAATTATCAATGCTTTTAATATGTTCGTCGATAATTTTGAATTCGACTCCGCTAGTATTGCACTTTGGACATGTTCCTATTAATTTGAAATTTCTCAGCTTATATTCTTTTATGCTGTCAATTGGAGATAATTCTTCGCACTTTGAACATTTAAAGAAACGTCTAGGCTTCATGTAAACAGATATAAAGCAATTACCATACGTAAAATAATCAAGACCTATCTCTATTAGAAAGCTCTTTAATTTAATCTTTTTATTAAAGGCGTAAATATACTTTTCTCTAGTATCCTTGGATACCGTAGTCTCAAACAATACATCTGTAATTGGGTACTCTGTAAGCTTAGTCACTACATTTCTTAGAAATCCATTAGTGTAGAAAAACGTTCTGCAAAACTTAAACAACGTCTTAATATTATTAGGAATGTAGTTATTAGCTAAATCAAAAAACGGATTTGGATATCTAGTACGGTTATAAACCGAAGTAGTGCTTAGATCCGCCTCTTCTAATGGTCTTACTGACATTTATTTACTCACCTTGTTTTTGTAAATATTTAAGTAACCTGCTTTTTGTATTGTCATCTATTTTTGTTGGTAACTCCTCTCCAGTTTGTTTTTTATAGGCTTTTCTGTACCTCGGCATAAATACTCTATTAAAATACCAATCTTTTTCTTCATCTGTAAGCTTGGTAAATTGTTTTGCCAATTTTTCAAAGACAATATCAGCTTTATCCATTTTTTAAATACTCCATGATCTTTAAATACTTTAGTGCCTGTATTCCCCAGAAATCTTCTTGAAGAGGAAATGGCCCATCATTGGCCAATGCTTTCACTTTTTCAAGATACGGGTTCTCAATGTCAAGCATCGGATGATAAAAATAATATCCGTTGTCATTAAAGATATATTTAATATACATTAACACTTCGTGAGCCAACTCTATCTTTGGATGAATCTTATAGATTATGTCTAATGCTCTCCAAATAAACTCTGGCTTTGATCCTTCAGTCTCTTTAATATTAGGGCTAACATTATTCAGCACTAATATAGCATTCTCGAATATGTCCATGTCTTCATAGGCAGCGCGAGTGCTCATTAATACCCTTAGAACTTGTATCTGTTCTTTATCTATATCGGTAAGAAACGGATATAGTCTGCTAATGGTTTCTGGTTCGAGATCTTCTATTTGTAATAAGTCTTTCATTGTAATTACACTATGTCATATTTAAGGGAAGACCCGCCACGTACATTTGGCGTCATATCCAATATCATTCTTAGTGAAGGACCCCCGGATTGTTTTGGTTTTAGCACTTGTGATGTACGATAAACAGGGACCTTTTTTACATGTCTAAATTTAGCCGCTATTTCTGCATTATAAAATTTGCCTATGCGTCTCCCTATATTATTTCGAATTTTTCTTGCAGTAGTTATAAATGGATCATTTGGGTCAATAGTCTTAAAAAACTTTCTCATGTCCTCCCGTCTTCTAAGCATAGCTATTCGTGCCCTATGAAGTGTTCCTTCACTAAGTGCTAGTTTTTCGAATATTAAACCCGGTTTATCCATTTATGCAGCTCTCCGTCTTGTTCCAACTGGGGGTAATTTTGCTTTGCCCTCTTGCATCATTTTAACGGCATCGTCATATGACACACCATAGTGTGTCATAACTCTTTCAACTTCTGATTTTGCAAAGTTTCTCATCCCTCTGCCATGGCGAGAACCTCCAATGAATCGTGATAACTTTTCAAATACTTGTTCTGCTTTGTTCATTTTATTAAATTAATCCTCTAATTTATTCTAGAGAATAGTGTCTATTCCCATTATTATCCTTGTACGGCTTGTCAGGCTTCGGAAGATCTTTGTCCCATTTAAATTTAGCATTAAACGCTCCATCACCATCTACTCCAATGGTAATCGTTCGGGAACTGCCCATAGCTCCTAGAGTTTCCATGTATTCTAAGATGCCCAAGAACTGAGGAATAGACTGGGTAGGCATTCTAACTTGAATGTTAAAAGTCTTATAATCTAATGCTAACTTTTTAAATAACTTTTCTACCTTATCCAATTTATTAATCCTCCAATTGCGCTTCCATCAAACATCCTCTAGCTACAGCTGTTAATGGCTCATTAACTAGGCGGATATCTGATATTCGTAGTGGAAATTGTTTTTGTTGAAACTGGTCTTTAAATACTTCAATGAACCCGTTAACCATTGAAGAGCCTCCAGCTAACACAATTGGTACTTCTCTTGGAAAATTAGGCATTTCACGAGATTCAAATTGTGTAGCAATGTTAGATAATAGGTATCTTATTAAGGCTTCATAATAGCTCTTAATTGCCTGTTGTTCCCTAGTTCTTTCGACTTTAGAAGCAGGGTCAATGGTGTAGTTACTCTGTTCCTTAATACCTTGGGCACGCGCCTTCGGAATTCCACAGTCTCTAGACACATTATCATCAATCCAGTCTCCACCTTTAGCAACACTGAACTGTAATGCACTTATGCCCATGTACATTATTGCAACATTACACATTCCTGCGCCCATACTCATTGCAATGCCCGTATACTCATCGCTCTTTAAACCTTCCATTCCCAGTGCTACTGCTTCATTGATACTTCTAGCCTCGTATCCGAAGCTCTCGATGATATTTTTTAATACATCTGAATGGTAGTTTGTCTCTCGTTCTTGATCTAATGGATGCCCAGGAATACAATAAACAACTTTGTCTTGTGCTTCAGGTTTTTCTAGTAATCCACCTACGATCAACCGTAGGATTGGTAGAGCGTCTTGTTCTGTTGGATTTAATAGACCCTGGGACATAGGACGTTTTAATTCAGCAGTTCCGAATACTTGGGCATATTCATAAGCTTTTCGACCTACGATGTGTAATCTATTATCTATTTCAACAAATGGAACTTTTAGCAGTTTTAGTTGTTTAGTAGTTGTGACTTCTTTATTAACTGTTAAAAAAGCATTTCTTTGTAACCTTATGCCTTTCTGATCGGCAACTACGAAATTGCCAGTACCGCAATCTAAACCTTTTGTCATATTAATTTACTCTGATTTGTAATTCTCACCCTCTAAAGATATTTCTCCAACTTTAACATCTTTCCAAGGTTGAGTAGTTATTTTATCTATTTTTACTTCTTTGTCTTTCGCCTCTATTTTTTGAGTTTCCTCTTTAAATAAAGCATTTGTTCCTCCAGAAGTTATAATCTTAATGCTATCCTTTGGAACATTAATGACAACATTTCTCTTTTTAGTTAACCCATATAAGGCCAACAATAGTGTAGCCCAAATTTCGGGTTTGTAAGTTGTAGCAAATCCAAACATCGTTGTCATCACCATTGATGATAATATCAATGTTAGTACAGCGATAATTATCCAGACTTTCATTTTATCAGGTTCAACACTTCCCGTCTTACTGGCTTTGGTAGCGAAGCTAATACTTCTAAACCCTCTTCGCCCTTTAATTCTGCTATCACACTATTTCCCACGATGGGGGTAAGGTCTTCGTTCGATAATTTAACTAATTGTTCTTTTGTAACTCTCACATCATCGATAACTGCCCCGGCCTCTTTCTTAATATCCATTACAGCCATTAATGGGTCTGCCAAGCCTCTTCCATAGTTAGAGGCTAGTCCTGTTTGTTTATCAACTACGTATAATGCTGCGGCAGTCTTATTAGGGCCAATTTCTGCAGATTTAATTAATAATTCATTATATAAACCTCTTTCTTCGTTCTGAGATTCTCTTAAGAAAGATAATCTCGATTCAATGTGATGTTTGAAATCATTTCTGAAATTTGTAGTATCAAGATTAGCATACTTATTAACACCTCTGTCAGAAAGATCCACTTTCAGCTCTTTTGCTGCTTTTGTAACGTTTAAAGCGTATTCAAGCTTTGTATTGGGTGAAAAGGAATTATGATAGGTGTCAAAATACTCAGCTGCCTTCTCAACCTCAAGTTTTGTATTTATAGGATATTCACCATCAGATGTAGCAAACCGCTTACTGGCCTTCTTAGTCTTACTTGCAAACTTAACAGAGTCTATCTGCCTCACATCTAATAAGTTCTCTATGAAAATATCAGATGCATACTTTTCAAGTGCCGGAGGCACTTGTAAACCAAATCCTTTAGCAGCACAGGTAAGATTAGCTCCAGCAATTTTTACCACTTCTTCTGGAAGATTATCAGCGTTATTAGCTAATAGTGCCAGATTGATCTCGGTTACAGCTGGTTCGTTCATTGCGAACTTGTTAAATTTACCAATGGTTGGATGCCATAATACTATGCCAAATTTATTTTCATCCATGTCCTGTGTTTCTTCCACCGTAGGTACATAAGCTTTCTTAGCGGCTTCTGACAAAGGTGCAACCACATCTGCTAGCTTTTCTAGACTTTCATTTACAATGTAATCCACAACATCTAATGTTGAGCTAATAACACTGTTCATTAGAATATTCTCCACTTAACTTTTATAATCTTGTAAAAATGAGTATAATACATTTCCCGGGCAATTTTCTTTTCCAAAATCTTTGTGTCCAAAGACTTTGCTTTTATTAATAACCAGACCCTTAGTATGTTCTTCGTTTTCATTGTTTGTGTAAGCAAGTATTAATTTTTTTAAACTATTAACCTGCTCAGCTGTTGGTTCTTGTGAACCATTATAACTTGGCCCGGAAAAGTTACCTAATACTAAGATTCCAATTGAATTTGAATTTTGTCCCTTGCAGTGCCAAACAACACTAGTAAGAGAATTTACATTATAGACAATACCGTTCCTATCTATTACGTAATGGTAACAAATATGAGGAGCGCCGGCATGACTAATATGATTATTAGGGCTTGGAGTAATATGATACGCATTAACATTTTTTAACGATCCTGTGCTGGCGGATTGATGAATTATAATGCTGTCAATGTCGGTTAGTGACCTTGTAGACCAACGTCTATTAACATGCCAGGGTAAGACATTTATGTAATCTTTAACAATTACTACATTTGTACTTTCCATTTTTCTACCAATTGTACTTTGTATCATATTTTATAACGAAATTATTTAATGAAATAAAGTGCTCCTATCTTGAAACCCTCTGTTCCATAGCCAGCAGCAAGTCCGTAATTTCCCATGCCTAAGATTCCGAAGCCGTCTATGGATTTAGTATTAGCCAATACACAGAAACCAATCTTTGTTTTTTCAAAAAAAGATCTCTTATAAGTTTGATATCTAGTGTCAATGTTTGTAATAAAGACTCCAGTATCTCTAGTATTTACAAATGTCTCCCATGTGCCATTTTTATTTTCAACAGTAGCTATTTCTAGTGCAATGTCCGCTTTAATAGTACGAAAGCTGATATCCCATGGATCATCTTTCATAAAATCTCCTGTAAGATGAAACGGACCCTTTGCGATATCAAATAACCTAACACCGAATGTTTTCTGAGTGAGATAGTCTATTTTTAAGGAATCCTTTGTATGAACGTCTTTAATACTATCTTGTAACTGAGCAACTATTTCAGTGTAGTTTTTAATTTCAACATTTTTCTTGCTTAACAACTTTCCTAGGCGCTTATTCTCTATGCGAATTTCCTCAACTAAAGTTGTTAATTTCTTAACAGCCATGCTGTCAACTATTGTTACTGTATCTACTTTAGCTAATTCATTTTGGAGCCGCATTTGCTCTTTCTCTAATGAACTAACTTTGTAAGTATGGTAAACACTGCCCGCGATGAATAACACGAGCAGTGCTCCAATTAATGCCTTTAACAGGGTGTCTTTAAGACTTTTTTCCATCTTCAGCAGATTGCTCAACGATGTCTTCACTATCATCAGATAAGAGATCTCTCAATGCGGCTATCTGTCCTCTAGTGTAATCGTGTGCTTCTTTAGTTTGTCTAATGGCCATACCTAGTTTATCAATTTGTTCTTGCCATTGTGCTACTTGCTGTTCACGGGCAGCCTGCTCTTCTGTTAATTTACCTAATTTCTCTTTAATTTTTATAAAGTTCATAACTATAATTGGTTTTATGTAGATTGGGTTTTGTTATACTTATAATATAAACATTTTTATCATCAAATGCAATATTTAATTAGTTGCCAAACAGCCCTAATAATACTAAGTCATCAATAATTGCTTTGACAACGCCTTTTAATAAGTCGAAGTCTTGTCCAACTGCATTCAAACTTCTTGTTAACGATGGACCAGTTGTGTTATAACCAGATCTCCGCGTAGTTGGAGTAACACTATAAAAACCTACGTTCGATCCAGTATGAGCTAAATTTGCTGCCCACGTTGTTGCCCCAGTGACAGTCAATGCTCCACCAACTGTAAGATTATTATCAATGGCAACATTTCCACTAGCGAACCTACCTGCATAGGCAGATGCTCCTCCGGTGGCTGTAGCATATAATCCATAAACTGTTCCAGTTCCGTTACTTGATGCTGCAATGCTTGAACCATATACATTATTAGCATTACTTGCTAAGGTGATACTCGCTGAAATCTGATCACCATATACTAGCCCGCTTCCAGCAGTAGTTGCGATAATTTTATCTCCAATGACTGTATCATTTGAACGAGGAGATGTAACTTGAGATTCAATTTTAGATCCTCGTCTCTCATACACTGTTCCTGAGGTGTCTCCATCGATGATCTGTTTAAACCATACACACTCTGTATCAGACGTAGTATTAGTTGCATACATAGTTCCTATGAATGCACGATAACTATCCTCGTGTCTATTAACAACTCCTATGTCATATGGAGTCATTACCCCGGCACTCTCTTTAGCTGGGTCAGCGTTGTCCCTGGCGTAAAATACAGGAGAGTCTGGAGGAGTATTGTCCCTAGAACCATACATTACGATTCCAGGTTGAGATCCAAAGATTGCGTCATTTATTTCGATAATTAAGTCATTCTGTGGATTATACCAGTATAAATTGCCGTTTAATCCATCTAATTCAATTCTTTGCCCACTAGTATCTCCAAAGTACGAAGTTCCATCTACATATAAATCCTCTTCAATATGAACCCGCCCATTTTCAAAATAACCTGCGTAAGCAATTCCGCTTCCAGTATGCTGGGCATTACCATGAACTCCTATGGCGTAGTCAGTATTAGCTCCTCCCATGATAGCTCTTCCATACACCCCGGCTCTCTTCTTAAGCGATGTATCATTGTGACTAGATGAATAATATCCATATACTCCCCGCGCTTCTGAGGAATCTGCGTAGGAAGTGGAACCGTATAATCCATAAGTTGTTCCTGAGGTGCCAGCAGCCGCAAAAATATGAGTATTATAAATTCCAGTATATCCACCACCGCCACTAGAATCGTATGAATAAATCATACCTTTGTCAATGGCTATTCCAGGAAGTCCTCCAAAAACGCCATCATCTATCCATAATACCCTGTCACCGTTAGAGTCATAGAAATTTAATTGTCCGGAACTTCCACTGATAACAATTTGTTGTGCTCCATCAGTTCCACAATAAATATCTCCAATGACCCTTAGTTCGTTTTCTAGAGTTACTACACCACTGGCAGTAATTTCGTATGCCTGTAAATTAGCAAGATCAGTAGTGCCAGTAGACGTTAGGTTTGTGCTAACGTCAAGAGTATCGATTGCAGCCGTAGTAATATTAACTATGCTTGATGTAGCCTGCATAATTGATGCTACAGTCAAATAGTTAGTAGTAATTGCCCCAATTGTGATATTAGCGCTTGATGCATTGAACTTATTAGTAACCGTTAAATCTCTAATTCTGGCAGTATTAGTGTAAGTGGCAGGAGTACCATTATAAGAATACCATGTCTGATAAACTCCAAGGGGCCCTGTGGCCTGTAATTGATCATTATAATAGTCAAACGCAATTCCAGACGCCAACGTATTACCAGCAAATACTAATCTAGCAACATCAGTGCTAAAGATTCTCATACTATTAGCTACTCTTAAGTAATCTGGGTAATTGTTTGTATTATCTAACTTATTAGCACCAAAGGCTGCCCCACCAATGGTCACTACGCCATCTGATGTAATACCGGCCATTAGTCCACCTTCATCATAAACATCGTTTAAATCAATTGGCCAGCGAATGGTCTGTCCTTGGAAGTTATCAGAAGTGTACATCGTACCAATGTTCATCGAGGTAATACTCATGGTATCAGTGATGATGTTAGTTGCCGTAATATTTTCAAAGTTTGCATTTACACCATAGACATCCTCGTTGGTAGTGATATTCGCCGTTGCATGAATACTTCCTGCTACATCTAGTGTGTAAGCTGGCTCTGTTACGTCATATAATCCAATTCTACCCTGGGAGTCTATTACGAATCGATACTTATCAGCAGCATAGTCATAGATTCCAAAACTTCCTTTACCTGTTGCAGAGTCTTCTGGAATAGAACCAACTACGATGTCATAGCGTCTTTGTCCTGGTCCTGTAGTATTAAATTTAATAGCTTTATTATGCTCTTCTTCTGTAATCTTAATTCCACCATTTACAATGGTGAATTTATCTGTGGCAGAGTAATCGCCTAAAATTACACGCCCTTGAGAATCAATTACAAAATAGTTGTAATTAAATTCTCTGTCTTTATCTATGCGAAGTGTTTGTGTTGCAGCATCCATCGCTAAGACAAAGGTATTAGGATTAGATACTCCAGCACTAAACATCAATGCGGAGTTATAACTCCCTGTATTAGGAATAGTTAGTTTTAACTGTGGACCAGTTGGATGTTTAATTTCTACATTTGTTCCAGAGTTATCAGTTCCAAAGGTAGCAGAATTAGCTGATACGTCTATGAATAAGTCATTAGACACTGTTACGTCGTCACTTACAGTGACAGTACTAGTAAATGTAGAAGAACCATCAACACTTAAATTATTATCAAGGGTAAGATTTCCAGCAGCTACATCATTTAATGTAGATGCACCAGTAACATGTAATGTTCCAGTAATGTCAACTGTGTACGCCGGACTAGAATTTAATACTCCAAGGCGTCCTGGGGATTTCCAGGTTAGTTCCTTCCAAGATTTTGTCTCAGTACCGTCGGTTCTTGAACATACTCTTGCGATAATTTCCCCGGCTGTATCATTCTGAATATAAAATTTAGTAGAATAATTCTCAGTGAATCCAATGGCACCCATCATATCATCATAAGTGTCAAAACTGGATTCATCTCCTTTATAAAAATCAACATAACCTACGCCTTGCGAAAATAATGTTGCGTCACTATCATGCAATCTTATAATTGGTGCTGTATCTTTAACATGTACTGCAGTAGTAGGAATATTAGTACCCTTTCCAAGTCTATAAGTAGAGTAATCTACCATTATAGTTGGTGTTGAGTCTGTAGCACCAGTAACATATAAATCGTCACCAATCTCTAATTTAGCATTTAATCTACGTGTTCCTATGGAATCTCTGTCTTTTAGTAAGACATACTGATCGTCTAAAATCTTGTAATTTAATAGAAATCTATTATATCGCCTAACGTCTAACACCCCATCAACCGATGATCTACCATCAATGGTAAACGTAGTGATATCAAAAACAGGATTACTTGCGTGAGTCTTAACGATTGCAATTGCAATTTCGTCGGACGTAATATTAGCTGGATATAAAGTATCAAGATCTAATCCCGCACCTACCTCAGTAGTAATGTCCTGTACTCTGATTTCCCAACTATCAGACTGTACAGTATTCTTAGATGTGTAAGGTTCTGAGCCAGTTCGATCAAATAAGAACGCGTTCATAGCAGTTACAGGATCAGACCCTACCCAGTCATAATATAACTTAACCAGGTAATATTTACTTGTAGTCATGCTATAAGATGCATTAGTTCTGGCTGAGCTATCATTAACACCAGTAAAGTTAACATGTTCTTTACTCTGGGTAATAGCAAAGCCTTTGTCAATGATCCACCCAGCATTACCGTTTGTCAATGTTAGTTTAAAGGACGTATCATTTGACGTAGGTTCGCCATTAACCATGTCAACAATGATGCCATAATAATAATTACTGCTAGAATCTAATTTAACTAGTCTATCAATTCTATTAGTTAAATTTTCTTCTTGCTGGGCCTGTAAGGTGTCAAACACTGTTTCTAACTTCTGAACAGACCCTGAAGGTACCTTAATTCGTTCCATTTATATATCAACCTCTTAACTATAAGCGTTAAATTCACTTTCGCCAATGAACTCTAAAGTCACACCATAAACATTGTAAGCTGAAACTCTATCATTATTTGAGTACGTAATAACCAAATTTGTAGACGACGTCTCTGACAATGAGATTAGGCCCATGCAGGTTCCACCTAGTTTTTTATTTTTAATAAATCCAACAAAGCCAGTAGCTCCAACGTCTTCATAATATAACTGTTCATACACAGTTACTCCACCAATTTTTCCTTGAACATTTATTCTCTTAGGATCAGTAGTAGTGGTATCAGTTAATAGCTGCCATGACCACATTAATCGGTAAATTCCAGACTGTGGAACTCTGATAGTTTCATTGATTCCAGTAACAGTAATGTTTTGGCCAGCATAGCTCTTGCTGAATACTAAATACGGTACTGGACACCATTGCGGATTACTCTGCGCATTATCAACTTGAGATTGCTTTCCAGCTTCAAACCAATAACCAGCTTTAAAGTTGTGAGCGTAAGCATATCCATCAGGATTAGCAAACATCTCGACACGCCTTGTAGAGCCATCTGGATCCACTCCTGCTACAATCTGCGCCGCTGCCGTTGCTCCACGGTATATTGCTAATCCAACACCTGATACCGTAGGAATAATTGATTTAAAAGCAGGAGTACTTGCTGCATAGCCAGCTGCAAATTGTGCGGTGTACGTACTTTTTCCGGTAATACCACCTTGAGTTTCAATGGAGGTATCAGACCCATTTGAAACGTCTAACGTGTTACATGTTAATATTCCTGAAGCAGTGATAGCTCCTTCAGAATACATATTACCAGTAGATCTAATATCTCCATTAACGTCAAGTTCCCAAGACAATGTAGGATTTTTCTTTATACCTACGTTACCATTTTGATCGATTCTGATTCCAGGATCTGCCCATGTGATAGCCCCACCAGCTGAGCCATATCCAGCCGTAGCAATACTAAAATATCCAGAGGCCAATGGAGCATCTAACCCTATTCTGACGGCTCCTACGTGGCTACCAGTCGTATTCTTAGAATACTTCCAGCCAGACGAAAAATAAGAATTAATGTTCATGGACGACATGTCATTAATCTTAAAGTGGAACGGTAAATAGTCTTCGTTATAAATATTAAAAATTTCTCTACCAACATTACCAGCTACATCACCGGTGTTTACAGCTGTTCTATCGTTATCTACTAATAACCTGGTATATAAAGCTGTAGGATCATTAGATTTACCTTGTTGAAGGTATAATGCTTTATGATTCGAAGTGTCCCCCGTTATTTGTAAATAAAGGGGTTTCTGATAAGTAGTTGGCGACCCTGTAATGAAATAATTAGCACTATTAGTCTCTGAAAATTTAAAGTAATTATCATGACTGCTTTTATTAATAAATTTTATATCTCCATTTACAGCAAACCTTTCTGTTACTCCCGTAGGAAATCCTTGACCAACATGTAAGTATCCAGCTCTTCTCAACCACACGCTGTCAGTTCCTGCATAACTTTTGAAGGTTATACCGGATGATACCGTTGGTTGAATGATATCAAAGTATGACGTAGCACCAGCACCTAATGTGAGGTCTCCATTAACAGTTAATTCCTCTACAGTAGTTAATCCTGATATACTCATAGTCCCTGCAACGTTGGTGTTTCCAGAAGTATCTACTAAAAATTTGTCAGTATTAACTTGAATTCCACCATCTAATGCAGCTAATCCACTAGCGACGATGCCACTCATTATTACAAGTTCTTCAGTAATCAATTGGCTACCGTTTACTTTAACGTCGTAATTATCATCAGCTACCCCACATAAACCTATGTTCTGATTGATATTAGCATCAAATACTTGAACGCCAGATAATGATATTCTAACTGAACCTGAAGTGTTTAGAATTCTAGAAGTAGCTCCATTCATATAGATAGTAGTGCTGTCTATTCCAATTCCTGGACCAGATCCTACGTGTAAATTATATGATGGGGATGTATTATTAATTCCAAATTTTTTACTAGTTTGTAATGTCAATGAGTCGGTATCAGCCGCATCATCTATGAAGAATACTGCGTCATCTGATGCGTCGAGAGGCCCCCGGTGACCTATAATAAAGTCATCGGTATTAGTTCTTTTCATAAACCAGTAATCAGTGTCATCGTCATTTACTAACTTATATGATAATCCAGCAGTTCCTTCGTTTTTTAATGTGCAAACTATTGGGTTAACATTGTCTGTTCCAGCTGCGTGTATCTTATCCGTGGCCAAACTGGCATGGGTGCCAACTGATAAACCAGTTCTTATTAATCCATATCCGTTTACATCAAATGTATAACCAGTAGTTACCCCAGAAACTGCTACAGCCATTGTCTGAGTTCCACGATTTATAACTGTATGTTCCGGATGTCTTAGATAAATCTTTCCACCAGACACAAGTGATTCTAGGCCATTAGTTCCTAATATATGTAATTCATAAATACTAGACTCATCTACATCAGCCGCAGTATAACCGGTATCAGCGTGTATTTCAAATAAATCGTCTTTTACATCTAATCTAGACACTTGAATCACGTTATTTTTTGATCCGCTAATATTATCTGATATTAAAGTCTTATTAGTCATTTCCTTGGTATTAGTTGTACCAATGGGGTCTCCGATGCCTGATAATAAAGCTGCTGTCTCATCGGTAGATTCCTGTAAATTACTAAGACTCGTGTTAATTTTTAGTCTGCCAGAATTAGGGGTATCATTTACCTCAATAGTATATATAGCAGTTGACATTATAAGTTACTCCATAAATTAAAATATTTATACAGGTACCCACTCACTATCAGGATAATAGCTAAATGGAAGATCTGCATCACCTAAGTAAAACTCCTCTCCGCTCCAATGTACGAATTTAAATTGTTCTCCTGATAGTGAATACACGGGTATACTATTAATACCAGAAACAATATTATCCGAATCTGCTGTTTCAAATTTAAAATTAAACATAGTCTCTACTGGCGGAGTAGGAAGCACTCCAGAACACACTATGCTAGTTTTATAAGATAGTGCTGGATTCATGTCTAGTCCACTAACAGAAAAGTCGTAATTCACACCAGCTATCACCCTCATTCCTAAGAAGGACCAATTATAAGTTAATATATCATCCTCGGGATCTGTTACTACGGCTGATAATAAAGCAGTATCTCCGGGATTATAAAAATCTTTATCATTATCCCAATTTTCAATGATAGGCGGTAAATTAACAAATCTTGCTCTTAATCCAGCCGGTATGTAATTATTTAAAAATTTATCAAAAACATCGTTACTATAGCTATCCGAGTAAAGTCTATTACTTCTGCGAAGCATCAATGTGTGATAAGGTTCTTCTGGGTTTAGATAATCTCCATAGTCGTCCTGAACAAGAAATTTTACTCCAACATTTTGCATTTTAATATCATTAATATAACATACACCATTAACTTGCGGAGTAAAAATTATTTTAATTTTCTGTAATTGGAACTGTTCTCTTAATTCCCCATCATTGGTATATATTTCAGTAGAGATTCCCGATCCTACGTAGACTACATCTCCATTATAAAGTTTTCCAGAAGAAGTTTGCCAAAGATTTGTTACTCCAGTAGTTATTTCCCCTGATCTGCTACCACCAATTGAATTGGTAGTAATGATTGGTATATGCTCACTAAAATGTCTATTATAGACATTGAAAGTGTAAGTTTCTCCTCTTTTTAATATTCCATCTAAGCCTTCTACTATTGTAGGAGGGGTATAAAATCTTTCTTCTACGACGCCTAATATTGTGCCACGCCCTTGGTCATCTAACATAGTGACATTGACTGGACTATCAAGGTTCATGTAAAAGCTTTTGTAATAGCCTACGTTGGCATCTGATATAAGTGGAACTGATATTGTTTTAGAAATCTCTCCTGGTGCAAAGGATAATATTCCACTGACTGCATTGTAATGAGCAGGAGCCCCAGATGTAGCTGTACCGTCCTCAGTAACGTAATTTACTGTGACAGTTTTAAACGTATTATGAGATAAAGAAACTGTAAATATTAATGGGCCGGCTGATCTATGACAAGCGACATCATTAATAGAAATATATACTAAGGAAGTGGAGTATAATATATAATTATAATGGCCCGCTGGGTCTCCATCTAAATATAAAGATCTTCCATAACCATCCCCTACGCTGTAAGAATCATAGACCGGCTCACCATCTACGAAGTCAGTGCTGGCGTCGAAACAAAAGATATGCGTATCCACGTAGTTTTGTAATTCTGCTGCAAAAACTAAGTCACCTTGTGTACTAACAGCAATTCCATCAATTGTTGTTCCTACGTTTGCACTATCAGCAATTACATTTCCGGTCGCAGCGTCTATTTGCCGAACCTTATAAGCCACTCCTGGCATAGTTAATAACCTCTATAATTATACAGTTACTGTAAAATAAATTTTTATTACCATTCCTTCGTTATCTAATAAAGTAACTCCGGGAGATATAGGATATCGGAACATCATTATCGGATTAGTTCCATCTTGATATCCATATAATCCAGTTTCTCTTATAGTAATTGGACTTCCAGAAAAATTAAAAAATCCTCTTTGTACAAAAAAACTAGCAGTATTACCAGATGTATTAATAGATGAAGTTGTTCCTCCCGTATGCCATAGCTGTCCGGCAGATGTTCCAGCATTAATTTGGCTTTTTAATGCATAGTCATCCCAATCCGCCGCAGTATCATCGGTACCAACTACTAATCCATACACCGAACTTACATTACCTGCTGAATAATATCCAGCATTGCCCATATTAGGATATGACTCCATAGTTTCTATGGCTCCACCAGTATCAATCAATTGAACCGATGTGTTGTCCGTAAACATCCCATACATCCATTTAATGTAATTCTTAGTAATTCCACTAGTCTCCGTGATAAGGTGTTTAATAGTAACTGTAGAGGAACCTCCATTTGTAACTATGTGCCCGATGCCTACGTCTCTTGATAATATACCATAATAAGTAGCTCCATACGGATACCACCAATAATTAGCTAATGCTAATTCCTCAATGGTAATATCTCCTCCCGAGGAATTAGTGAATTGCCTAGTAATATCAACACTGTAATAAATTCCAGACACAGTAGGTGAATTTACAGTAGTAGCTCCATATGATAATTGTCCGGCACCAGTTCCATGCCCTATCAATGCCCCTAAGTGATAATTGTCAATGGCTAATGGATATATTGTTCCATCATCTGTTCCAACCATGGGTCCTCTAGTAACGGTTCCTGCCGGTCCAGTGGCTCTAAGAAATGCAGGATCACTGGTGGTCTCTGTAGTTCCATCGTACTCTATCCAATCTCCAGACGCTGCATTGCTCTTTGACATAGCAGCTACTCCTGCTATGTAGTTCCTTAATAAACTTTTCATAGGAAACTCATTGACATTCTTACCATCGTCGATGACAATTATGTCTTCGCAATCGTTCTTACAATTTATCTTAGTTACTCCCTTTGTAAGAGAGTCAGGATAAAAAGTTTCAATTTCAATGATATTATTAAGCCCATGTTTCATGCTGAGGTCACCGCATACGTAATACTTGGTTTAATACTTTCTCCTGGTAATACATTAAGAGTACCTGTAATCCATCTTCCAATCATTACTTGATAGGTTGAGCCTTTAGCATACCAGGCCATCTCTTCTACTGCGATGGCTCCCCCCGAATTATTAGTAAACGGTCTTGCACATTTAAAAGACGTGGTTTGTCCAGTAGTACCTAACCAGGTTATTTCAGATAAACCATGTGACATTTGTCCCGCCCCGGTACCATGATTTATGCTACTTTGCAATCTGTAATGTGAAATATCTAACGCAGCATTACTGGTCCCTATCTTTAATCCCCAGGTATTTTCTGCTGCACCAGCATCAGCCTCTAACCAATACTGGAAAGTGGTACTACCCATGCCTGATCTACTTGCTCCGCTGGTATCAGTATAGCTTTCAGAGGAATCATTTCTGAAACTAGCTTGTAGCGCTCTAATGTAATTATGAGTAAATCCCGACGCTTCTGAAAATTTTACATTATAAGTCACATTGACACAAGTATTATTTAATACAGGAATATTAATTGGATTTCCACCCGCGTCAGTTAAATCTCTTGCGTACAACCATCCCCAAGAGGCACCATACCATCCAACTAATCCAACTTCTTTAACTGTAATAGTACCTCCGGAATGGTTAGTGCATAGTCTAAAAAGTGTAATAGTATCTTCCGAAGCTCCCTCTGTGAAAGATACAAAGTCGGAAGTACCATACTCCATAGTCCCTGATGTATTTCCATGGTCAATTATGGCGCCCAATGCATAATTATTATAGCCCATCGGTGTAATAGATCCATCATCAGTACCAAGTACTATGCCCTTATTATCATATGACGCCCCATAACTATGTTCAAGGTCTATCGCACAAGATCCCGGATTTACTCCTATATGGCTCCCAGTAATATCATAAAAAGTATTAGTAGTGGGAAGCGCATTTTTCATATTAGAATAGTGATATGACACCCAATTTCTAGTAAAACTTCTTATAGGAAATATATCATCAGTTATTACAGTTCCTGCTTTTGACTTAGTCTGAACGCAGATATTACTGTCAGCATCGTTTGCTGCATTAACATAGTGGACTTTTTTTAGATTTCCATTTATGTCATAGTGCTCAACCATGGGTTGAACATAAAAATTATGTGGTGATAGCATTTTCATATACCTTTAATATAGTTAATTTTTATTAATTATGCAAATGAATAAGTAGCTGTTATCGATGCTACTAATCCACTATAAATTATTCCTGATGATATCATGGCTTCCTCTGTTAGTCCTGAACCAATTGTGATAACAGCAGGCAATATTGACGAAACTCCTGTGATAATTCCTGATATAGGTATAGACTCTGATATTCCTGATCCTATCACGATGTTAGTATTAGTCATATCAACTGCGCCCGCAACTATGTCTGTTACGACTTCTGTAATTCTATCATTTAGCACGATGTACTCATTATAAGCTACATAGTCTTGTCCCCCTTGATCAGAGTTTAATGGAGCATATGATCGATACGTAGGAACAAAAGTATATCCGGACATCGATGGGATAATTACGTAGTTGTCTTCACTTAGACCAGTGAATGAATAATATCCCGACGCATTAGTCAATGCCTCAGTACTAGTTCCTGATATAGTTAAAGTTACTCCTTCGAGTTCTCCTCCAAAGTCAGTGACCTGTCCTGATATATTATAAGTAGTTAACTGTGTGCCATAATAGTCTTGTCCCCCTTGATCAGAGTTTAATGGAGCATATGATCGATACGTAGGAACAAAAGTATATCCGGACATCGATGGAATTACATTGTAATCTCCAAGAGTTAAACCAGTGAACGAATAATATCCTGATGCATTGGTTAGTGCTTCAGTGGCAGTTCCTGATATGGTTAATGTCGTGCCCGCTAAGGCTCCATTATTATCTGTAACTTGTCCTGATATATTATAAGTTGCTAACAGATAAGCTACGTAGTCCTGGCTACTTTGATCTGTACTAAGTGGATTATAAGACTGATAAGAGGGAACAAATGAATATCCCAATTTTGACGGAATAACACTATAAATACCAGACTCTAATCCAGTAAATGAATAATAACCAGATATATTTGTTACATCAATATTAGAGGTTCCTGAAATAGTCATAGTTACACCATCGACAGGAGCTCCTCCATAATTATTTGTTACTTGTCCCGATATATCGTAAGTTTCTACTGTATGGACAGTAAAGATAGAATTTAAGTTTGCGTTGTAAGCTAATAAGTCTCCTCCAAGGGTCGACCATTGTAAAGTTCCATCTACGACGCTATACTTTTTTACGTAGCGATCTGTAGCGCCAGCCGTTACATAGGCATTCCCATCCCCATCAATGGCTAAATCAACATAAAATTCTCCTATTACTGTTGACCACATCGGATCCCCACCGTCCAAGTCTTCTATATTAAAACAAGCCACTCTGTAATCATCAGAATAGCCTAATACTATCATCATCGTACTATCACAAAAGGGAAGAGCCTTGTAATAAGAAGGGCTGGTAACTGCTGATTTTCTATTATAAGTAGTGTAAGAACTTAAGTCCGAGCTGTATTTATAAATTTTAGTTGCATCGGAACTATTACACCATAGATAGCCAAAGTTATCTACACAAAATAATCTACCAACATCGTTGGCTAAGACACTATGAGTTTCTAAACTAGTTGATAATACTCTTTTTTTTAAATATCCACCTTGTTTAACATAAAAGCAATCATTATAATAGTTTACTGCAATGCTCCAAGGAAAATCTAGAGATTTATTAACTTCATATGCTAGGTCTAAATCACCATCAAGACAGCGATAATCCTGATATCCTGAGGGGGCATTATTATAGAACATCGTAGTAAAATCAGTAAATGCTGGTGCAGGGTCGTCATTTAGTATAGTTCCAGTTCCAGTGTCTACTGATATAATAGCATTTACAGGATTACTTAACGTAACGAAAAAAGTCTTATCATCTTCAAACAGAGCATTTGGAATAATTGTAATGTCTATGTCGTAGTTGTACACCCCAGAAACAAAGGACAATGTACCACTAGCTGCTACATAGTCCGTGGAGGCAATTGCTGTCCCATCACTAGTTTGATAATCTACTGATACAGTTCCATCACTTACACCTGATAATACTACTGGAAAACTTATTACACTGGCAGACTCATCATCACTTGAATCACCGACTGAGAGATAATTAGTTATATCATCTTCTCCGACTATAAGATTATTTATGTGACCAGCTGGATCGCCAAATCCAGAAAAATAAATAGAGGCTCCAGGTTGCAGTGCACTATCGATGTAACTTTCATCCTCTCCCCAATCACTACTAATATCAAAAGCATATACATATGGATTGCTTCCAGTACAACCAACAACCAATGTATCTGAATCACAAATAATAATAGAATTTCCCAAATCTGCTGGTAATTCAATCGTTTTTCCAATATAATTACCTGTGGCAGCATCATACTGCCAAACTCTCTGAGTATCCTCAAAATCGATAATATATATAGAGTCTGTTTCTGATGAGTATGCTGCAAATATTGAAAAACAACCCTCTTTACCAGTATTTGACCATACAACGGAACCATCTACTCCTGACAGTTTAGCCAGAACACCGTTATAATCACCGGAGATGTTTCCTGAAATATACAGATTCCCGTTGGTATCATCATCAATCGTATAGGTTTGAAGATCAGCCACAATATCAGCGCAATCAATAATCCACAGCGGTGAATCTAATAAGCCAGACTCACTGAGGGTAAACTTTGCTAATTTACTGGTCGTTCCCGAAATAAGCAAATAAATATAATTACCGTCTCGTGATGATTTTGCTAGAGTTATAACTTCCCCTGGCTCAAAAGCAGCATCTAAAGCCCAATCATTTCTAACTGTCAGTTCTTTATTCCAACGATAAATAGATCGCTGCGCATAAACCCACCCATAAAGATAATTACCATCAAACAATAATGGATTTACACCGTAAAAATCAGGATCAATATCAACGACTGAAGTAGACGAAATTATTACGCCCGATTTTGTTTTATTGTATAAAATCTGACTCTCAACTACAAAAAAAGACTCATCACTTCTATCTACAGCAAAATAATAACCAGTTTTTGTCTGTGTATATAATACATCTAAATTAGAGTCCCGGACTCCGTAATAACCATTTTTGTATCCACGTACAAAAAATGTAAAATCAGCCATAATACTTGACCTAACCTATTAAATTGTACTTCCTTATCAATTTTTAATGAAATAATATTAAACTGTCGTTACTTTGTAAGTAACTGATACTTCTATTGAATCCAAAGCTTCAACGTCAATTCCAGTAATTCCATTAATTAAAGTTCTAGACACCATTCCCCTAGTAGAACTAGTTGGAGAATTTGAGTTACCGCATGTATACATTCCTAACTCCTTAGGAGTGATGGTTCCTCCAGAATTATTATACTTCAACTGTGACTTCATCGCCAGTCTTCAGTTTTGTAATGTCTCTTCCAGTACTTTCCATTAACTTAAACTTATGGGTATCATCAGAGTATACCTTAGTAAATAAATCAAATTCCTTAATTTGACCCTCTCTCAACGTATTACCAGAAATCAATGTGAAGTCATCTAAGTAATCTGAGGCATATGTTCCATCAGTTAAAATAGCAAATCTTGTAACCTCATCGTCTACCTCATACTGAAAATTTAACGTAGATGTTACCTCGTAGGTATAAATTCCCTCAGTTCCACTTATTGTAATATACTTATAATTACTATCATTTGCAATCCCTATTACTGTCCCGTTATAATAACTAAAGGGTAATCCCATTATTAAAGCCAAGCCGTGTCTAATATTACTCATCGTAGGATGCTTTCTTACAACATTGGACATTGCGTAAGTCCAGTGACATAGATGTTGGGCGTACTTAATCTGACCATCATAATAAGTTTCCTCACCTATTCCACTTAGCCTTGGGTAATATAATTGCTCATTGGTCACATCAGAAACATTCTCAATTCCTAATCCTTTCCAATAATAATTAGTAACCATCGGTAATAGTGCGATGGCATTGTTAGCGATGAATAGTTCTCCCATTTCATAACCAGCATTATCAGTATTATAAGAGATATAGCCCGGCAAAATCCCAGAAGACAATGGTTTTATAAATTTCAATTTACGGAGATCTTCTATCTCATAATCTGTATTTTCGTGTAATATCTGACCAGTATTAGCTCCACTAAGAGTAGGAATAGTCATGTAACATTGGTTATCAGGAATATTATATAAATAACCCCAAGTGGCTGTATTAGTTGAGGGTTCCAAGGAACCTGGAGTGTAAATCCCACTATCTACAAAGGTGTAAGTACCGCTAAGGGTATATGGTACCCCAGATACAGTAGTTAATAGACCAAGACTACCAGGAACTCTACCATATATTCCGTACGAACTAATGCCTGACACTAAGCTCCACGTGATAGAATTGTAATTAGAAGTCAATGTTGTAGCACCGCTAATTAGCGGAGCTTGCATAGATGGCGTAGATTCCCCGTAGTCAGTTTTACTAGTTATAGTATATACATATGCCTCTTGGTCAGAAGATTCTGATACATTGGTGGCCTGTACACTCGTTGGTGGACTAAATTTCAAATCGGAGACGTTCTTATTAGTTCCAGAGAATATTATGTTTAGTTCTTTAAATCTATCTTCTATGTAGCCTTGTGTGTAATGTAAGAGCTTAGCTAGATGATTTTGCCTCAAATCATAATATAATCCGGCTACTGAATCTATCATTCCTTTCCAAAAATTTTTAATTCTATCCTTGGAATCCTCATCGAGATTTCTATAAAATGATCCTATGGAATCTAATAGGCCATCAAGATCAGTTGTATTATTAGGTGTAAACATTATACTTGCTCTACTCCAATTAATTCGTCTTCACTAGTATAAAAGGCGCCTACCGTATCATAACCAATTAAGTATGTTTGACCTTCCATTAATACAGTTGTCTTAGTAAACGTAGTATCATAATATCTGACACGAATTACTATATCAAGATCAACATAGTTTGCCCCATTATCATATAATAGATCTACTAAGTCAGATTTGTCAAAAGACCTCTCATCTAATGTTAAAAAATATTCAATGATCTTTTGCTTCATCAAGTTCGGTTTTAATCCACCAGAATACTCAAGCTTTTCGACATTAATAATGTGTAATGGCATTACTTTAGCTTTAATATCTGCTGCCGGATATCTATAATCGGAGTTAGTTAATAGATTATTTACAAGATCGCCCTGAGCCCAATATAAGTATTCAACTTCTATCATTGTACCAGTCATATCATCTGAATCAAATATTATGTCATAGTTCGCTGCATCAGTAAATGAGGCCCCATTGTTATTATTAATAATAGAGTAAGCACTTACATCAAATGGCACTTTAGACAAGTACTCACGAACTTCAATGATGTCTGCAATGTAGCCACGAAAGGATGTAGAATTAGTATTAATTCTATTACCAGACATCGTAACAACTGTATTAGCCGTCTTAAGATTAGTAGGATCATAAACATACACATCAATTGCATTACCACGATGTAATCCGGAAGGGGCAGTATTATTAATTTGGACATAATAACTTCGCAATGCATGTACGGCATCGTCTTCAAAGTCAGGTCCACTATTAGTAGCTGATACAGCAATGTTCACATACATTTCTTCATCAAGATAGTCAGATAACGGAGTAAAGCTCTTAGTAAGCTTTAAGGAAGTCACATCTGCCAAACCATCATCTATGGTATTAGTATGCTCTCCAACTGTTATCCACCCATTAGAATCATCGACATCGTCTTCTGGTCTATATATCACACATTTAACACTGCTATGCCCATTTCCATCCTCTGCATATAGATACGGATCATAACCTACGCCATAATAATTTACTGTTAAAGTATCTGTTAGTGACCATTCAGATGTGTCAATTTTAAACCTAAATAAATGCATCGGAAAGTTTTGTGTAAATGATTTAATTATAAGATTATCTACATACCATTCATTGTTCCTAGTTTGTGCAACTCCGATGCCAAAGTGATTATAAGTTGCCTGAATTACTTCAGTTCCGTCTGTCCTGGTAACCTTATCTCCGGATACAGGCACAAAAGGCGGATACGTAGAACCCCGATATAAAATTCTATTAGTAGTAGACAATGCCTCAGCCTCTCCATCCGCCCAGGAATCCGGAGCATTGGGGTCGTATATCCAACCTTCAAAACCTAAACTTTGATAGATTTTTAATCGAATTGTGTAATCGATGTCCGACTCTATCCAGGCTTTTCCTGCTACAAGAAACGAGTTTCTACCCGAAGTTTGGTCCCAAAGCTGGTCATGTCCAATCCAAACTTCTTCTTGTAACACATCGTTGTCTACCAGGTATACGTTATATTTCCAATATGCTTTATTCTCATATTTATGAAGATTTCCTACTAAGCCAAGAGCAATTGGATCGGCATTATCATAATGTTCTTTAAAAGTATCAATGTCAGTTGAAGTGTAAGTACCTTTATCTATTCTAATCAACCAAGCTGGCTGCTTTCTCCAGGCTAGTCCGTAACCATCGTGAGGTAAATATACCTCAGCGTTACGCAGCACTGTAATGTAACACATTTCCCCAGTATTAGTATTATCAGTTGTACGCATAGTAAGGTCAATGTAGATTCCCAGATGTTGATCAATCTGTCTATGAATAATTGGGGAAACATTGTTAAAATTAACTGGCGCTATCAGAGCATTAAGTTGATTATAAGCTGCTGTAGATGTTCCTAAGAAATTAGAACCTACTAAGTCCATGATACCAGAAATTGTGGCCAGAGGCACATTAATTGTCGCAGGCTGTTCTTCGGGATCAATGTTCTTGCCCAATACTAGTTCATTTCCTCGAATATCAATTTCATTGATGTAGAATAAGTCTTGTGTAGGATTAATACCATCATGAACAAACCAACTACCGGAGGCTAATACCAATGCTAAACTTGGCTGAACTCCAGCCTCTGACATCACATCGCCGAAATCTTCTCTAAGTATCACATCCTGTTCATAATATGCATACTCCATGTCGTTCAATAAATACAAGCCTTGATACATGTCATCGGAGAACTCAGTACTCCACGATGTATAAGGAGGAATCTCCACATTTTCAGATTCATCAACGTCCTGGAAAACTCCCACGTAAGCAATATGTTTACTGTCATATGGACCAGTGTGGTGACCAGAATAAGTTAAATAAAAATCGTTCTCTGCATATTGTTCCAGGGTTCCTTCTAAGTTAGCAAGATCTCTAACCATTAAATCATTTCCTGCCCCAATTACCTCCGTCTTCACTACCGTAGTAAAGTTTTCCTTAATCTTACTATCTAATGATTCTTTCGAAGCCAAACTCTTATTATAAACAGAATCAGTTATTCTATTAAAGAAAGTCTGATTGCCTTCTTTAATAGTTCCAGAGGTGAATGGTGTTGCATTAATAATTTTTACAGGAGTTGGAATATTAGTTTCACCTTGAATAGTAAATTGAGTCTCAGCGGGCTTGTTATACTCTGTACCAGCCTCTTTAGCAACTACATAGATTTCTCCAGAATCATAATATGGATACTCTGAAATATTAGTATCCATTTGCACCTTTGGAACATAAATATCAGAACTAACTTCGTACTCTAGTCCATCATTTGTCACTAATATTGTCCCATTCTCTATGGACAACGTTATCCCATGATTATAATAGAATTTAACATACCCAGCAGCCTTTGTTCCAGAATTCCTTGTTAATAAGAAATTCATAGCAATGGCGTCAAGATCTTCTTCTGTGATAGTCGTAGGATCCGACAAAGACTGTAAATCTAATATCTCCTGATGCTCACTTTGGTATTCTTCTAATAATCTTGACAGTGGTAAAATTAATAGATCATAAAAAACACTACCAGGCTTAATATCTGGTCTGGTGGCTTCTTCAGGATATAACTCTCTTATCTTGTTTAGTAAGTATTCTTTTGTGTTAATAGCCATTGTTAATAAGTACTCCTTATATCGGTAAACTGATAGTTAGGACGTCATCATCGTTTGTAAAAACATCCAACTTGACTTTCCATTGACCAGTTGATATTATGAACTTAGAGCTTCTAAGTCTAAGCTTATTAAGTTTTTCAGCATCTGTAAAAGTATCCCCATTATCCTCAGCTTCAGATTGTGCACGCTTGATTTCAGCTTCCAAATCTTTAATTGCTAAACTAAGATTAGTCTTAAACGTCTGAGACGCCGCTCCTCCGTAAGCTCCTCCGGGAAGATGTAAGAAATTAGATCCAATGGTTAATTCAAATCCATTACTTCCCTTCATAGTCAGAAGCTTCTTTATAATATACTGAATTAAATTGTCTTTTCCAATAGTTATTGTATTATTCTGTGGAAAGGATACATAGGTAGTATCATCTGTGTCCCAGTAAACTAGTTTAATATCTTTAGCCATTTCTAGCAGCCTCTAAATCAATAATTTTAGTCATTTCTTTTAACATAGCGTATTTCTTCTTCAGGCCTGATATAGCCGAGGAAATGCCTAATTGTTGAGCCGTGCTTACGCCGGCTACAGTTAGCGTATTCTGAATACGAGTCAGTACACTTTCGTTCTTACCTCCCTGATTTATGTAATGTTGGGCTAAACAACTTGTGGCACCAGTCGCAAAACTAGCAACATCTAAATATGAGGCAATGCCTGATAAATCTCCATGACGAACCTGATCTACCAATGTTCTTGCCAATGCGCTATTACCGGCTTCTAATTGATTTAACATATTATCAATTTGTCGCCTTAATATTGTAAACGTAGGCAAAGTTTCTATGGCAGTTAATACATTTTGTGACAAATAATATTCTTGTTCGTCTAACTCAATCTGCTTAATTAACAAGGTTTCAATGGCCCTAAGTCCGGCAATTGTATTAGTAGCTACACCCGGATTTAGTAAATTAAGGGCAAACACTGCTGATTTACCTACTAATGATAATAGATAATTGTTGGCTAAAGATACAACTTGATCTCCATATTCGGTTTTCTCAATTCCTGTACTCTGATCCAGAGTCTTAGCACTAATGAAGTCTTCTAACTTAGTTAAAGAGGAATTTATTCTATCCATTGCACGAGTTATATCAGCCGTGTTAAGATTAGCTAGTCCTCCATAGCCTTTCAAATATAATCCATGTTCAGCACCAACTGTTCTGAGAAGAGTCTTAGCTTGTTCTAATTTTAATATCCAATTTCCAAACTTTTTGTTTAATAACATTTGTTGGGAGCTACCAGAATCACTTGTTTTTGATTTAATTGTAGCCTTCATGTCATCATAAACAGCCCTAAGATACGAATCTGCTGGAGAAATGATGGATTGAACAAGACCACTATGTTGTTCCATTATTTCCATAAACGTTGGTATTAATAACAACGCAGACTCAGATAATTTCGTAGCTGTCATAATTCTTTGCCACGTAATATCTTTGGTATCAGCATTGGAGAACATCGAATACTCACGATTCTCATCAACTACGCCGAGCCAATCTGGAATAGTATCAGTTTCAAACCGCTTAGTAATATACTTGTCAATGGTATCATTCTTTAATATCCAGATTGGAAATCGATCCACTAATACTTTAGATGATCTTGAAATAACAGTATTAATAGCAAACTTTCTTAGGAAATCTGGAAGAGCTGGAACCATTCTAAAGATAATGGCCTGTAGTTCCTTCTTGCCATCCTCTCCCGAATATTTATTCTTAAGCTCTGTTGTTATTTCTTTAATATACTTAAACCAGTTCCCATATTCAGTGTAAGCCTTTGTACTAAGACTTTCAATAGCAATGCTTGGCAGAGGAGTACTAAGTTTATAATCTTTATGAAGAGATTTTAATAGTGCATTGGTCTCTTTAAATCCAGGAGTTAAATATCCGATTCCAGAATCAATGTCAGTAATAGCCGTTTGAATATTTTCGACAGAGACGTAATTAGACCTATTAATATACTTTGTAGCTTCCATATTAATGAGTCTTCTTGCTCTTGCCACATGATTGAAAGCTCTGTTTAGATTGCTAAAATACTCTCTTTGATACTCTACGGGAGTCTTTGCCAAAACACTAACCCAGTATAATATTGTTCTAACCTCTTGTAATAGAATTTTAGCTAAATCATATCTTCTTTTGACATCTGTTTTTAGAGCTGATGCGGCATAATACTTTAGTATCATCATTGCCCCCGGTACAGACGCAAACAACATTGACATCGCTCCAGAGACAGCTCCTAATACATTCTCAAATAATGCCTTTGCTACGTAGTGATCTACCAATGCAACAGCTGCGCCTCCCAATGCTTCTGCTAATAACGCTGCTGTAACAATAAAAAAATTTCCAAAGGATTTATAAGAAAGTTCATCAATTGTTTTCTTAACATCATCTTGAAACCGTTCTGTCATCTCCGCAAGCTGATCTTGTAGTTCTGAATAACTACATATGCTAGTATTAACATTAATTCCGGCAGCCCGTAATGTATCAGATAATTGTTTGGATATAGCCATTATAACAGTTCCTTAATCTCTCGTGCTAATTTCTTTTTTCTTCTTTTTAGTGCCCCATCTGACAAGTTTAGCTGTTTAGCCGTATCATTAAATTTTCTAAGAGGCGATCCACCAATACCAAAGGTGTACTCTAATATTTTTTTATCAACTGGATCAGCATCAAAATAAACAAACTCCAGAGCCTGTTGTAGTCTTGGATCAGTTTCGTCGGGACGAACATACATATAGAACCCACCGGCATCTTCATCAACCGACGGCAACTCCATTGACAAATCCTTACGAAGCTCTGTCTGAAGTCTTTCTATCTCAGTAGTAGAAATATTCATAGCGTCTGATATCTCTTCAACTGTAGGCTCTCTTCCTAAATCATTTTGCAAATTACTCTTAATGGCATTATATTTACCAATGAGTAGCGCCCTTGGTTCTGGAATATGCCCTACGTTCTGATAAGTGGTCACAAAGCGACTAAGCTTTTTCAGATTATTTATGACATGAGTGTTTAGTTGAGCTTTACTGGGATCATAAGTATCAATCGCATGTGAAGTTAATCTGTAACCTTCTAGTTCCATAGCACTCACTGGTATTCCACTATTCCTAAACCTACTAACCTGACTTCTAACTATCGGCTTTAATGAGCCCATTAGTTCTTTTTTAGCAGTTGTGTCGCCAGAACGATATTTGTTCCATAATTCTAATTCTTCTTCTTTCTTAGTCATTGTTATACACTCGTAATTAATTTGGGTAATGTCCGGAGACTTTCAGGAATTCTAATATCACCGGTAACTTCTTGACTCATAGGTGCATACTCGTAGGCAAATTTGTAATTATCTTCAAAATCATCCTCTTCTATTCCATCATAACCCATCGTGTGATCTAATACAACCCATGACATCGAGAATGAGGCAAGCTTTTCTGTCTGAGCAGTATAGTTTACTGACAATGTTAATGGATATCCATATACATAGTGGGTTCCAACTGATAACAAGGCAACTCTATCATTTTGAACAAGTTGTGTACCTCGTAACACATTATTATACATATGAATTAAACTGCTTTGCCAAAAATTCTTAGGGGAATCCGCATTCTCTAAATACTGTTCTTCCTTAAGACCAACGTCACTTGTTTGGTCCCATAGCTCTGCAACAATATTTGTTTTACCAGTCTCTGGATCATAAGACACTTTATAACTTGCCGGGTCCTCATCTCCGAGCCAATGCCTATATGCTTTATTATATTTGGCTGATGGCCAATCAATAGCTATTCCAGTAAATTCATAAATCTTAACAGAATCTCCAAAGAACGATACCAACGATGTCCCAAAGGTTTCCTGAATCTGAACCTTTTCTTTCATGTTAATAACCATTGATGTAAGAAAGAATTTGTTAGTTTTATATCTAACAAACCAGCTTTGGGTCTCAGCATGTTTTTCAATAATGAAAAGCGTCGCTCCTATTCTTTCTCTGTCGGTTATTAAACTATGCAAATCTTCAGGAGCTTTCTTCTCTTCTAATAACTGATCTCTAAGAAATTTATTAGTATTATTAGTAAACGGATTTAATCTAAAAGAATTATCTTGAAATCCCTCTGGAACAACGATTCCTACTTCTATTTGACCTAATATTTCTTGTCGGACATCTGAATAATACGTAGTCAGATTGTCGCCTCTATTAGCGTTTGGCATTTAATTCGTCCTATTTTTAATTACCATGAAACTATCATAGTTTATATAATTACTGAAAGCTTTCTTAACATGTGCGTACCTAGTTATATTATAAGGTTTAAAAGTGTAACTTTCAAGTGTTTCTCCCGTTGATGTGGAATAAGTTGTCGATGCTACAGCCGTAGCAGTCTCTTTTTCTAAGATGCCGGACTCTTTAGCAGCTAATGTGATCTTCAACGCCCTTAGTTTCCTTGAAGCGGCTAATACATTTTCACCGTATAACTCCTCTAAGGCATTCATTAGATCTCCCTCTGGAAGATTTTTGTTAAATAAACCATCTTCGGCATCTTTCGACACAGTAACATTAGTTGCATAGTTTGGTTCATACCAACTTTTGCTAGTCTTAGTACTATTAACTAACCAACTATCTAAGACTCTGACTTGTTTACGTAGTAGTTTAAGCTCTGCCTCTAAGCCTCTTATTTCTTGAGCTAGTGCAGCCGTAGAGGCACTAGCCTTTTGTTCAGTAGCTAACCATTTATCAACTCTATCAACAACTCCTGTTTGTTCGGGCTTAGACGTAGGTTGAATTTGTTGTAAAGATAAATCTTCCGTTTGATTATCAATAAAGGTCTTAATAGCCCGTTTATCGTCAAAGTAAGCACGAAGTCCTTTAACTTTTGCAGCAGTGCCAAATATTTTAGTAGAATCCTTGCAATCGGCTACGGAAGGAAGATTTCCAATACCTATCATGTTAAAATAGTTTTCTTTTGTAATTACTGCTCGCCACGTCTCAGAGGCTATGAACGATGCTAAATATAAGGCTCCATTGTTTTTAGCTTTAAAATATTTTGTTTTCAGTTCCTGAATAGCTAAATATAATAGCTTGCTATAGCGTATTTCAACTGTATCCGTATCAGATAGAAAAGAATTGACATCGTCTTTATAAGTCGTGGCAGTGGTCTTTTTTCTTAAATATGATAATATTGAGAAATCTCCAGTATTTTTTGACCAGGCACTACTAGTGAGGTTACCAGAGAACCTCTTATAAATGCCATTTTTATATTGCGTAAATGGGTTGGTAACACTGCTTTCTCTACCAACTGTAAAATAGGTGTATAAGTTATAACCTACGTTTTCAAAACCATAGAATTCTTCATCATATAAAAATTTATTAATTCCAAGAAATCCATCATTAGTAAAATCATTTACCAGATAGTTATCCAAGTCAGTATTAACTGTTCCCTGAAAAGACCCATCAAACTCATCATCAAAAATTAATCTTGGATTTCTAAATGATATTGTGCTATTAGCGTTACCATCAGCAGTGATTCTTGTATTGATGGATGACACGATGCCTACGATACTGGGCCCCTCTTCATCGATGACAACTCCTGGGATACCAGTCATTCTGTAAGGACACCATTCAGCATTGATAGATAATAATCGTTTTCCATAACGATGGGCAACATATGATTCAGCAATCATATGTTCAAAAGATGTACCGAAACCTCCTGTGTACGTTGAAGATTTTTCGTCTTCTTCGCCAAAGTTTTCACTACTTAATAGTTCTCTATTAGTACCAGTTTCCTCATACTTTGTTTTATATTGGTCAACTGCTTTTGCCATCATAAACTCAATGACTTCATAAACAGGACTAATTCCACGATAGGTTTCCTCAATGGTCATTCCTGCATGCAGCTTATATTTGCTGTCTTGTGCTGAGTCAAGTTGTGGAATTACTGCCGACACGTTAACCCCTTTAAATCCATCTAACGCTGTTTGAAATGGCAGGCCTAGTTCACCTACTACACGTGTTGCCTCAGAAGACATGTCTCTTTGAAAAGAAAATGAATTTATCTGGCTAGGAAACAATATATTAAATTTTGCCGGAGGCGCATTGTCAAGACTTGGTAAAAAATACAATCTGTTAGAAAGATAGTGCTTTACGTCTTCGGCTGTTCCCCAAAACACTTTCGCTTCGGTATGTGCCGCTGGCGCTATCATTGTGTAATAAGTTATTCTTAAGAACTCTTTAATTGCTTCCCACAAGGTTAATGATGTATTAGACGACAAATTTAATCTGATGTCCATGTTCTGTAACACTAAATTATGCAAGAAGGCAGTAACTTTACCATAGTTTGGAAATGCCATTATTGACTTAGTTAGTGAATACGATAATGATTGAACTCCAAAGTAAGGATCGAACACTTCATAATATCTAAGGAAGAACTGAACTAACGGAAGAAAGTCCCCTTTCTTGACCACTCCCTTGGACATGAGATTGATAAATTGCAGTGGCAACGTTTGTCTAGAAGTTACAACTAAGTTTTCCAATTGAGAATCTATCATCGTAGAGCGGGTAGATTGCTTTGCTTTGATAGTACTCATTAAATTATTAATAGTTCCACCAGTAATCTGACTTCTATTAACGAATGTAGCTGAAATCTTAGCCTTAGTTGGGTCATCACCAGTATATTCAGTTGTTTTAATACTGTCCAACGTAGTTGGCGTAGGCGCTCCGGAAATTCTGTAACGAAGTTTATTAGTCATTAATGTATCCATCGGACGTAATGTTGCTTGATAAAATCTGGATAATAAACTATTACAGACTAATGATGCGATTCTTCCTGAAGCGCCCTTCTGATATTGAATTCCAGTAACCTCTCCCTCAAATAATAAACCAATATATTCTTCACCAAGTTTGTTTTTAATTGGTCCAAAAATCTGGACAATGGTTCCCGGTAATATTCTAAGTGCACCATATGAAGATGGAAATGCTATTGATGCTGTTGGAAAATTCCCCTCTGATTCAGAAATATTAACAGTCGAGAAAGGAACTGATATACCCTCTAGATAAACTTGAAAATTTAATTTTTTATCTACAATAGGTTGAGTAATGCGCATTAGGGTTTATCCTCCCGAGGTCCACTGAGGGCCGGAAATAAGAAACTAAATCCTGTTTTTTTATTTACATCATAAATAGGTATTCCGTCTCCATCAAGCATTCGTAATAATGTATCCATAGTCATCATGACCTTTTCATCTTTATCTCTACCTATGCCTAAGGTCTGTAATATTCCTGGGGACCTTGCTTCAAGTATACTCTGAGCAGAAAGGCTTCTACTTACATCCTCTCTCATGACCTTCATCCTATCATCTGCACTTCTAGCTTGTCGAAATCTATCAGTTATACCTGGCATAAGTGCTTCCATTCTACCCTCTTGAACTTCTCCAAAAATTTGGATATTAGATTCAGCGGCAGTTGCACTAATTGCATGCTGTTCTATTGCCCTTTGTGCCGAAAGTCTTGCGTCGTCGTCTTGAATTTCAGAGATTCTTAAGGATTTTGTTTGCTCATCAATAGTAGTTTGTAATTGAATCCGCGCCTTTGCCATGACTCCGAGCCGTTGGGTATTAGTGTAACCCTTTGTCTTAGACGCATTTCTAACAGCTTGCCAGGCCATAGCCATAGCTTTAGAATGATCATCGTCTCTGTCTCTTAGATCAGATATAATATCGTCCATCTCCGCAATAGTTGTAACGTCTCCTCGCGAATAGTCTCTTTCTAAATCAGCAAATATGTCTTTAATTGCCCCACCTATGAACTCATTCGTAGTGACTTTTCCCCCAAGTCCTAAGAGCCCGGTGGATACTTCTCTAGCCCCCACACCTTCAGCATATTTTTCTCCCAGGGCCAAAGCTTCATCCATTGTAGAGTTTCTTAATTTCCCTAATCCAGTATCAATACTCTTGCTAGCATTTACCAGCATCTGATTTCTTATAGCTGTTCTTTGGTCGGTAACTCCGGCAACTGTGCCACCAGCGATCTTTCTAGCATATGAATCTTCGTTTATTCTCTCATTCAACGCAGATTTTTCCAAATCCGTAAGTTCGTCGTAACTTCGTCCATTATATCCACTTCGTGCTAACTTATCTCTGGCTTGATCAGGAGTATCAGACTCACTAATTACATGAACATTAACTTTTTCCCAGGCATAGTCTATAGCATCTTTGTACGCTTTAGTTGTTTTATCTGGAGGATCCGATACATACTCTTTTCTTCGATGATCCAATGTAGTTTGTACTTGTTCTGGAGTAAATCCTCTACTAGTCATACCGATGACATCTTTAAGAGTTTCTTCTTTATCATGGTATCCCATGCCTAACGTAAACCTTTTAAAAACATTCTTAGTCTCTTCATCAAGGTCTGGTCGTACAATCTTAGTTCTGCTCGGAGTATCTGTTACATCGCCTGCAAGCGATTTATATAGACCCTTATCTTCCTCCTCTAATTGACTTAAAAATGTCTTATATTCCCTATCAGCTGCTTGGGCCAAGATTCGTCTCCTCTCTTCGGAATCTTTAGCAGTTTTTCCAGCCAACACTCGCTCCACATCAGTTTCAATGCTTGTCATTAACGCAGAGTTTTGAAAATTACTGAATTCCTTTCTGACATCGTTATCTCTAATTAGTTCCTCTGTTCTGAAAGTTTTGCGTCCAGTAAAGAAGTCACTAACTCCAGTAACAGTTCTTTCAAAGAAATCTCCTACGGCTTCTCCAGCTCTATTAACAACTCCTATGTCCAAAGTTTTGTCAAGTTCGTACATCGCATTATACCAGGCCTTCTTGTAAAACGGAATAGAAGTATTGATATCTGCTTCTGTTTGTAGCATACTAACTATGTCTTGACCAGCCATTTCTTGTCTTGTTGGACCACCACCGATGGCCATTGCTCCCTTAACAAGAGCAGTAGCCTTATCAGGACTAATATTTAATTGCTGGGAAACGAGTCCAGCAACAACGTCCCAGTGGATTCTTCCCTCAGAATCTGTAGACCCAGGCATTATCTTAGCAAGGTCTATCATTGGTTTTATAGCCCGTAGTGTCAATTCCTCTGTACCCTCTTGACCTATGGCCCCAATGATTCTAGGAAGTTGAATACTCATCGCCGGCAATATCATGGGATTTCCAGAAACAAGGTCTCCCGCAGCTCCAAGCATTCCTAGTAGACCCCCCGCACCATTATAACCGCCAAGCATTGCCGTCATACCAAGCATACCTTGGCCACTGAGTCCCCATCTTACCAATGTTTCCATTTGGCCGATGCCAAACCTGCCAGGTCCTCCAGCTTCTGTGATGATTCTCATAAGATCCTCATCTCCAGTCCTTGTAAGTCGCTCTGCTTGTAACCTTGAATCTATTGCCATCATGTAACCTGCTTGTGCACCGATGCCAGCTTGTCTAGTCATCTGAGCTCCTTGAAGACCTATGCCAGCAATTTCTGATACATCCATTCCAGTCATATTAGCAATGTTACTCATACGAGCTGTCAATGCGGATACATTCTCAGTAGTGGCAATCATGTTTTGCTGTAAAGTTCCCATGAACTGTGCTGCTTCTGTAAAGGACATATCCATGTCAGCGGCAACTTGCTTAAAGTTATTTAATAAAGACATCGTAGTAGTTCTGAATTGTTCGATTCCCCGAACATTTTGAAATCCACCGGCGTTAGCAAAAGCCACTATTTCTTCTTCAGCACTTTGAACATCGAATCCTCTAGCTCGTTGTTCTGGTCTAAGAAACTTATCCTGTATTTGACTAGCGAGGTCCTCAGCTTCAGTTGCAGTAATTCCCGCCCCAGATGCTCTAGAAATGTAATGTAGACCTTCTCCAATTGCAACTCTTTCTCGTTCAGCTGATAATAAGAAGTCAGACACTCCCTCAGCTATAGTACCGGCTGTCCAACCGGCTAACGTCCCAACGCCAGGAGCCACAACACTTCCTATGGCTGCACCAGCTATGTCCCAGCCCCAGTCTCTAGTAAATCCCATGATGCGTTCTTCTGTTCTATATTGTGCTGCTCTTCTCGCCTCTCCAGGAGTCACCGGGCCGCGATAATCAAACCCAGAATCTAATAGTCCAAATATCGAAGGAACATATTTTCCACCTATTAAATCTTTCCAAGCTCCCGGATCTCCAGGAACTCCTGGACCAGTGGGCACTTGAAATGTGGGATATGGTGCAGGCCTTGTTAATAGACCCATTACTCTAAGATCATCTGTAAACTTAGTGTATCCCATCTGTAGTGTTTCAGCAGCTTTGTCCATCTCAGCAGTCATCGCTTCCATGAAACCTCTACCACCATCAGTGGGTCCAGTCTGTGCTCCGACCTTAGACCAAAAACTAGCATCAATCTGATCTGCGAATTGACCAGCAGGAGCTGCTGTAAACTCTTTGGCTAATAGTGGATAATTTGCTAATAAGTCTTGAGCCTTTGGTAATTCAGCCGCACGCATAGCAGTGGCGCCAACAGCTGTATCAATTCGCTGCCTAACTGCATCTAATTGCGCACCAAGGTCTGTATCATCTATTTCTACCCGGTAAGTTACTGTTTCTTCAGGCACTGTTACTCTCCAGTAAGTTTCTTATAAAATGTTTTAACGTCAGTAGCTGGGATCTCCTTATCAGTTGTCACGTTATCAATTCTAAGTCTACCAATCATGTTTTTATTTAGTAAATCAGATTGAACTTTCTTGAACTGTTTATCAAGATCTTCTGGTTTACCAGCTGGTACATTCTTTCCTAATAAGGAATTTTTATACTCATTTAGAAGCTTATTAAACTCTTGAACTTCGCTACTATTACTTCTATCAAGAGAAGAAGCTTTTATTATTAACATGGTTTCTAAATACCTTACAACCTTGTCATTTTCTAAATGTCTTAATATTATTGTTTCCTTTAAGCTGCCTCGCTTCCCGGGGTTGATCCCTCTTGAGATTGCTTCCGCCCTACGTGCTGCGAGGCCTGGTCGAAAAAAACTTTATCAATCTCATCCATGTTTAAAGCTTCCCTCACTTCCTTTTCAAACATATTCTGAAGCTTAACGATCTTATCTACTAGCACACTGGATAAGCCAGTCCTATTAATAAATGCTGCGGCTTCTTCACGGCTCTTAAATTCGTTTGCACCATACTTAACTAATGTGGCGCTAATAAGTTTAAGTCCGTAAGTATGAATTATGAATGGACCAGAACCTTTAACCTCACACATTTCCTTTTCAATGCTAATTTGATCGATGGAACTTAAGTTTTTTATAATTGCTGAGAGCTTATTAGGAATAAGCTCAATCTCTTTTGAAGCGTATCCGTCTTCGAACAATTGTTCTAATATCGCTTCATTGTTGTTGTTTTTATTTTTAGGCATATCATTGTTTGGTTTAGTTAAACTATATACTATAATATAAGATATTTTTTCAAGTAATACAACATTTATTTGGTATAAGAATTCTGAGAAATATTATCTTAGAATTTAAGAACCCAATCAAATTCTTTTTATGTTAGTTTTTATAAAGAATATGGCTAGATTGGTCGGCGTAGAGTCAGTAATGTTAAGGGACATAAAGAATCTGTTGACTTTACACAACCCACTGTTCGGAAAGAAGTTAGACTTAAATCTTTCTGTTGTAGGTATTCCAAAATTTCTTAAGTATTACAGGTCAATTAGTGAGACTTCTATTGAAGTACCGGTAGGAGCGTTGCCTGAAATATTAAAGAAATTTGATAAGAAAGATATAGAAATAATAGACAGTAGAGTCTCTAATCTACAACCCGACTATTTTTCTAGCTTAAAATTTACTGGAAAGTTACGAGATTATCAAGAAGATATAATACAGGCGTGCTTACCCAAGACAGTTGGAATTGTGCAGGCCATGACAGGAAGTGGAAAAACCATTGTGTTCATTGCACTTATAATGAAGCGACAAGAGCCTACACTAATATTGGTTAATACCCTTGAACTAGCAAATCAAACCATCTCGTCATTTACTAAATTCACAAATATCAAGGCTGCTGACATAGGGTTCATAGGTGACGGTAGATTTGAAATAAAACCAGTTACCGTTGGATTACATCAGACTATGGCAAAACTAGAAGATAATAAGTTTAATTTGATTGATGAAAGATTCGGTCAAATTATCGCAGACGAAGTGCATATATGCGGAGCACAAACTTATTATCGAACGATGACACATTTATCAGCTAAATATAAGTACGGGTTCTCGGCTACGCCAAAGAGAGACGATGGTTTAACCGAAGCTATTCATTTTGCAACGGGACCTACCATTCATGAAGTTCCTAAGGATAAATTAACAAGCGTATTAATTACACCTTCCTATAAGACCATTGATACAGAGTATCAGTATTATCTTTTCAATTCACAAGAATACCAAGAAATGATTACTGATATGGCTGAAGACGTAAAGCGTAATAAGCTCATCGTTGATACCTGGAAAAAGAATTACAAGGGACGTAGTACAATAATATTATGTCTAAGAGTAGCTCATCTGGAAATCTTACATAAGATGCTTCCAAAGGAATCAGTAATGCTCCATTCTAAAATGAAAAAGAAAGACAGGGCCTCTGCATTAGAACAAATAATCAGTGGAGAAAAGACAATTGTATTATCAACGTATGGATTATTTAGTACTGGCATCGACGTACCACGGCTGGAAGTATTAATGTTGGCAGCACCAATGAAATCAGAAGTTAAATTAAAACAGGCAGCAGGGCGACTAATGCGGATGTGCAAAGGCAAAACATCGGCTGAAATAGTTGACTTTGTTGATAAGAATATTGACTTATTAAAATTTCAGTATTATAAAAGAGGTAGGATATTAAGAGCTATATGAAAACAGTACCATTTCCAGGAGAAGCTCCAATAGTTACTGTAATCAACTGTGGAGCCTTAGATATTGTCGAAGAACAAGAGTTTTTAAAATATTGTAAACAACGCAATATTGACATAAATTCCTTAGAAAGCTTAGAAAAAGCTTTTGACGACTGGGAACCCGAAAGATTTAACATTATTTAAAATATGAAATTATCAGAATGTAACAGGTGTAAGGATCTATTAGAATACAGAACACAGGTAGTGCTCCCCATTGTTCGAGGTACTTCCCCAACTGTATTATTTCTAGGCGAAGCTCCTGGAGGAACAGAAGATAAAAAAGGAGAGCCATTTTGTGGATCCGCTGGCAAATGGCATTGGTGGTTTGCTAATGAAATTGGCGTTGCCGATTCTTGCGTAGTAGGCAATTGTATCAATTGTAGACCTGTAGTATTAAAAGGCAAGCGAAAAGTAAATGGAAAACCCACAGATGATCAGCTAATGAACTGTAGTCATTGGAGAAATATGTTAATTAGATCATATAGTTTTAAGTTGATTATATTATACGGAACATATCCTATCGCAGCAATGTTAGACTTGCATCCTCCAGTGTCAAAATGGGTAGGCCGAAAGTTTGTTAATAGTAAAATTGGCATTCCTTTATTAGCTTGTTATCACCCAGCCACATTGGTATATGATTATAAGGAATACATTTCTGCCTGGGAAGAACATACAAAAATTGCGAGGAAATTATTATATGAAGAAAACTGATGAAGAATATATTAAAGATTGTTATGAGTTCATTAAGCCACACATCGGTCATCAACGGCTTCGACCAGGCGTAGTAATGATTGTGTCTGGAACAATTGAAGTTATACCGACCTCATTAGAAGAACGACGAGAATTTTTTGAAAAAAATATGCAAATATGACACCAGAGTACGATTTTACATTTACAGATGACAACTCTACAGAAGATCCCAGACCAAATCTAAGAATTGCAAAATGCTGTGGCAATTGTAAATACTTTTGGTACAAAAAGAACAAACAGCGCAGGGGATTCTGCAGAATACCAAACCCCCACTTAAAATTTGTGGCAAAGAGACTCGGAGAAAGCTATGACGAAAATGAGATCAGAAAAAACTGGGCTCCAGCGCATGTTACTAATACGTGTGATCTTCATAGATTTACTTCAATCTGGTCGTCAATTAATAGAGTCTCAGACTGGGTTGGTAAAAAATTCAATGCTCAAGGAGCGTTAGAGGAATAAGAAATGTATAAACCCATTATCAAGCTTTTGAGAAGCCATGGGTTTTCAGCTTGGATATGTGGCGGTTCTGCCAGAGATTTATATCTCGGCTTAGAGACCAATGGACATGAGATTGCTGTCAAAGCCACGTTAAACCAACTGAGGGAAGAACTGGGTGATAAGGTGCGGGGAATCAATGAATATGATACCTCGCTCCGTATTCACTTCATGGATAGGGATTACACATTGTGTCCCCTTAAAAAAATTAATCTTGTTAACACCTATTATAGTTTTGATTACGTAACTTCGTTAGAAGAGGATGCCTCAACTAGGGATTTTACGATTAACGCTCTATATTATGATCCGCTGGAGGACCAGTGGTTTGATTTTAATAATGGCAAAAAAGACGCTGACGACAAAATTATTAGATTCGTTGGCGACCCTAAGACTAGAATTTTAGAATCAAAGGTCCGAATGATGAGAGCTGCGGTATTAAGCAGCACCTTAGGAGAGGGGTGGAACATTGACAATGATTCTCAAAGTGCAATAAAAAGTTATAGATTAAAAGCTGTCCCAATTCATCCAAAGCAACAAAACGATGAATTTGTTACATTATTAAAGAGAGCTGAAAAGCCAAGTAAAGCTTTCAAAATTATGAGAGCTGTTAAGTTATTAGATGCTGTATTTCCGGAACTTAAGGAAACCATCGGTATTGAACAAAGTAATAAGGCCGATAACTTAGACTTGTTTTCTCACATCATGCTTGCTGTGGACTCAATTCCATTAGACAAGCCAAATTCATTTATAATTAGATTAGCTGCGTTATTACATGACATTGGTAAACCTTACACAATGGTTAAAACTCCTTCTGGAATTCATTTTTATAATCATGAAAACGTAGGTGCTTACATAGCTGAAAGAATCCTACAAAGGTGGGGCTTTAATAAACAAATTACTGATAAGATTCTAATCTTGATCCGTAATCATTTGTTTGACGCCTCCTCTACCAAGTCAGAAGCTTCTATTAAGAAACTTATATCAAGGATTGGAGTAGAGCATATTCACGATTTATTAGATTTACGAATTGCTGATAGACTGGGCACCGGAAGGCCTGATATAAGTATGCAAAAAATCTATCAATTAAGGGATAAGATAAATAATCAACTTGCTAAGACTAGTCCTAATAACTTTAAATTACAAATTAACCAAGAAACTCTTGAAACACTGTTGGGGAAATTTACAGACAACACATCAGCAGCTATTTCAGAAGCAAGAATGTTTTTGGAAAGTAGAGTAATATATGGACGATTATCTAATAAACAGCCTAACTTAAAAAAGGCTCTAAGTAAAATTATTAGAATTAGATGCCCACTAGACAAAGCACACCTGCTTAAGACGTGGGCTGATATTCAATCAGGAAGCGCCGAAACTTTCCCAAACGGGAAACTTGTATGTGGCGTTTACTGTAATTTCCTATGTAATCAATACATGAAAAATCAATAAATGCAATGGAGTTAATACCATGGATTGTTATAGCCCTATTGGTAATAACAATTATCGTTTTAATAATTGAACTTCAGAAAAATAAAATTGGTTACAGGAAACTATTATCACAGAAAAAGAAGTCCGAGGTAAATCTGGGATATGTGTCTGAAAAATTAGCTCCATTTTTAAATGGATTTGGTTATGACCCGAACAGACTGATATTCATAGGAAAACCTATTGATTACATTCACTTCGGTGATAACGAAGTTACCTTTATAGAAATCAAATCAGGCAATTCTAGACTTACTAAAGGACAAAGAAGAATACGAAACTTAATCAAAGACTGTAAAGTGAACTGGTACGAATACAGGGTAAAGGGGAGTGGTGACAATGATAGTCCACCCTCTATTTAGCAGCAGTGCGGGAAATGCGACTCTTATATACAACGATGATGGCCAAATTTTGATTGACGCCGGAGTAAGCTTTAAAAGCTTAGTAGATACTGCAAAAGTAGATATTGCTTTGGATGCAGTGTTTATAACACACGAGCATATTGACCATGTAAGAGGTGCAGGAATTGTTGGTCGTAAAACTATGGCACCAGTTTACATTACTAAGCCATCATATGATAAGAAACCAGATTTATTTGATGGCTGTGATGTCCAATTTATATCTGGTGGAGACGTAGTTGAAACTAAAGGCTTTAAAGTTGAGCCCTTCAGTACAAGACATGACTCCAAAGCCAGCTTAGGGTACATCATTACTGACAAAATTAATGAAAAAAAATTCGGTTACATAACTGACACCGGAAGTTTTAGCAAACTCATGTTGGTAACATTGGTTGGATGTAATGCTTATTTGGTTGAAGCAGATTACGATGAACAAATGTTATTAGACTATGATGACTATGATCAGTATCTCAAGGATCGCATCATGGGACCATGGGGACATTTAAGCAATGATCAAGCTATTAATTTTATTAAAACAGTAATTGACCTAGATGCTGTTGAGTGGATATTATTGGGACATATATCTGTGAGAACTAATACACAGGAAAAAGTATTATCGGCCGTAAAAGCCGCTTTTCCAAACTACATCGATAAGTTCAAGTGTGCTCCTTTGGAAGAACCAAAGGAACTCTAAAAAAGTTCTTGTAATTGTAGTTTGATTTTCTTACTTTATAAAGTAAATACTTCAAACCAATTCATTACATGGATGATAAAACACTATGCTTCGACATAGAAACAATTCCACAGATAGCGCCACTCTCTGACATTCAGTCAGAAGAGTTAAATCGGAAACTGGAAAATTACATGGCCTACCATACTAATGAAGACCCGGAAGAGGCAAAGCGTAAGCTCATGGGCACAAATCCCTTTTTCGGAGAAATTGTTTGCATAGGATTAGGTTATGAAGCTAATGGTAGTTTTAAAACAAAGGCGTTGATAGGAGAGGAAAAGCAAATTCTTACAGAATTTTGGGAAATCCTGTCGAAATTTAACGGAACCTTTGTATCTTATAACGGTATAGAATTTGACGCATGGTTTGTTATCACGCGTACTATGATGTATAATATTACAATAACTAATAAAAACTTCATAGATACTCGCCGATTTCAAAAACGTCCTCATTTCGATGTTAAACAAATATTATCAGATTGGGACAAATATCGCTCAATAACTCTGAACTTAGCTTGTGATTATCTTGGCGTATCATCTCCAAAAGATGGTTTAAAGGCCAAGGATGTATGGCAAGCTTATGCTGAAGGACGAATTGACGAAATAGCAGAGTACTGCTTGAAAGACATAACAGCGACATATCAAATTTATAATATCGTTAAAAATTATACACTTATGCGATAAACCGTAATTACGATTAATGAGCATATTTCAAAAGGCGGAAAAGAATCCGCAAAGATTGAAAATGTACGTCTTTGGCGAGACCGGTACGGGTAAAACTGTAACTGCGCTACACTTTCCAAGCGTCGCTTTCATCGACACTGAAAAAGGAACTGAGTATTATGGAGAACATTTCGATTTTCATAGGATCCAAACCTCAGATCCTGATAAGATTCATCAGGCTCTTAATGAACTGATGAAAGACCCTGGCGGCTTCAAAACCGTCGTAATTGATCCGTTTACTAACGTTTATGACGCAATCGTTGACAAACGAATACGTCAACAGAAAATCAAACTTGGCAATCCCGAGTATTTGATCCAACCGTTAGATTATAAATGGGTCAAGGGAGAAGTTAAATCTATCATTAAAAAGCTCTTAGCTTTAGACATGAACATCATTGTTACAGCACCTTCGAAGGTATTATATAGTTCCGAAAAAGAAGACTTTATGAAAGTCATTGGAACTGATGCTGAAGGTCCTAAACAACTCCCGTTTATGTTTGACGTGGTATTAGAGCTTAAGCTTGAAGGTAAAAAGCGTTTGGCATTTGCCAGAAAAGATAGAACTAACAAACTTCCGTTGGACGAATGGTTTGAGTTCTCATACCCTTCTTTTACAAGGTACATTGGAGTAGAGGGACTCGAAAGAGACGCAGTTGTGTTCAGGCAGCAACAGGATTTAGATGCTCGCAGTGAGAGAAATGTTCCTGTTAAGTATAACGGAAAAGAAATTCTCACAGCTGGTATCAAAGCTGAGTCCTTGAAAAAGTTAGAAATTCTAGCTAAGAAGGATCCAGATATCGTAAAAAATAAACTAAAAGAAGACTACATGGTGGACAGTGTTTTAGATCTTAGAGAAGACGAAGCACAGTTGTTAATCACTGACTTAACCAGTTAATTTTTAATGGGATATAATCTTAAAAAGGCCGCTGACAATGACTCTAGTGGAGATTTTCAGGCATTGCCAGCAGGAAGATACACTTTACAAGTAGAGGATGCTGACGTACAATCATCTTCTACAGGAAAACCAATGATTGCAGTTACCTTTACAGTAGTGAGTGGTGAATTTGCTAATAGAAAGCTGTGGCATAACTTCACTATTACAGAGAAGGCGTTGCCCTTCTTAACTCGCTTCTTAAAGGCTTGCGGATCTAATATCATTGAAGAAGAAGACGTTGAAGCCTACGCAATTGCACAGGATATGTTGAAAAAAGTCGTAACGGCTTATACAGAGCCAGGAAAAACTATCAACGGCAATCCAAAAAATGATCTTAAAAATTGGAAATCTGTAAAAGAAGCCTCAGGTCTTGACGACGACACTGCTAGTGCAGATGACGAGCTTTTTAGTTAAGTAACTGTACGGAAGAGGGCCTACGTTGGCCTTCTTCCGTAATTAATTAACCAATTTTTTATTTATATGGAATACCGAAATTCAGAAAGAGAAAAAGCTGTAAAGTTTACATTAAAGACTCTAGAAGCATTCTCCATCTATGAAGTTACCGTCAATTATACAAGCAAGGGTAACTATCGTGCGCACGTTCGTTTTGACTCGGCAGACGGGCATTTGCTATTACAGCAATATTTACCAGAAGTAACTTTTGTCCCAGGAGAAAATAATACACTTAAATTTAACTTGGTTACTACTTTTTATGGAGATGTCTCTCGAATAAAAGAAGCAATAATTTCTTTCAATTCTATTGATAGAGATGGTTTTATAGAAGGAGGGGAACTAAGCAGCGCAGTGTTAGCTGAGACAGAAAAACAATCTTTTCTAGAGCTTGATCCAAAAACATTAAATATAAAGAAAAAGTTCGATCTACGTTTACATGTCACACAACCTAAGTATTTAGCTAATGATTTTGAATCAAAATTCCCAACAAGATTGACCCCAATAATTATTCATGGGTTTTATAATAGAGAAGACGGCCTCGGTGCCCACCTTCCAAATTTGTATGAAAAAGTCTTTAGAGATTATAAAGACGTGTCTTTCAGTAGACAATTGAACCGCGTTAATGGACATTTTTCCTTTCTTAATAGAGAAAAAACTCTGAAAAACTTAGAGAACGAACAATATGATAGAGACTTCAAGTGGATGAACTTTTATTATAATAAGGAGCATAATCACATTGTTCAGCCGTCTATTTATCAGGGTGCAAAATTCATTCACGTAGGAGGCATCGGTCTAACTACTCACGAAGTTTGGGGAGATACAAAATTACTACAAGAAGTTAAGGATAAGTATAAAGGATCTTCGTACTTATACGTGATGTGGGAAAGTGATGACATCGAAATTATTAGACAATTATTAGAAAAATTTGATAACATCGTCGTTACTAATAACTGGCTAAAAACCCTATTAGAGGATAAACTGAATGGTCCAAAGATTCACCGGGTAGAACATGTTGCTAAGTATTACGACGTGCCATCTACTGGTGGCGTTAATTCATTTAACTTTGGTTATTCTGGTGGATTATGGGAAAGAAAAAATGTCAATGAATTAATCAAAGCTTTTAATAAGATTAAAACAAAAGATGACATGCTAAAAATTCATTCCAGGGAATTTGTTAATACTCCAAAGATGCTTAAGATCGTCAAAGAAGAAATTGAAAAGGATCCGAAGTACATTGATCTAAAAAATAGGACATTAAACAATGATGAGTATGCAGATTGGTGGAACACCTTAAACTGTTTTGTATTTGCATCGGGTGGAGAATCTTACAGTATTCAACCTAGACAAGCTTTAATGCAGGGCATCCCAGTAATATTAAGCAAAAATACAGCCCACTTGGATCTATTAGACGTTCCAGGTATCTTATGGGTCGAGACTGATCACATGAAAAAAGCCCAGTTCTCTGGTGATCCAAACTCCGATGTATTCATCGGATATGAGTCTGTGCCAGATTATAAACAAATGCAAGAATTAATGATTGAAGTCAAGGAAAACTATAGCCACTGGAAAGCAGAAGCTATTAAAGGTGGGGAAATAATTAGAGAAAGAGTTTCAAACGATAACATTAAGAAACAATGGGACGACGTATTATTATAACTATGACCGCCCATCGGCGACCATATTACTTTGAACAAGCTGTTAAATCAATCGAAGAGGCTTATTGCAGTAGTTATAGTACAATCTTGGTTAGTGTCGATGGGGGTTACCCCATCGCACAACAAGAAATTGTCAATGTTGCCAAAGCTTCAAAATTAAATTTTGACATTATTACTCACAATGAAATTCTAGGCTGTGCTGGAAATACTGGCTTCGTGTTACGAGAGGGATTTAATAGAGCTGATAGAGTAGTTCATCTTGAGGAAGATATTATTATTTCTAAGAGATTTCTATTATACATGGAACAGATGTTAGACCACTTTGAAGATAATAAAGATATATTTTCAATATCTGGATTTAGTCATAATAAAAAGCCAGATCTAAAACTTATTAATAAGGTGGAAGTAATTAAAAGATTTAGATGCGTAGGCTGGGGAATGTGGAAAGACCGTTTTGAAGACATAGATGAGTGGTTTGGAATATCATGGAAACCAGATCGACCGTTCACCGATGCCAATGTTCCGGAAGGAGAAGAATTCCTCAAATGGATTAATAAAACAGCCTATGGAAGCTGGGGCTGGGCAATGGACATGTATCATAGACGCGGCAGATCTTCCATCGCACCATTTGTATCTAAGAGTAGACACATCGGTCAATTAGATGGAACATTCTGTAAAGGAAATGAAAAAATCGAACCCATGTGGGCTGGAAATGTTAAAAAGTTAGAAGGTGAAATAATGCTATGAGAATATTATGGGCATTGATGGATTATAATGAACCATTTTGTGGAGGCGTAGAAAGAACTTTTCATAACATGGTTACAATGGCAAATGGTCATGAAAATCATATTTGGCCTACGTCGTTGTCTAATAGACTAATTTTGCCATCAAATGCAATACGTGTGAGCGGTCCTGCAAGCAACTATGATCTTGCCATAATAGAGAGCAATGAAAAAGTAACTAGGCACTTAGACCGTATTATAAGTAAGTCTAAAATTGTTGTTATTAAGATGCAGCATCTCGTTAGACGTAACATCAACGCATTGGTGTCTAAAGGTAACTTTGTATATCTCGGATATAATTGGCCCGATGAGATAACATTAAATGAGAACCGTAAAAATAAGTTCTTCGTAGTATCTCCATTTACGGACACAGACTTTTGGAAGTGCACCGGAACTCCTAAGGTTGCTGGAAACTTCGTAATAGTAGGTAGAGTTGCTAAAGAAAAGGGTGTCAATGAATTTCTCAGGGCGTATAATGCTCATAATATCAAAGAAAGATCTAATATTAAGATCGTAGGAGGAAGTATACCTCCAGATGAAAGAGCATTATTATCCAAGACCCTAAGTCAAGTTAATATTACTTATAAGTGGAACCAAAGTTTCAGGCCAGATAACGAAGTTAGATCGGCTTATAATGACGCAGAAGTTACCATTGTATCTTCACCAAAGGAATCCTTTGGCCATCACATAATAGAGTCATTATTATGTGGAACACCGGTAATGACAGCTTACAAATATTGGTGCTCGTCATTACAATGGTTTGGAAAATACGTTACTCAATGTATCGATTACAACGATATGCTTGACAAGATTGACAAGAAAGCTTACATCAATCCATTGCAGTTTCGTAATGAACTTGCACAAAAGTTTGGAATGAAAGAAAACAGAGTCGCCTTTAATCAGTTATTAGAAACAATAGCTAAGATGGAGTTGAAATAAATAATGAGAGGATTTAATAAATGCGTTACGTGTGGGCGCTGGTGCAATAGTAGTTCATTTAACACAACTGGCGGAACGAGAGTTTACCATTGTCCCACAGCTGCGTGTAATCCCTTAACGCCAGTCAATGCCAATCATGGACCTATTTTAATTAACATTAGAAATAGAACTCCCTATGACGATGTCATTGACTTAATTAATGAGAGGATATTACAATGCGCTACTACATAGACACGGAATTCATAGAGATGCCTAATACAATTGAGTTGATATCCATTGGCATCGTTTGTGAAGACGGTAGAGAATATTATAATATAGCCAATTGGTATACCTATGAACATGCTAGTGACTGGGTCAAAGAAAATGTAATTAAACCCATCCATAAAGTAATGTTTGATGGTCACGAAAAAGTACCAGATATTAGTGTTTTTCATCATCAATTTGGACAATCTGTTAGAGATATGAAAAACCAAATATTAGGATTCGTAGGAAAAGATCCTGAATTCTGGGGATATTACGCAGACTACGATTGGGTAGCATTCTGTTGGATTTTTGGCCGAATGTTAGATTTACCAATGAGCTGGCCAAAGTATTGTAGAGATTTAAAGCAATTAGCTGACGACGTGGGTAAGCCAAAATTTGATAAACCGACGCAGACGCATAATGCGTTGGATGATGCACTATGGAACAAGAAATTTCACGAATATTTATTAATAAAGGAGTAATGACTCTTGAATAAATTTAGATGTGAAAAATGCGGACGTTTCGTGGGACAATACGATTACATTGAAGTCAGGACATCAAAACATTATCATTGCCCAACTTGTGACCAAGCGCAGCCATCTGTATTTAGCATCAGTTCCCTTAGAGAAGCTCGATTAGATGGAAGAAGTATTACACCAAAGTTAAATTTTCACTTTAGAGCATCAGAACAGGTTATACCTAGAAAACTATTAAAGTACACAAAGAAAGACTTAGCGCTCATGGAGGAATATGTTAGACGCTATACCAACAATTAAAATTGAAATAGAGGGATTAAAACACCAGGTATTACACGCTTTCTCAGCCCGTCTAAACGAGCTTAGAGATTATGCAGCTGAAGTCATTGATCACTCGATGAATCTGTTGCGAGAAAAAGGATTAGAAGCAGCAATAATTAAAGCTGTAACGCAAGTCATGGATGAGGCCATTGACAGTGGCATTAAAGAAGCAGTGAAGGAAGCAGTCGCTGATTATTTTGAAGTAGGAAAGGGAAAGGATTACATAATAGACGCAATCATTAAAGTGCTGGAGAAAAAATGAGAATTGACTATAGTGTAATCTCTGATGGATCAATGAATGATAGAATTCTATGGATATGTGCGCTGGCTTATACTGATATGTCTAAGAAACCGATACGACACGTTGAACCTACAAGAGTAATTATAGTCCGATATCAAATAATTTATGCAGGTCTTGACAGTTATGATACTTATTTTGTACCGCTCAATAGAAATGGTGAAATGATTCAAAAGAAAGCCTTTATTGCATATGGAAGACCTACTTGGCATATTAACATTTTCGATAACGAAGAAGAGTGTATTAATGAGTATCTGATTCTATGCAAAAGGGCATTAGAAAAATTAAAAGAATGGATTACAGCTCAACATGAAATTCATGATGGGCAGAACCAAAGAATTACCCATTTAATGGACAAATACAGATGAGAATTCGTAGACAAGATCTTTATAAGATACCCAGAGATAGAGAATATTGGGCTTGCGCACTATTCCATTACAATATGGGAAAGAGGGCCAAACAACATCTTGAACCAACACCTGTATTAATAACGGAGCGTTGCCACGTATTACCCCTAAATAAAAAGGGCAAACCTATCCCTAGTAGAATCATTCGTCGTAACATTGGTGGCCTCGAAATATATGACAATCAGAGCGAATGCATCGAGGCTTATAAAGAACTCTGTACTGATACTGTTAGGAAACTTGGTGTTTGGTTTGATGCTAAGAAAGATTATTATAATGAACAAGTATCTCGTTACAAAAAGTTGAGAGACAAATATAAATGAAAATTCTACACATAGCTGTATTTAAACCAGAGTCTTCGAACGTTTGGCAAGCTAATGGTTTTGAGGCTCTAGGCCATCAAGTGTATAGATTTGACTATAGACAAGTTGCTGTCGAGCTAGGAAGTGATAAAGCTCGGGACATCCGTGCAATTGAAGTTTGTAATAACTATCAGCCGGATATAATTTTGTTCAGTAAATGTAATAAGATGCATGTTAGAGTTGTTGAGGAATGTAATAAAGTTGGAACCACTGCGTTATGGTACATGGATAACTTCCACAATTTGGACCAGGAGGTCCGAAGTAAGATGAAAGAGTGTAATTACGTATTCTGCTCTACCAGGCGCAGCTGCAATGTTGCCACTTTGTATAATAGCAACGTTAGTAGATTGACTGGCGGATTTGATCCTACTACGCACAGACCTATGAATCTTTATAAGAGTAGAGATGTATTATTCATTGGCAGTATGCACTCTAATCGACCTATATATCAGAAAGCAGTGGGATTTCCAGTAGTACACGGTGTTTATAATGAAGAACATTGTCGCCTCGTCAACGAGACAAAGGTTAATATTAACATTACTGAGGGTGATGGTGTAAGTAACAGAATTTACAAAATCATGGGTGCTGGTGGATTCTTGTTAACAAATCCATGGGATGAAATATTAGAAGATTTCGTTCCTGACGTAGATTTAGCTACGTTTACTTCTCCAGAAGAGATGAAGGCCAAAATTAACTATTATGTTAACAACGATGAAGAACGAGATAAGATTGCACTAAATGGCTATATTAAAGCCAAAAAACGAGATAATATATACTACGCAAGGAGAATCATAGAGACATGCAAACATTAGACATAAGGGACATATCAATCATTGACTCCTTTCCTGTACTAAATGCATCAAAGCCGACGATATTAACAGTTGGCTGCGGTGAAGGAAGAATAGAGAGATTTATAGCTAAGACCCTTGGTTACAAGGTTATAGCAACAGATGTCAGAAAGTTTCCAAAGTATGAGGAGATTGAAGAAGTCCTTTTCAAGACTATGGACATCTTTAAGCCAAACCTTGGTTATAAAAGTGACGTAGTGATATGTGCACAAGTATTAGAGCATTTAGCAGGATGGAAATCCGCTTTCTCCAATTTAATAGAGCTGTCAAGTGTTCGAGTAATTGTCACTGTGCCTTACAAATCTTCATTCCATTCTCTTGATCACATTAACTTTTGGAATGATGCTACGATACGAGAATTTATACATTTAGCGTATCCTTTCTCAACAGCAATATCAAAAATTAGAACTAAACCAGAAGACGCCCCTAATAAAGGATGCTTCCTAATAGTAGTGGACAAAAAACAACATTATGGAATATAAAGGATTATGGTGGTGTACACCTAACTCAGAGCGCCATGTAGAGATTCAATTCCTGTCTCGGCACCTTATCGCTTTGTCCAAAGACGTATCAGCTTTTTCAGTATTAGACGTTGGATTCGCTGGATCAGGCTACATTGAAAGTGTAATAGACTTGGGTAATATATCATACACTGGCTTAGATGGTAATCTCGAAAGAATTAAAGGAAGCGCACTAGAGATGCCTAATGAAAGCAAAAAAACCTATGATAAGAAAAAATGGGTGGCAATATTAAATAAAATTTCGTATATTCATGATAATATCCTAAGTTATGAATCTAATATCAGATACGACATAGTCATGTCAATATCAGTCATTGAACACATTGTTCCGATGGGTTATAATATCAATGAAGGATTCGATTATTACAAGGATGTTAAAGCGGTTAATCAGATGAAAAAGTTAGTTAAAGACGGTGGACATCTGATATTAACTTTTCCATGTGGAGAAGCCAAGGTTTTTTCAAAACAGAAACACGAGTTGTTTACTGAATCTGATAGAGATTTGATGATTTATAATGGTGTAAGAATTAATAAAATCATTGGCAACTGGACGCCGATTGAGATTAAATATTGGACAGCCACGAAAGCTAATGATTTCAAAGAAACTAGTAGAGAAACTGCCCTGTCTTACAAATATAAAAGCCCAAAGGTTAGAACACTATGCACAATGATATTACAAAAGTAAGCATTCCGTTATTCTCAGGCATCGGCAATGTAATACAAAGTCTACCTTTTATTCATGAAATGAAAAAGAGATACAAAAGTGTAACTGCCTTTAATAACGGTCTAGATTTTCCTCAGGCAGCAGAACTAGTAAGAATGATTATTACAATTATTTATAAAAATTCTAAATCTGTTCCAAGCGATACTAGAAAGTTCGTAGTACCTAAGAGAAGATCTTTCCCTGAGAGCAAATCCTGGTTCATCGATAATAATGAGCCACTGCCTGAAAAACTAGAGATTCCTTTTATTCCCTATGATGAGTGTAATTACAGTTTTGACGTAGTATTATGGCCAGAGTGTAAACCAAACTGGATATGCAAAAAATGGCCATACTGGAAAGAATTAGCAGACCTTTTATCAAAAGATAAAAGTGTCGCGATAGTTGGCACTACAAAGGAATATAGTTTTAATAATAACGTCATTGACCTTAGAGGCCAATTATCATTGAAAGAAACCGGAGGAGTCCTTAAAAACGCCAATTTATTCATTGGTAATGAGGGTGGAATATCCCATTACTCGGCTGCGCTGGGAACTAAAACATTTGTAATATTAGGTTGCACCGATCCTATAAAAAACTTACCTCCTAATAACGCTATCGGAATTAGTAAGGAACTGCCGTGTCAGCCTTGTCAATTTAGAAATTTAAAACAACAGGGGATAATTATGCATGGATGTGACCATGTAGATTGTTTAAACAAATTAACCCCGATAGAAGTAATGGAGAAGATCTCATGATTGCCCCAATAATGATAGCTTGTAAAGAGCGGTACGCTGAACTAGCCGCTATATCAATTCCATCTTTTTTTAGACATCATGATTATGACCTGTTTGTTCTAGCAGATGCTTCGGGCTTAAGGGTCTTATCTAATATATCACATAAAAAATTACACTTGATTCCGCTACAAAATTATAGAAACTACGCCATTAAGGCATCCGGAGTTAAGAATTTTGCTGTAATTAAGTATGACGGTTATGAACACGACAAAGCTTATCAATCTCTAAAACCGCTATTAATGGACGCAGTAATTGCAAACGAGAGGCCAGAGGCCACTCATGTGCTAAGTCTTGACGTTGATACATATTTCTCAGGAGATATATTATCAATAGTCGAACGAGAGGCAGACTCAGGACATGAAATGTACATGGTTGAACGAAAAGATAAGAGAATGCTGTTACAAAGAGACGAGTCTCCAGGAAGCGGATTCACGATGTGGAGACGCGATGGCAAATTTATTAAATTATTCAAAAAAGGATTCAAAGCAAGTTATGCAGGAAAGACTGGCGGATGCCAAATATTAATTAACAGCATCATGAGAGGAAACGAAATACGAAGTAAGTTTCTAACAAATCCCCACTTACACTTTGTTTCTCCTGATCTTAAAAATCCCAACATTACAGACGAAGAACTGGCCAAAATTAGGCCGGCTTACATTCACTTACACGGAGCAAAGTCAAGAGAAAGATTATTAAGATTAAAACGAATTTTTGAAGAGTCCAACGTAGCCTGGAAAATGCAGTGGGATACTACTCTTAATAGCGCAGTACCTCAGGAACAAACCTGGAAAAAAATATTAGAAGCCATAGGCAATTTAGAAATTAAAACCTTATATGACGTAGGCGTTGGAAACTATGGATCAGAGGCATGGGAGGTTATTAATACTTTTCCTAATTGCATGATCATTGGTTTCGAACCAATGCCTCAACGCTATAATAAAATCATTGAAAAGGGTTATCCTGGTAAATTATTATCAAGTGCGATTTCTAACGAAGAAGGTGTCGTGAAAGGATACATGGGATTCGAGAGTGGAGGAAAATCAGATTTTCAATTACATAAAAGTCGAGATTACTTATTAGGCGGCTACAAAGAAGTAGGAATTAATTGTACAACTCTGGATAAGATCGAAGCTGACATGGGGCCACACAGTGGTATTTTTATATGGGCGGATGTGGAGGGCTCAGAACTAAAAGTATTACAGGGCGCTAGTAGATTATTTAAAGAAAAGAAAGTCATTGGCGCATTGGTGGAGCTAAGAGCTAATCCGATGGGAGAAGGAGCGTGTACTGCAAAGGAAGTTGATGGGTTTATGACCAGTAAAGGGTTTAAAGCCACTACTAGCATTGAAGGTTTAAAAGGACATAAAGACTTTATTTATATTAACCAGAGTATTACATGAGAATTTTAATTACCGGAGGCATGGGTTTCATAGGAATAAATGCCTCATTATATTTTGCAAATGCTGGCCACACTGTAACATCGTTGGATAACTTTAATAAGATAGGTTTGTTAAAGCACATCGATTTAGTAAAGAGCAAGGGCATCGAAATAGTAAAAGGAGATATCAGGGACTGGAACACGGTTGAACAGGTCTTTTCATTAAAAAGATTTGATGTAATTATACACTTAGCTGGCCAAACCGCTGTAACAAAGTCCATAGAAGACCCTTTAAACGACTTTCAAAATAATGCCGTAGGGACCTTTAATATGTTGGAGGCTTATAATAGAAGCAGTTCTAGATATGGGAAATTTATATATGCTTCAACTAATAAAGTTTACGGAAGCCTGCCCGGACACAAAATTATTGAGAAAGATACCAGGTATGAATTAAAAGATACATTATGCATAGAAGAGTCAGAGCCACTGGATTTTCATTCACCCTATGGGTGTTCTAAAGGATGCGCAGATCAATATGTAAGGGACTATCATAGAATTTATGAGCTAAACACCAATGTTGTAAGACAAAGTTGCATTTATGGACCATATCAGGATGGTACAGAAGATCAAGGATGGATAGCCTGGTTTATTAAAGCTTTTCTTGAAAAAAGTCAGATTAACGTTTACGGGACGGGAAAGCAAGTAAGGGACGTATTACATGTATCAGACTTAATAAAATTCTATGAGCTTTTAATAAAAAAGGGAGCTCCTGGGGAAGTGTATAATATTGGCGGTGGACCAACTAATGCGCTGTCTATAAATGAGTTAATAGCGCTGCTTATTAATAAGATCGAAGAGCCTGCCAGATTATTCTACTCTACGGAAAGACCTGGGGATCAAAAAGTATTTATAAGTAATAATTCGAAAGCATACTCACTTGGTTGGAAAGTCTCCATCCCCGCTGATTATGGAATAGAGATGTTAATCGCACATTTTAAAAACAATGGACAAATTTAGCGTACAAAGGCACTCCACAATTGATAAATCATTTGAGCTTAATTTACCCCGTCACTTAGAATCATGGGGATTAAATATTAAGATCGACTTTGATGATGTAAATCATAAAAAGGTTAATAAGATTACTAAGAAAATTGTGCAGATCTTGAATAATAACCTTGGGGAGTTTGAAGGATTTAAATGAAAATAGCACACATTATTCCACCTCAAGATGAACGAAAATTTGATACAAGATTTTGCAAATTCATGGAACATGCATTTGTAAGAGATAACTTTGATAATAACATTGACTTAATCTATGCTGGCAGCGTGTCAGTATTAGACAGGGCGTTAGATCTAAAAAGACGTATTTCTCGACCAGTAGTTTGTTGGGTATGGGATCTTCCCTACAATTGGCGTAAATGGGGCATGGATGAAGAGGGTATAAGACAAAATCATGCAAGAACTAAGCAGTGTAGTGATAGAGCAACGATGTTAAGACAGTGTGACCTTGTAATATCTGCTAGTAAATGGACACAATCTGTTTTAAAAGAACAGTATAATATCGATTCTACGCAAATCTATTATTACATCGATACCACTGCATTAGATAATGTACCTGACCAAGAAAGAAAAAAGCAAGTCATTCAGATTAGCCGATATTATTACAATAAACGATTTGAAGACTCCATCGAAGCTATGAAGGATATTCCAGACTACAAATTAATATTAATAGGTACTGGCTTAAAATCGGTTTACGGAAATAAATTGCAGGAAATGGCCGGGCCAAATGTTGTCTTTCATAATAATGTTTCAAGAAGATTCACCATCGAGCAAATTAAACAAAGTACGATATTAGTGTCGCCATCAGTATTTGAGGGATGGGGAATTACTCCAATTGAAGCAGTTCATTGTGGAACTCCCATTATATTAAGTGACCTGCCAGTGTTTGACGAGGTCTGGGGAGGAAGTCTCTATTACCATGAACAAAAAAATCCAAGAGCCTTGTCCACCCTGTTAAAAGGTCTATTAAAGAACGAGACAGAACGAAATAGAATATTAAAGATGTGTAAAGAACGAATTACAGAATTCACCCCAGAAAAGTTTGCAAAGAGACTGCAAAATTTATTAGTCAAATTATGAAAACGAACTACGTATTATTATGTGATGGAATAGGAAACATTATTCAATCTATTCCATTTATCAAAGTATTGCGTACGATGAGCAATAAACTCATTGGTATTAATAGAGCAGATTATAAGGATAGCTGGAAAATTGTTCAAAAACTATTTGATGATATTATACCACATGGACTACACTCAGGAACTGAGTACGCAATACCACCACTAGAAAAATTTAAACACAATCCCGAATATAAGTCTTGGTTCCAATTTCACAATGTTCCAGAACCAAAAGAATATAAGATTGAACGAGACGATGTCTATTTCGATGAGATCGAGGACCGGGTCGACTTTGTAATATGGGGAGGCTGTAAACCTAATTGGAAATCTAAAATGTGGCCATACTGGGGAAATCTGGCTGAGATATTATTATCAGGATTTACAGTCGGAGTCATCGGTCTTCCAGGGGAGGGTGGAGACTTTCCAAAAAAAGTAGAAGACTTCAGAGGAAAGCTTACATTAACAGAAACAGGGGGTCTTCTCGACAGATCGCTATATTACATTGGTAATGAAGGTGGACTAACACACTATGCAAATGCCCTACAGAAAACAATGTGGGTGATATTTGGAGGAAGTAGTCCTACTAAGAATATGCCACCTCCGAGAGAAGGCTATTATGATATATCATTGCATCTTGAATGTCAGCCATGCCAATGGAGATTACCAGGACCGAAAGGTTGTGGAGACTATAAGTGTCTTTACAAGCTTACCCCTGAAATGGTGTTAAATAAAATTAACGGAGTATTATATGAGTAGGGTGTCAAAAACACTATTATCAATATTATTACCACTTGTTATATTTATGATAATGTGGTGGGCTTTTGTTTATGGGCCTATGCAGCCTGTGATAATAAAAAATGCCTATGATAAAGGATATAGGGATGGACTATCAGAAGTACACAAAAAAGTGGTAATTGATTCGGTATTGTTTCACTTTGAGGACATAAGGTAAATATGAGTACATTTGTGAGATGTCCAGTTCAAGAACTGGAATTGAAAGTAATTGGAAAGGAAAAGGAGTATGTAATAGATACCATTTATAATAATGGTGCTATTAATCTTGAACATATTTTTGGAGTTGGCGTTGAAGAAATTAAATTTGAAAAAGAGTTGCAGAAGAATGTTATTGTAATATTTACATTGTTCAGACTCTTATTACAACCAACTAAGGAAGGCGCTGACGAAATAATTGAATGGATATTACCCGATAAAAGTGCAGCTATTAAGGTAAGAGACGCTTTCTTGAAAGGGCCCAGAGCAATTAATAAAATTAAAATTAAGAGAACAGCTGCGTATGGAATGGTTGAAGGTTCTGACGAAGGAACAAGCGGAGCTGATAAAAAAGCTTAGAGTTACAGGATACGATTTTGGAGATGGCAAATTGTGCACAGGAACCTGGAGATGGGTTGCGGCCAGATTTGCTGAATTTTATCCAGATCTGAGGGTTTGTCCTGGAAATCAAATTGAAGGCATAGACCTGTGTAACGCAGCTATGCAAATATTAGGAGAAGAACTGTATGGAAACGGGTGGAACTAAATTTCTCACTTACGGAAAACACGGTCCTATAAACTTAGTGTTTGTAAGACACATAGAATTCAGAGAAAAAAGCATAATCTTTTATTTCATTAATAAAGATGAAGTATACTGGGAATTCAGAGATGCAAGAAGTGCTGAGAAAGCCCAGGAGCTATTAGTTAATGAAATATCTGAGGTTAAACTAGAAGATTTCTAATGTTTTACAAATGCAAAAATCAGAACTGCGATTGGGATGGATTATATCACGAGGCTTTATTTGATGGCATGGTTCTAAACTGTCCGATGTGCTATTCAATGGTATTTAATTACGATGAATTTTGCACAGCATGGTACTTAAGACGTCATCCCAATGATATATTCGTGTTTGGAGATAACACTGTCCGCCGGGGAAAAGGTGGGGCAGCAAAGTTACGATACGAGCCAAACACTTATGGATTTATTACTAAGAAAAGGCCTGATCACAGGCCTTCTTCTTATTACAATCCAGCAGAGTATCGTTCAGTATTCAACTCTGAACTAGAAAAATTAGAAAATTTTGTGATAAGAAATATAGACAAAAGATTCCTGGTCTCAAAAATTGGAGCAGGAATTGCTAATAAACATAATATATGGGAAGTTGTTAAGATTCCATTAGAATCTTTTATAAGAACCCATGAAAACGTAATTCAACTATGGCAGGATTAAAAGGTAAAGATCTCGAAAAGAGGGCTAATAAGGCCAATATCCAATATCGAAAAAAGAAAGACGCTCTAATTCTTCAAATTCCTGTTCCGCTGATACTTACTAGTAAAGGTGTAATTCCAAAGGAATCCACTGTGGATTTCGCAGGACTGATATCAGGCGGAAGATTTATTGCCTATGATACTAAGGAAACAATGAGTGAGACTTCTTTTCCATTAAGTAATATTAAACAACATCAATTTTTATATTTAGAATTGGTTAATGACTTAGGAGGTGTCGCATTCTTTCTTATTCACTTTAAATCCTTATATAAGGATCAAGCGTTCTATACGCCTATTTCTTTAGTTTCAAAATATTGGTATGAACATAATCGCAAATCTATTCCAATTACAGATTTTAAAAAGCTATGGCTTGTAGACATTGATGACTATCTTACCCAACTAATCAAAAAACAACTATGGATTACGAAGAATTAAAGGATATCGTGAACATTGGCGATATTATTCAAATTGCAGCACCTTATGTTGCAGGAGTAGGTCAACTTGTTAAACTCATGCCGAAGACGATGGTCGTAGACCCTTATATCAAAGCTGGGTATGAAGAGGACTCCCTTCCTGCAACAACTATATTAGAATTATCCGATGTTCACATGATATTTATATTAAAACCAGACTTAAATGATGCCAAATCAAGCAAAAACAGTACAGCAAATACTGTCAGAAACACTAAAGGTAAAGTTTCAAAAGACTAGCCCAAGGGCAAAGCTTCCTGAAAAAGCCTATGCGGGTGACGCCGGGTGGGATGTATACTCTGCGAAGAGAGTTAACATTCCTGGAAACGGAGCTACACGAACTATTCCGGTTGGATTTAAGATGGCTATTCCAGACGGATATTTTGCAAAAATCGAGGGAAGAGGTGGCTTCCACGCTAACTCAACATTATTCCATAAAGGAACTCCCATCGATTCCGGATATCGTGGCGAAGTATTTGCCATCGTAAGTAATGCAGGACCTTATCCTGTCACTATCGAGGCCGGTCAAAAATTTGGGCAATTAGTGTATTACAAAGTATTACCGGTTGAAATAGAAGAGGTTGAAGAAATACCAGTCGATACTGAAAGGGGTACAAGTAAACTAGGTCAATCAGACAATAAGTGAGGTAGAAATTAATGAGCAACAGACCATTTAAATTATCAGACTCCTTTCTAGAAAAATACAAAAGAAAGTCTTCACCGTTTGGTTTCAATGTTCTAGGTGAGTTAGTATATTTACGAACTTACTCAAGATTAAAGGATGATGGGACAAACGAAAAATGGTGGGAAACATGCAGAAGAGTCGTAGAAGGAACTTATAATATGCAAAAACGACACATTGAGGGGTACTCCCTTGGATGGAATCCATGGAAGGCTCAGACTTCTGCACAAGAAATGTATGATAGGATATTTAATATTAAATTTCTACCACCGGGTCGTGGCTTAACTATTTGCCTATAGGCCACGTTAAAGACATTAAATTGCTGGAAAATAGCTAAATTATTATACACCACACTAATCAATAGAAAGGTTTGAAAAGAGATAATAATGCTGTAATCAGCAGCCAAATAAAGCAAGAATTAATTAAATTATCAAAAAACTTAAAACGATTACCTGTTAAGAGAGATTCAGATCAATTATATTATAAAGCTAAAAAAGCTTTTGGAACATGGAATAGGGCCTTATTAGAGACCTTTGGTAAGATAAATGTAATTTATAAAACCGACAAACAAGAAGTCGTAAATGAGTTATTAAATTATTACATAAAATACAATGAATTGCCAAAAGCCTCTTATAAAGAGAGTTTAACTTGTAGAGCTAAAAAACATTTTGGCTCGTGGAACAAAGCTCTTAAAGATGTATTAGGGGAAGTTAATCAAAATAGATACGGACCAAACATTGGTAACAAAATTATTGACTTCGTCAAAAAATACCAAAGATTGCCTCTAAGAAAAGAATTTGATGGAGATAAATGGCCATACTGGGAAGCTGTAACAGCATCATTAGGAGTAAAGAAATGGTCAGAAGTTTTCTCAGTTATAGACTTAACTAAAATCAAATATTTCCACAATACAAAGCATGGATATGGCTCTATATTTTTATATGATAATAAAATTTACTTATCTAGGGAAGAATTCCTGATAGGAAAATACTTGACAGAGCATAATATATTATTTGAAAAAGAAGTTCCCTATGGGAATTCTAATAATGTATTTGATTTCTATCTTACAGATTTTGATGCTTACATTGAATACTTTGGTATTGCTACAAAGGATTACAAAAACAGAATCGAAGAGAAAAGAAAATTTTATAACGGTAGAATTGTTATAGAAATTTTCAAACACGATAATACTATTAAAAAACTTGCTCTAGAGGTTCAGAGACTATAATATGTCGCTACCAAAGTTATCTTGGTTGCATTGGATAGTCCAAACGTATGGGCAATGGGCTCAGAGCTTACTGAAAAGCGTGGTACATTTGCTGCGCTTAACAATTGTGCTTTCGTGTCCACAGTAAACATTAAGGAAGATTTGTCAGCTCCATTTACTTTCTTAATGGATGCATCAATGTTAGGCATTGGTGTAGGATTTGATACAAAGGGAGCAGGGCAAATAATAATTAAAGGACCTAATGTTACTAGATCTACAGAAGTATACTCCATTCCCGACACACGTGAGGGATGGGTAGAGTCCGTAAAATTATTATTAGAATCCTATTTCCTGGGTACAGCCGCCGCCGAGTTTAATTATGACCAAATCAGACCCGCAGGAGAACTTATTAAAGGCTTCGGAGGCGTTGCCTCTGGACCAGAACCTTTAAGAACTTTGCACAACGACATTAGAAGAGTGTTAAATGAGCAAATTGGAAATCCAATTCCAACTAGGACCATCGTAGACATTCAAAACCTCATCGGTAAATGCGTAGTATCCGGCAATGTTCGCAGATCAGCTGAAGTTGTATTCGGTGATCCCGCATCCGATGAATATCTTGATTTAAAGAATTATAATGTTAATCCAGATCGAGCTGAATTCGGATGGACTAGTAATAACAGCGTATTCGCAGAATTGGGTATGGATTATAGTGCAATTTGTGAAAGGGTTAGAGGAAACGGAGAACCCGGCTTTGCCTGGCTAGAAAATATGCAAGGCTACGGAAGAATGAAGAATGAAAAAGACTTTAAAGATCATAGAGCATTAGGAGGCAATCCATGCCTAGAACAAACATTAGAATCATATGAACTGTGCTGCTTAGTAGAAACTTTTCCAGATAAACACAGTGACAAAGAAGATTACATTAGAACATTGAAGTTTGCGTATTTATATGCAAAAACAGTGACTCTTGGTAAGACTCATTGGCCCGAAACTAATAGGGTTCTATTGCGAAATAGACGCATAGGGTGTTCTGTGAGCGGCATAGCACAATTCATAACCAATAGAGGAATAGAGACCTTAAGAGACTGGTTAGAAGATGGTTATAATGCGATTCAAGATTATGATAAAGTCTATTCAGATTGGTTAGCAATTCCTCGTAGCATAAAGACTACGAGCGTAAAACCATCTGGCACTGTATCTTTATTAGCCGGAGCAACACCCGGCGTGCATTACCCAGAATCCAGATTGTATATCAGACGTATAAGACTTGCCAAGACTAGTGAGTTACTAAAGCCTTTAGAAAAAGCAGGTTATAATATAGAGCCTGCAGAAAAAGACCCATCTACGGTCATCGTAGAAATTCCGATAGACGTAGGAGATGGAATTAGAACAGCATCAGAAGTATCGATGTGGGAACAGTTATCATTAGCTGCCTTCCTACAAAGACATTGGGCAGATAATCAAGTATCTTGCACAGTAACATTTGATCCTGAGACCGAAGGACCTACTCTTCAATATGCGTTAAATTTCTTTCAGTATCAACTAAAAAGTATTAGTTTCCTTCCAAGGATTGATACAGGCGCATACCCACAAATGCCCTATGAACCTATTACCAAAGAGCGATATAACGACATAATGTCTAAACTTAAAAAGGTAAACTTTGGAGCGATCAAGGGAGAAAAGGCAGAGGTTGAAAAATTCTGTAATAATGACGTTTGCAAGTTGGATTTAGAACACAAAGAGGAAAATTGATATATAAAATACATAAAAATAAAACCGTAAGAATTACATGGCTGAAGAGTATCTGGACTACGGTGTAGGTTCTCTTTTACGAAACGTAAACATTAAAGAGGTCACCAAGATAGAAGTAAAAGTTCCAGTAAGAGCTTCTAACGAAGACATCATCAATTATACTGATGCAGAAAAAATCTGTCTCACCGTAACTGATAGGGGTAATAAGATTTTTAAAATCTCAGACGCATGGGTTGATAAAGATGGAGAACCAACTATTAAAGGACTTTGGTTTACATTATCTGAGGACGAAAAGTTATCACCCTCCAGTTCAGTTGCACAACTACTGAAATATTACAAAGTAAATACATTAAAAGAATTGATTGGTCTACGGGTAAAAGTGTATCCAGATGAAAATAATTATCTGGTCATAGTAGCCTGTGACCATAAATTAATAAGTTAATTAACAACAGGAAACAAAATGAAAGCAAGTCTTGATATATTCCCAGCTTATAATGAGATTTACGGACTTGGATTTTCTCAAGAGAAACTTGATCACCTGAGCACTTTCCCAACTGGCGACTTAGCAGAACATAAAGTTCCGACAGATTTACAATGGATATTGCAGAATACTAGTTCCTTTGTAAGGGTAGGTAACATGGTTGCCAGGAAGGTGGGAAGAAGTCAAGGATATTACCGGGATAATAATAAAATCATCTTTAATAAGCTAGACAAAGCAAAAGCATCTGAGTATGCAATTACAGATTACTTATACTTTGGGTTTAAAGTGCCCAAGGATTATCAAGGATATTTGATAGAATGGTCTGAGATTGGATATTCTAATAACAGACTATTAGTTGTCGATGAGCTAACTCAGGATGACTTGCCAAAGATTAGCATTGTATATAATTTTATAAAACATTTCCTAAATGGACGTGGAATTGAGGCGATAGTTAATGGCGTAAAAAGTTTAAGATTTAAGCGATTTAGTCTGTTCATAGATAAGTTGAGAGATTCAATATTAACTATGGATCCGACCTGCTTTGTATTAGAGCGGCAATCAGATCTAGATGGTACAAGATCAGTTTTCTTAAACTTTTTCAATCTAGCGTATCCGCGAGCGAAATACAGCAGTTCTGAAGACTTACAAGAAAAATATAGGAAAGTTAGTGAGAATTGGCATTTAAGTGTAATTACTGACGTAGTAGAATATAAAAATCGCAGATTTGCGTTGAGTTTATTCAGACCTCCGTCAGGATATTACAAGGGCGGCTCCGCGTTTTACCTGAGAGTCGCCAATCATGAAGATCGTTGTTACGATTATGTTGACGTGGATAGATGTTATGTAGAAAGCGAAGTTAGCGCTGGGGTCACTTTGGGAGCAGTCGCCTTTATTGACAGCAAACCCCAAATGCCTACGCGAGAAGTACTCGAACCCTATGTGAAGTCTATTCAGAAATATGAGCAGCCAGTCTTAATGACTAATAAAGATTTAGCAATTATAGTAAAGAGACACGAACAACGTAAAGAAAGAGAACGTACCGAAGCAGTCCAGAAAACTAAATTGGCTGAAAAAATTAGTCAAAAGATAGAAGTCTTAAAAGAAGACAGCGGCAAATTGAATGTCAATGGTGTCTTATTTACTAAGAATGCTATCAGTTACGAAAATCAATCATTGATTATCGAGGATTCGGATGAATGGGTGTATAATCTTGTAGATAGATTAGTTCGCTCTTATAATCTCGATTCTGTAAACTTTGATACAGTATTAGCTCGGTTTCTAGATAAAGTTGAGGAAAAAGTTCAACGGAGTGATGACGTTAAAGGGCAGATTGGTGATGTTACCTTTCATATTACTAGAGCAGCATTAACTAATAGAGATGGTAATACCAGTCGCCGAACTTATATCAACGAAAAACGAATTAATTTAGAAGAAGTAAAAGAATGCATCGAGCGAGGATTATGTTTTCAGAAACAAGACGATTTTAACTATTTCTTATACGAAGTCAGTAAATGCTCGTTAAAAATTCACAAATGTCTCCAAAGAGGAATCACGATGAATGTACGAGACGAGTTTAATGGCTGTGTAATTTCAATGAAACTCCCACTGACTCGTAAAAGGAATATTAATTATCTTGTAATGGAAGGCCAGGAGTTTAGAGTAAAAGATACTCATAAGATCATTGATTTGCGTAAAGCAAACGATCTTGTAGATGTATTAAACGTATTTTTGAACCCAAACATTATCGACGGTGTAAATTACTCCTATATTAAAGGCTTAGTCGAAGCAGCGAAGAAAGAATTCGTCACAGCTGTAGAGAAAAGCCAAAAACTTTTGAAAGAAACAGAAGAAACTTTTAATCTTACTGTAGGTAATCACCAGCTTGCTAATGGTAAAATGGTTCATGGTTATCTCATTACTGGAAAGAAAAGAACCTATGTTTTAGAAGTTCATGAAGACAATCCAGAAGCTAAAAACAATGTTTACATATTTCCTGAGGGAAGTTACGTATGCATCGTTGATAAATCAACGGCACAAGTCGGTATGGATAAAGTCGTTAATAGAATCTACGCATTGCACAACGATTCAATGTTGGCTGCGCAGATCCATACCTTAAAATAGTTAACTAATTTATAAATATATATTTATGGAAAAACAAATAAAAAGAGTAATAGTAAAAGAAATCTCTAGCAAAGGGCACGATGAGTGGGACTTTGATGCGCAAGAAGCATTAGAGTACATCCAGGAAGCTGCGAGAAACGGGAAATGGCTATATCTCGACGGAACATTTGCTAATCCAAATGAAGTAACTTTGGATGACTTAGCCGAATCAAGAAACATTCTGTTATCAAACGCCCTTATAGGCGGAAACGCTAATTAAACTTGAGGATGGGCGCCCCGATCCGCTGATGGTTTCTCCTGAAGCCCCGGGTCGCCCAATTCATTATTATGAACCTTAATATACAAAAATACCACAAGGTTACTTCTAACATTGTACTGCAGCATGACATTGGAATCTTAGGAATGATGTTAGCACATGGGCATTCTAATCTGCAAGACGAAGTATTTGCAGTAGGAATCGGACATAAAAATGATAATATCTGGACTATGACAAAATTCTGCCCAGTAGACAATGTAGTAAAAGATAACAGATTCAAGAGAATCAGACAACAATTAAGTGTAAATCCTAATACGGATTACATACCACATCCTACCCAATTTATGCAAGTATTAATGGATACCAGGCACTATGATGATAATAATCAATTTGACTTAGTGGTAATTTTTCACACACATCCTCATAATCATCCCTGTCCATCCATAACAGACACGTTGGGGGCTGGATACGAAGCAGTATATATTATCTATTCTCCATATTATAAGGAGTTTAGCTATAACTACTATGACGGTATAAACCGCGGATTTAAAAATGTAAACATGGAGTTGTTATGAAACAAGTAGCGGTCGTCGGAGCGGGCGGCATTGGAAGCTGGTTAGCCTTCTATCTGTTCAATTTGGAACAACACGATCAACTTAAAAACGTGGGTTTCACTTTTTATGACGATGATATCGTCGAAGAAAAAAATATTCCTTATCAGAATTTTGGTATCGTTGATATTACAGACTCCAAAGTAGAATCTATATCAGCCCGATACGGATTCATAGGAGAAGAAAGAAGAGTGGAAAGTGTTAAAGATTTGAAAGACTTCGATTGCATTATTTGCGCCGTAGATAGCAAATCTTTTAGAAAAGATTTATTTGAAAATTGTAACGGTGAAGACGATCCATACTGGATCGACTTGAGAAGCGAAGGAAGAGCTTTTGTATTTTACACAAAACACGAAAAAAATACAACTGAAAAAATGTTAGGCACCTTGCCAAAGGATGATGCTGAGGAAGGGAGTTGCCAGTTAGAGTGGGAACTTAGTGAGGGCATTATTCAGCAAGGTAATAAGATCGTGGCCGCAATAGCAAGTCAGTTAGTTTTAAACTGGCATCGGAAAGTCGATAGTCCTCCGACATTAGTAGCACATATTTGACAAAATGGCAGTTGTGGCGGCGGAGCATATCCCGAGGGAAATGCTGGCTAAAGGCCCGTGACTGAAGAACACCGTTACGAACCCTGGATTGGGCTTAGCAGATAAGTCGGTGAGGATCAAGGGAAACGCAAGGTAGATCAGATATCCTTGACAACTGCCACTAAATTTTAATTGGTGAAAAGTCAATGGAAGAAAAACAGACTAGAAGACAGTCAAAGGATTTCAACGAAATCTGGAATATTCAGTCGGAGATGAATGTTTCAAATGAAACATGGGACGAACTCTTTCATAATTGGGATAATCCGATGGAATGTAAGGGACGTAAAAGACCGACTGGTTGTACAATTTGCGAATTAATTGAAAAGAATGGATGCGTAATTAGAAAAAGTACAGGGGAGACTTATGACAAAAAAGGGAAACTTGTAATTTGTCAAAGAACACCTTAATTATTAACCAAAATATAATATGAACGGAAGACTTAAGAGCCGAAAAATGTGGATGGCCCTGACAGCGATGATATTAGTATGCGTGGCACCATTCATTGCCGGAGACAAGGCAGAATCGGGATCATTGATTAACGCAATAACGATGATATCGATGGTCTACCTTGGAGGCCAGGGAGCAGTAGACACTGTTAATACTTATAAAAATGGGGAAAAGGCCCATGCCGAAGATCCACTACAAGTCGTTGGCCCTGATCCAGACTTCATAGGAAAAGGAAAGTGAAAATTTTATTAATAGGGGATGTTCATAGTCACTTTTCTGCACTGAGCAGACTATTAGACGAACATCCTTACATTGATTTTGCAATACAAGTCGGTGACCTCGGATTTTTCTTTACTGAAGAGGCAGCGATGAAAGATGCAAAGGCTTACAAACATAACCCAAAATTAATAAGCAGCTTTATTAGGAAGCATAAAAATAATGCTTTGAAACCACTTAGCAAAGTTGTATATTTCGTTAAGGGTAACCATGATGACTATGACATGCTAGACTCCAACGAAATGAAGGCTTTAAATCTTCGATTCGTTAAACAAGGTGAAATAATAAGAGTCTCTGATGTAACAATTATGGGATTTGGAGGAATCTATTCTCCGATACGATCTAAACTTAATGCTGATAATTTATGTGAAAGACAAAAAAGGTTCTTTACTGAAGACGAAGCATTAATGGCAAAATTAAAAGGAAGATCAGAAAGAATAGACATACTAATATTACATAATGCCCCAGTTGGTACTCTCCCAAGAACAAGTAGAGAGGAAGGCTTATTAACACTAAACGGAATAATAGAGGAGATAACTCCTAAATTAATAGTGCATGGGCATCATCACATTAATTACCAATCTGGTAGAGTTATTGGCTTAGGGAACTTTTCTAAGAATAAAGAGTCCTATGTAATAGTCGAAAAAAGTAATGAAGGAAATTTATGCGTTCTATAATTTGTTTAGACGTCGATGGAATATTAAGACCGTTCATCGAACGAACTGCTGAAGTGTTCGGAACTGCACATGATATGGCTATTGAATTGTATAATGGGGAGAAAGATTTCTATGAGTACTTTATTCCTTATGATAAGGCTTACGTAAGAAAATTTATTTTCGAAGATAGAGTTAAAGACATCTTTCTAAACGCAAAACCGTATCCAGAGGCAGAGGATGGATTCAGCTTTTTACAAGAATTTTGTAATAAGACTGATAGAGAGTTGATGATTGTTAGTTCTCAATTTAGTTATACTACTAAGATACTTACACTTAGGTGGTTAGAGCGATTTAATATGTTAACTGAGAACTTAGCGTTTGTCAAGCATCCTAATAAGTTCATCATTGACGGTAATATTTTGATAGACGATGAACGTGACAATTTGCAGAAGTGGTCTGAGAAAGGAAAAACTGCAATTTGTTTTGATCGTGCGTGGAATAAGGATTGGAAAGGTTTACGTCTCAATAATTTAACTCAGATACCTGAGTTATTAAACAAACCAAACAATTTTATATAAACATATTGACCATGTTAGAACAATACTTTTCAGAAATTGATGCATACGAGCTAATTGATCGAGAAGAAGAAAGGAGACTGTTAACAGAGGCAAAAGCTGGAAATAAGATAGCTTCTGAGAAACTAATCAATAGCAACTTAAAATTTGTAGTATCAGTTGCCAAGTCATATCAAGGACAAGGGATCCCATTAGAAGATTTAATATCAGAGGGAAACCTTGGACTTATTAAAGCATTAGATAAATTTGATCTTAATAGAGAAGTCAAGTTTATATCATATGCAGTATGGTGGATTAGACAGTCAATCATTAATGCGATTCATGAGAACGCTAAGATTGTCAGACTTCCCTTGAATAAGATTAATAATTTGACTAAGGCCAAGAAAGCCCGAAACGAATTAGAAGAAATCTTAGGAAGAGAAGCCAGTCTCCAGGAACTTGAGAACTACATTGACAACCCAGAAATTATCAGAGATATGAAGTTTAATTTTGAAGTAATTAGCGTAAATAAACCTCATACAAATGATAATAAAGATCTTACCACCGTTATATCTTACGATGATAAAGAGTCGCCGGAGCATTACGAAAAAGAATTCAGAAAAGAGTTAAACTTTGCAATACGTGGATTTACGCCGCGTGAGAAAAAGATTATTAAGATGTATTATGGCATAGGCTATGTACGTCCTTATACTCTTAAAGAAATTGGAGAGGAAATGAATCTAACACGGGAAAGAATAAGACAGATCAAAGAGCGGGCCCTTCAGAAACTAAGAAAGAAACATAGAAACGAAACACTCGGATTATATTTATGAGCAACGTTCAATACGTTACCCAAGACAGCGAATTAACCGCTGTCTTGGAGTATCTGGAGAAAAAACATACATTAGCTCTTGATACAGAAACCAATACATTAGACCCCAGAGATGGGGATCTATTATTAGTGCAGATTGGTGATAAATTTAACCAATTTGTATTAGACGTTTTTCTATTAGGAAACTCAATTAACAAGGTTTTTGATTTAATAATTGGTCGAAAGATTACCTTAATAGCCCACAATGCAAAATTCGATTATCTAATGATTAAGGGCCACCTTGGCATAGAATTAGATAGATGGGTAGATACTATGATTGCCGAACAGTTGTTAAATCAAGGAAAAACTAAAGTTAAATTTGCATTAGACGCCCTATTAGAAAAATACATGAACATAGTCGTTAATAAGAGTCTTCAAACTAGTTTCATAGATCATAAATTTGGAGCTACCTTCTCAAATGATCAAATATTATATGCTGCCAAGGACATAGAATATCTGATTCCACTAGATGATAAACTTCATGTAATACTAAAGAGTCGGGACATGGAGAATCTAGCAGATCTCGAATATAGAACTATTACTGCCACAGGTGACTTAGAATATAATGGAATTTACATTAATAAAGAAAAGTGGATTGCTCTAAGAGATGAAGCTGAGAAAGAAGCCAATGAATGGAAAATTAGACTAGATACACATTTTAAAGAATTTGCACGACCAGACTTATTTGGAGAGCTCGGTATAAATTACAACTCTCCGAAGCAGATAGCCCCATTGCTGGAAAAAATCTGTAAGATGAAAATTAAATCTACAGCTGATGCGGCTCTAAGCTTATATAGTAGCAGATTTCCAGTAATAAATGACTTATTAGAATACCGTAAGGCTACTAAGAAAGTAACTACTTACGGAGCAAAATTCTTAAGAGACTATGTTAATAACAAAACTGGTAGAATCCATTCTACCTTTCAGCAGCTAGGAGCTGACTCTGGTAGATACGCTAGTAAAAACCCTAATATGAATAATATTCCAAGGGCCCAGGTCTATCGAACTCCATTTCAGGCACAACATGAAGATTGGAGAATAATATCAGCAGACTTCTCTCAGCAAGAGTTAAGAATATTAGCTCATCTTAGTGAAGAACCTAAGTTCCTTGATGCCTTAAAAAAGAATCTAGATTTACATTGTTTCTCTGCAAGTTTAATCTACGACATACCATATCAAGATTTCATAGATCCTGATACCGGGGCACCATGGAAAAAAGACAAGAAAAGACCATTTAAAGCAGAAGTCGCCGAGCACGCTCTGAAAATGATCGGGCTCCGTAACTACACTAAGGCTATTAACTTTGGAATAATATATGGCATCGGAGCTAACAAACTAGCCAATGAATTAGGAATTACGAAAAATGAAGCTAGTCACTTGTTGAACAAGTACTTCAAGGAATTTCCAAAAATTAAAGAATTAATTGATAAATTGGCGAGCTTCGCTGAGAAAAATAAGTACGCAGTATCTCCATTGGATAAAAGACGCAGAGATTTATCAGATTTCGATTGGGATAATCCAAAACATGCTGGGCATGCGATGAACATCGCAAAGAATTTACCTTTCCAAGGTTGCGGTGCGTCCACTACGAAGCTCTCATTAGTTAAGATTAGAAGCCAAATTAAACTTAGAGGACTACGTGCTAAAATAATAAATGTGATACACGATGAAATATTAGTTGAGGTCCATAAAGACGACGCAGAGCAAATGGCAGAAATAGTTAGAGTTAAGATGATCGAGGCTTTCGAACACTATGCTCCACTGGCCCCTATGGAAGTAGAGGCCGTAATTGATAACCATTGGGTACACTGATGAAGTTAGAAGCGACTATCACGGATGCTAAGATCATTGCTGAGCGTAGCGGTCTCATGCGTTTTAACCCAACTACGAGAGCTATGCATTATCCTGAGGAAGGGATATTAAAGATTGATGCTATGGTAAGAGAAGATCCTAATATACTTAGTGACGTTTATACCAGATTTTATGCACCGGGTCATAAGATAATTCCTACTGAGTTAGCTGCTGATGAGAATCTTATTCACATAATAGCACGACTTACCACAGTATTTCAAGATTACAAAAAAGCAGCCTTACATGGAAAACACATTCCACCAGGTATATTTGAGCCAATATTTCTTGGCCAAGAAAATCTAAACGGACAAGTTAAAAAGTTGTTACTGAGAATCTCTAAGACTTTAGATGAGATCAAAGATCTATTATTAAATCAAAAATCGCAATGAATGAAGTAATTGATCCTGTAAAATTCTGTGAAGAAAAATATCCAGAAATGATGAAGGCTTACAGGGAAATTCAAGAGGCTGATTACAAACTTTTTTGTAAAAAGCAAATGGACTATGGCCCTGGAAACATTTCGATGGGAACATCGTTAGAGACTGAAGCCGATGTATTTTTCAGTTTATCTGCGTTAAATATTCGAATGAATGATAAGATGCAGCGACTATTAAATCTTATTAATAAGCATCGAAGGCTTCCTCAAAATGAGCCCATTGAAGATGCTTACTTAGATTTATCAGTGTACGGAACTATTGCCAGAATTGTACAATCTAACAAGTGGGGTAAATAGTGAATAAAGAGATTATGAGGAAAGCGGGATTCGATAAACAAGTAGACCTCGTAGAAAATGGAAAATGTCCGCTTTGTGGAGAGGACATTAACATGGAATCTTTTAAAGATGACGTCTCGATAAAAGAATTTAAGATCTCTGGCATATGTCAAAAATGCCAGGATTCTATATTTGGATAATAAGGATGGGGAGCCATCATTGACTCCCCCATTTTTTTACATTAAGAGTTTGCCTTTGGTATAAGAATAATACATACAGAGAACACTTAATTTTGTAAAGGAAAGTATCATGAGAGATTGTGTCGACGTGTTTGATTATCTTTCAAAGACTCATTCTGAAAGACTGCCACTAACCCCCGCTGCGCCTACTCCCAAAAGATTAGATCCAGCTTTATTTCACGATGCGTTAATAGCGAACAGCATAGTTCTCGACGAGGATCTGTGGTCAGACTCCTTTAATAGAGACTTGTTAAGAGTATTAAATACTTTACATGAAAGAGAGAAATTCGTAATCATTCGATCCTTCGGTGTACTCGGCTATGACGCAAAAACTTTGTCACAGATAGGGAAAGAATTGAACCGCACCAGTCAAAGGGTAAGCCAAATAAAGAGAAAGGCGTTAAGAAAGTTGCGTGTTGAGCGTAGGAAGAGAGTATTAAAGCAGTATCTATAAGAAAATGGGAGGTCAGTCAACCTCCCATTTTTTACATTAAGAATTACACAGCCCCACTAAGTTTCACTGGACGAACTCTTGTAGCTCTGATAGCAACATTCTCTAAAAGAATAGTTTGCTGAGCTGAGATGCCAATGTTATAAGAGGCAATGTAACATTTTTCTAAATATATTCCACCGTAAAACTCAGACTCTGTATCCAAAAATATAAATCCGAGTCCAAGGGGTTTATTAAAAACGGATGAACCTAAGTTTCCCCAGAATGCTCCGATCTCAGCAGTTTCCTGATTGATTACAGTATAACCGTTGATGTCATTGGTATTTGCAGGATATTCCTTAGTAGGATCTCCAGCAGAACCTTTAGCAACATTGGGAATGTATAATTCATCTGTATTTTCCGAATTGTAATATGTTGAAATAGCAAATAACAATGATGGTCCATCAAACAAGATTCTTGCAATGTTCGCCTGTGCGTATGTACGCCCTGGAATTGTGAACATTTGACGGGAACCAACTTCATTTAGTTGTTGAATTTGCTTATTCTGAGCAATGCTTGCATTTTGTACTAATCCGACTGGAATTAAGGCATCATCGGGAATGTCTGCACCAACTGCTTGTCCAGCTGCTGCTGGGGTTGTATATTCAGGTGGTCCTGACACAAGCAACGTGCTTTCTGAAGAGACAAAATCATAAGTGCTATTAAGATCTTGCACATTTTTGTCTTTCCATTGTTCTATCCATTCGGAGTACTTTCTCGAAAACTTGTTATTTATAGCCATTCGTTATCGTCCTCCTTAGAATACCAATGTTATTCTGATATAATTAACTGGATAGAGAGGTAAAAGGTCAACCTCACATTCTACCGTATCTGGATTCAATTCGCTCTGTGCTATGGATGCTACAGAGAATCCATTTAAGATTCCAGCAGTAATTAGATTTTCTCCGATTCCTCTAAGAATCGTGTCAACTAATGATAAGAACTTTGTATCAATTACATATCTACCGATGTAGGGTGCTAATACACGTCTAATGTATTTAGCTGCATAATCGATAGCAGTAGTGATACTTAATTCTCTTAACGCAATGCTTAATACATTGGTACTTTGTTGATGTCTACATACAACCGGAGAAGTTTGAGATCTCTGAGTCATAATGTAGTATCCGCCTTCAGCAATTGTATTAAGCTGAGCCTCCGTGAAATAGTCCCATGATCCATAGGTTTTATCAACTCCTGAAATTGGCACATTTGTCAATGGCTGTTCAGGACTCTTACCTACTACTTGTCCCGCTACCGCTGCATCAAAATAAAATCCTGGTACAGGTGATAATACTGTTAATTGATGATAACCAGCATCCACCAGCGCCTGCCATCTTGCTGCGGTAATAACTTCACCCTTCTTATATCTTGTGCTTCCAACTTTCATATCAGCTGCAAATTTGCATTGAAAGTAAGTCGTATCAGAGTTAGTAGTGTAAGTACTAAAACTATTTTCTATCCACGTAGGACTAATCGTTGAAATATGTCTCGTCTCTTCCACGTATCCCCAATCTGGGAAGGTCATGAACAGCCGCTTTTCTTGATAAGCAGCCGCAACGTCTTTAATGCCTGATGCCGTCGTTGACTTCTGTGCGTTGGTCTCAGCATGGACATTTCCTGTCCAGGCAGGGATAACTCTATTAACTACGGTAATTCTCTCCTTCTTATTAGCTGCTAACGACATTGTATTAACATGCGCTAGCGCATTGGCTAAGATGCTATTGTTATGTGACATAAATGCAATAACATATACATCTTGCATTTCCAATGCAGAAATAGCTTCTGTATATTGAGCTGTAGACTCAGCATCGATACCATAGGTATAAATTGCTAAGCTGTGTTGTTGCTGTGCAACTTTAGCTCCATAAGCAAGAGGATTCCATGTAACAGGTTCTCCAATTAAAGCCCTGATATCTGCAATTGATGTCATTTCTTTAAAACCTTCAGATTCAGGTTTATCAGCAAGATATCCGACTCTAATAGTAACTCCAGAGGCAGTGAAGGTAGGATCAGCTAGAATTGTAACCTGGTTGTTATTAACAGTATAATCTGTATTATACACTAAGTGATGAATAGTGTCAACAGACTCAACTAGGTCTACAACTACTAAGCTTTCTTCTCCAGAAACATTGTAATATGTGCTATCGATGCCACTTAAGTGGAAAGTAACCTCACTACCATCATAAGTAGCGATGCTAGTAGCCAGGAAGGAGTCATCGTCCAATGGATCAATCCAATGGAACCCCTTACCGACAACTACGGCACTAAGTTCTGGAGATATAAAAACGGGAGTTTGAGAGCGTTGCTCTTGTGTTATTTCAACACCTGGCTTACTATATGCCATTATTAATATCCTCCACTAACTTTCTTAGTATTGTTTTTTGTTTTTAAGTAATCGTATAACGTTGAACCCGCAAAAGTAGCCCCTGGTGAAATTGTCATCGCTGTCGCTTCTCCTATGCCTAGGCCTACTCCCTTGGGAACACTTTTTTTCTTATGAGATTGATACGCATAAAATCCTAAGGCAGGGGCAGATGTAGCTACACCTGCTATCTGACCAATGGGACTTTTGCGTAATATTAACTTCTCTTTTCCTGGGGTGGATCCTACAGTTGATCCAACGATCTTCTTTGGGAAATATTTACCATAATAACCCTTTCCACCCTTTTCTTTGATATGCTCTGTCGTGGCTTTCGCTAAGTCGACGGTTGTATATCTAGACCCTCTTACATTCTTAGCCATCGCAGATAATAAATTTTTACTAACTTGTATTGGCGCGTGCCAACCGGCTTCAGGAACCCCCTTAGTTATTTGTTGAGTCATTTCAGCAAAGTTGCCTAATGTTTTTCTAATTGCTCTTCCAGCTCGTGTTCCAGTTTCCGTTTGAACTACTGGTTCAAAATACTTAGGCATTTTCCCAAGATTGTAAGTGAGACTCTTATGCTTAGCTACCTCTGATAGCGCCTCCTGAAATCCCTGAGTCTTATAAAGATCTCTTGCTCTTGATAATAATTGACCAGTCTGAGTCTTAGCAACTGGTTTCACAAATCTTGATAATAATGCAACCAGGTGCGGAGTCATTGCTTCTTTATTCATTATTGTGTTCCTATTAATGCTGTTTGTTCAATCTCACCGTTATCCACGTCCAAGTCAACAATGATGCCTTCTAATATTCTGTAATATCCGTATACTGATCCACCATTAGGTAGAGTGAAAATCTTAGTTTCTCCATTGCCAGTTCCTACGTTAACTTCAGTGCGAAGCTCTAAAGTAATGGCATCTACGTAAGTAACTAAAATTGCACAACCATCTTCTGGAGCTTCATAAAACTCAATCTGAGTTCCATTGTTAATTACATCAAAATCAAGACCTTCAAAGTATTCGTCACCACATACCCAAACTCTACAATTATATAAACTTTCCGATTGACCTAAGCTTTTTTGCATTAGAAACGATACATTAATTGCTACGCCAAATAATTCTGTGCCGCCATGTCGTATCAATCGTTCTTCTGATATACTCATCGATGTGAATTTGTATATTCCGACTGTAGCAAAATCACGCTTATGCACAGTTAATGCTACGAAGAGTTTATTAGCAATGTCTTCCGCCTCTACACCTTGTTTCGCAACACAATTATAAGTAATTGAGCCACTATATAAGTCTGTGAACTCAATTCCACGAATTCTATCATCGTTAAGCGCTGGTGTAAGCGCTCCAAATTTTACATTTCCAGTACGATGGGGATTTATCCAACCCTGTTGTCCACGGACAGCATAGGTCCATGCCGCAGCTCCACGAGATAAAATGATGCTCGGACGTTGGACTGCAACACCAAGATCTATGGCGAACTTATCAGCAATAATTATATTAGAAATCCTGGGATCAATGTTCCACGTAAATCTATTATGCTGTTCTCCGAAGTAAGCTTGAGCAAAATTAAGAAAAATATACTTAATTGCTAAACTGATATTATTAGTAGAAGTAGACATATGTTTTAATTTACAATAACTACATTTTTTCTAGAAGAGAACGTAATTGGCCCTTCTTTAAGGTACCAGTACACTACCTTAGCACTATTAGCATTAAGATATTGGGTAGAATTATTAGTAACTCTAAAACCATTATTGACGATGTCCACTAGTTCAGATCCAATGGCACCATTTATACTAGTAAATGCGGTACCACTGCTTGCATTATCTTCTGTAGCACACGTCCTGCCTCCGGAACCTCCAGCATTATGATTCTGTACAAGTACCCATGTTCCAGTAAATCCTACATTGATATCACGATTGCTACCATTATTACCAGTGTATCTACCACTAGTGATGTAAGACGCATAGTCTTTTATCGCCATCCAATGATAAGTCTTTGTATTAGTATTCACCTGGCCATATGTACCAATTTGAAAAACATCAAATTGTAAAGCCTGAATCTCATTATCATAGGTCTGAAACGACCCATTAACTAATAAACTACTGTCACCTCCGAATATAGAGGGGCGCCACACGCCTCCTACGGAATTGTCACTTGCCTGTATCATTACGATGCCTGGTAGAAATCCAATTCCTGATATATTCCGATTATCGTTACCATCCCCTACGTATGATCCAGTGTTAATATAGCCAGCCTGCTTTTTAGCAGCAAGATAATAATAAGTTGACCCACTTGCGTTTAAAGCGGTTCCTACCTGGAATCCACCTTCTTCTAACCCTTGAATGTAATTAGATACATAATTTGACGTGAGGGCAAGAGGAAGAGAGTTATCTCCTGCAGTCATAGTATTAGTTTTCCAATACCATGAATTACCTGCACCGATGACAATTACGATGTCTGGCTGAAATCCTAATCCGCTGATACTACGGTCATCGTTATTATCACCACTATAAGTACCAGTGGTAATATAAATAGTCCCAGCAAAGGCAGTAGTAAATAAAAATATTATGCATAAGAAAAATAAATAACAAAAGCTTCTCATCTTTTTACCCTTGTGTAATGATAATAAATGAATACTTTAACGTCAACACCCGCTACTGAGGGCTTTTTAATTCCAATTAAGGCATTCGCCGGAATTGATGCTTGACTTATTGTAGTTTCTAGTACCGTGTATTGATTTGTTTGGTTTGTAGCGCAAACCAATGCATCAATTAATGTCGTTCCTCCACCAGTCTGTTTTTTATAATAAAGACTAAGATCTTGATCATCCACATTACTGATACCCCTGATACTATCAACTGTAATAGTGTAAGGATACTTATTACACGTAGGAAATAAAGAATCAGAGCTCATAGTTGAAGGAGAGTCAAATCCCATCGTTAGACAATCATACTCAACTTGTCCTGATATTTGACCACCACCAATTGTTACATCGCCATTATTTCCTACTTTAAATTTAGAAGTACTTCCTACCTGTAAATCCATTAAGTTGTGAGTTTTTCCACGTAAATTTGTCTCTGTGGCGTTTGTAAAGATACCAGTAACAGTTCCTGACGTTATTCCCGCGTCTAAGTTAATAGTATATGGCATATTTATCATTGACAAATCAACTGTTCCAGATGCTTTTCCTGTTATGATACCCGAAGCTGGACTAAAGTATAAACCTGCAAAACTATTAACAGCACCTATCGTATTACTTGTATATATATTTATTAACCCACCAGAAAGTCCAGTATCACTAAAAATAAATCTTGAAACAGCATTATTCGAAGCATCAAGACCAACCCCATAACCAGTTGCAATATGAAGATTCTTATCAAAAGAATATCCTAACCCTTGTGTACTTGTGAATGCCCATTTTGAATATATTGGATTTCCATTTGTTGCCAAAGATAAACCTAATGATTCATTAGTTTTTTGCCCAACGTCAGAATCAGCATCTCCCCTAAGTGTTAGAGCTGGGACTCTTTGATTGACATTGGTACCAATTTCAACGTTGCCATTCTGCAATACCATTAATCCTGAACTATCCGCACTTGACCATAATTTTCCATCTCTGTCACCAAATGTTTGCAGCAACGTATCAGATTTCGAATTGACCGTTAGCACCGCCCCTGGCACAGTCGTGCCGATGCCAAGTGATCCAGCTAAATAATTATTTGCACCAGAATCTGCGATATAGATTCCCCATTTATTAGTAATACCAGCTGATAACGTTGGGAGATAATAACCATAAAAATTAGTTAATGTGCCTGAAGTTCCAGAGTTTTCTGCATAAAAACCATAGCTATTAGTCGTTGTTGTTCCTATACTTAAATTATAAATACGACTAAAAAAACCATAGTTATTAGTTATTGTTCCAACAGAAGTACCAGAAGCACCAGAGGCTGCTAAACAACCTGCCATTCCAGTACAAGTTCCTGGAGCTTGATGTATGGTTTCAAAAAAGAGACCTCGTAGTGCCACCGTATTAGTGTAATCTCCAAGTGCAGTTGTGCTCGACATGCACGAACCTTTAACAGCTCTATATGCTTTTGATGTTGTTGTCTGATTATTCACCTCTAAAACAACATCAAGAGCATCAGTATGTCCAGAAACAACTTCTGTTTTGTTATAAATAAAACCTAATTGATTAAAACTATAACCACTCACTGTAGCATTTGCTACATGCAATGGATATGAAGGACTTAATCCAATGCCAAGTGGTCCAGCTAAATAAGAATTTGCCGTTGATGCCGAATAGATACTATAAGCATTGTTAGTTGCTCCACCAGAGGCAGTAATGTTATTAGCAATGTATAAAGCATAGGCATTATGAGTTTGACCTGCATCTGTGCCTGTTGCATGGACTTTATTTACATACAGACCGTAAGCATTTCTAATGATACCTGCTGAGGCTACACCAACTTCGTTATAATTAGCATAAGCGTTTGAGATTTTCCCTGTTGACGTAGAATAATTACTAACCAAATTGAAAGAACCGTATATGTTAGTTGCAGTCCCTGTCCATGCTGTTGCAGTCGATCCTGCTCCACTTAAAGCATCTAAACCAGCATAGCACTGGTTTTTTAAACCATATAAATTAGTGTAATTACTTCCATCGGCATCAGCGATGTTAGCAGTCATTGTTATTCCAGTATTACTGCCAGACGTTCCTCCAAGAGCTAATGAGTATATTGCCGCCCCAACTTGACTTGCTGATCCGCCTAATGTACTTCTTCTGTAAACTGATAATATTTTATTTGATGTTCCAGCATTACCACCTAAATAACTGCTGCCATCGACGCGGAGCCCTGAATAACTTATAAGTGAGTCGGCTGAAGTAATAGATCCACTAGAAACTATCGATGGGAAATATCTTATCCGATCTACCTGTGCCAACGATGGTCCTGGGATAATGAATAATAATATTAATGATATTAGTATATAATTTCTCATAACATTGAAACTCCTATCAATCTCCAATTTGAACCATCATAGGCAAATTGGACTGTATCATTTGTGCTAACAGCCATCGTTAGGCCACCTTCTAATAATAAGGATCCGTTGACAAACGTAGTATTATTATCATTAATTAATACTACTATGGTCTTGTAGCTCGCTGTACAATTAAATCCTGATATAGCGGTTGGAGCGGAGTTATTAGTCATAAAATATTTTCCAGAATCGACATCTGGATAAGTATCTCCATCTGCAAAGTTATTAAGTTGAAATTCTCCGGTATCAGGCAACCCACTAATGGTAGTGACAGCAGATCCTAAGTCTGGGGTTATAAATATAGGCATATCAGTTAGTTCTCAAATTTATTATTAAAGATAAACTCTTCTAAGGTAATAGGCTCTTCGTCCTCTTTCTTTTGTTTCTCTGCAAGTTCTTTTTTAATTTTTTCTTGCAGTTCAGTCTGTGTTACATCTTTATGTTGTGGACAAAGGTTCATATTTAATAATAACCTATTATAGAATCAAAGTCAAGCTAAAAATAATTATTGCACCAATCCACGATGAGATCATGTCTTTATATGAGAATCCATCTCCACCCCAATTCATTTTTCCGATGAAGGGAAACCAGGTGTAATAACCATGCTCCCATGGTAACAGTGCATCCTTTACTTCCCATAGTGCCCAAAAAATCATCGATGCCAATGGAGAAATTAATGCTAATAATAGCCCTCCGATGAAATGTTGAACCTTATCATGCGCTAAAATTCCAGGAAGTTTAAAGGTATCTTCTTTGCTATTCCATTTATCATGTGCAAATCTAAACATTAAGTTCTTCCTACGCCAGTAACTCTTAAAGATACATTGGTTGAAGTTGCCCTAATTACAGAGAAATAGACAAACTGTGAATTATTAAGTGATACTGATGAATTTGCAGCTAAATATAAATCATTGGCTGTAGCAGTAACACTTGATGTACCAAAGGTAACGTAGCATCCAGCTGCTGATATATTCTGAATTACTACGTCACTTACATTTTCATAGGTAAGTGAAGAGAATCCACCATTTTTAGCTGCTGAAGAAGTTGTAGTCAATGTAATATGTTCTACGGTATTACTTCTTCCTAAGTTTTGTAAAAAAGCCATTATTATTTTGCCTCATATTTAAATTATTAGCCATACTCCGGATGCAGCGGCTAATACAGTGATAACTTCATATTGCTGTGTAAACGTGTAAACATTGCTTCCATCAATTACATCGATTCCGGAGGCAACTACTCTACTTTGATGTGAAATATCCAATGCTTTAATTACGTAGTATGTTCCTAAGGCTGATCCAGCTGCTAAAGGTAAACAAATGTCTACGTCAACAGAAGAGGAGTCCAATCCAATTACTACGTCATCACCAGTTATTACATAATCTGTAAGTGTCTCATGATAACTTACATAATTTCTTGGAAACCACGATGCCTTTCCATCAGCATCAGATGTAAGTGTCTTGCCTTCACCAGCATTTTCCTGGATCTGTAAACCTGATATTATTACATTATCATGAATCGGTAATAAGTACTCTACGTACCGGATCTCCTCCAGATGGTCATGACCAACTTCAGAAAAAACCTTCCATCTTCTCTGATATTCATCCCAAATTTGCGTAGTCTTATTTTGTTCATCATACCAAATTTGACCTGCGATAGGATCCTTAGGAGGTATACCAAGAGAAGCATCATTATTTTTATTAGAGTAATTAGCCATAAACTTCAATGTTATATAATGGATCATCTGCCATAATTAGAGCCAGATGAACCTTCTGTTCTAATATCTTATTCAGTTTCCTTACACTTCGTACATTTTGTACTACCCAACGATCATTATTGTCATCTACGATGACATCGTTAGCTTTTATCAATGGGAAATTTAACATGAATAATAATGTGTCTGATGGCATAAAATTACCAAACATCGTAATTTCCTGGAACGTAGGAGAGTCATTAGTCATCGCATCGAATGATATCGGATCAAAATAACCATCTATCCATCCAGTTCCATGACACATCGTGCAATTACTTTCCGTAACACGAAAAGAAATAGGATCCCAACATTCCGTGCACCTTGATCCCATCGTATGCCTTTTTAGTAGATAAAAAGTTCTTCCAACTTTTTTATTTAGAGCCAGAGTTTTACGTCTTATAATTTCCAAATACGCTCGATCCACATTGCCAGGCTTATTAAGATAAGCCGGAATATCAGGCTCGACGGCATACTCCAATGTAGAAATATTAGTAATTTTTAATTTGTAATACCAATCTCTATTATGATGGAAATATCCTGATACTGATGTATCGATGTATGATACAGTCGTCGCTGATAATCCTGATGCAATCAATGTGTACTCAGATAAATCTGTTCCTGCAATTGGAGCCTCTGACCTATAAACGTCGATGATGTATCCTGATAATGATTCTGCCGTAGATCCATAGTCCCAAGACAGAGCTAGATCATTTACACGATATGCATCTACATTGAGAGTATCCAGGGTAATCATTAACTGCTGACCTCGTAAGTATCATATGAATATTCTGATGCAACTTCACCATAACATTGATCAATATTATGAGTACGCTTTATACTTTGAACCGATCGTAAATACTTATTAATTAATACATTGAAATAATTAATGTATCTGCCGTATTTATCATAATCTGATACTGATACTCCACCAGCATCACTATACGTGAGCATGTTACGGGCTGATAATATTCCCTTTCCAATCAGAATTTGAATTGTCGCACCAAATTTTAATGCATTCCAAGATGGAATTGAGTCGATGGTCCACGATGTTTCAGGTTCAAATTCTTCATTTATTTCCTCTAATGCATCTTCGATGGCACTACGTAAATAATCATCCGAGCTTTCCTCAGCACCATTTAATACATTTAGTTCTACTGTATCATTTAAGAATTTTCGCAGTTTATCAATTTTACTTACCATGTTAATAATTTCCTCTTTGATCAAAAATATCCACAATTAAAATATAAATACTTTGATACGTAAAGTCAAGATCTTTTAAATTCGGTATAAGAATATTGAATAGATTTAGGGTGACATTTTGATCCTTACAAGAAAAGAGGGGTGATATACCTCTCTTTTTACATTAAGAATAATGAAGTTCACCGCCCGGATATTTATTTTATCTGGGCGATGAAGTAATTTTATAATTTTTACATTAAGAATTGAATAATGAGGGACATTATTTCATCGGTCCCCACAATGTGAAGTGGTGAGAATTTTTTAACTTATATCCTAATACCTGATTAACATTGACTAATATATCATTACCGGAATTAACGATGGATGATATAGCTTCAATTTCCACTAATATTCCATTAATGAAAAACAACCATTTATTAAGATCATCAGCTGTTCCAGCCACATGAAAACCATCATCGATATTAACACCTACGAAGCGACAAGTGTCCTTGTCCACATACTGCCCTGATTTATGAGTGATAGCATTAAACCAATCTCCTACGCTACCTACTCCTGATACAGTAATCTTAAGATTATCAATTTGATCCTGAATGTTATCATAGGCCCCTTGTACGAAGTTCATTTCTCCAGCAGTAAGTACCACCGGTACTCCGTCAATTTGCAAAGCATTTTGTATTACATTGATAATTCCACTGTTAACGATGTCAATGATTCCCGACACTATCAGCGAATGATCAATGTCAACAGCCAACGTAGTCTGCCTGGAAAGGTCTATTTTTGCCATGTCATTCTACCTCATGATATGATATAAAAATTTCGTCATCATCGTCGAGAGACGTGATAGTACCCCCGGCCCGTGCATCTCTAAAATATACGTTCTTATCATCTATGTAAAAATCAGATCCAGAGGAAGAATCAGTCTGATTAATATTACTATTGTAATATACTCCATTGAGACCAACTTGTACTGATCCTAACAACAACGTAGAGCTATTCTCAAAAATTTTAAATCTGTAACATCCTACGTGTACCTGCTCGGCTTCTTTACCTTTGAAAATCTTGAACTTTCTTTGTAGTACATTTGATACTTGATTTACAAGAGCATTCAGCTGTTCGGACGTCAATTCTACATTAGCGCCTGGTTGACTGACGTGTATGCCCATCTCTCACGATGACAATGGTTTAACAATAAAAAGGCTGGGGACATAAAATAATGCACCCAGCCTCCAGTTCATTGGGAGACTAAGTCTCCCCGATGATTTAAGTTTAGCTAAGAGTAATCTTAGCGCAAGATTTGGTATTACCAATACCAATCCCGATGCTTTCGTAAGCTGCGAATGTAATGATATTCTTTTTCTTTTCGATCCAGAACTTAGTATCATTCAATACTAAGAATTGACCCATGAAATCTTGATGCGTGAAAGCATAGATTTTTCCATCAAGCAATGATACTTTATTGCTGACGATGAGTCTACGACCGAATAATGTTGAATAAGTATATCCATTTACAGTAGTTTCACTACCTACGGCATCACCAACTGTACTCGCATCGTACAAGAACAATCGGTTGAACATCTTACTATCCATGAGGATAACTTCTGTTCTAAGTTCGTTTCCATCTAATACGTCAAACAGTTTTTTAAAATCAGACTTTTTGACAGAGTCATCTGAGTCGTAAGAACCTGACACTGCAGATCCTTCTACGGCGATGGCTGCGTCAATCTGTCCAATGAAGCTTTCGTCTTCAACTTTTTGAATGTCTAATACAGAATTTTTTTCAATAACTTCTGTTAAAGGCATTTCATAGGCAAGAAGTTCTTCTTCAGTCTTCTGAAAGTCCTCTGAACTAACCATGAAGAAAGGAATTTCGAATCTCTCGCCTTCGATGTAGTTGAAATCAGGCTCGCCACGGAAGTTCACGGTCATTGCCCGAGAATCCGGTTCGATGTCGACGATTTTGACTAAGCCGTCATGGTTTACTGATCTTTGAAGATCAGCTTTAGTTACGTATTGAGGTTGAATAACTTTGCGAGCAAAGCTAACCTCACGTAGCTTTTGTCGTACAAATGCACTACCCTCTTGGGCTACCTTGTCTAACCCTTCAGGAGTGTTCAACTTTTGCACGAACAATTCGTTCAATGTTGCAGCTGATAAATTTTCCATTATTATTACACTCCTAAATTATACAGACACAAATTCGATGACTGTATGAGTTCTTCCAAGATGACTAATTGTATGAGAGGCTTTTGTACAGAACGCTGCGATGACATCAGAACCATACGTGCCAACTGCCAACTTACCGTTTGTTCCAACTCTAAGAGCATTACCAATTGCAGGAGTTCCTGTAAATTGATCTGTTAAGGCTCTCATGCGGCCAAACACTACTGTAAGTTTGCCAGTTGCCCCTACGTCCGGTGTCCAAGAACCTTGAGTTCCATCGCGGTATGATTCGGTCCATACGGTACCAAATGAATACTCGCCAGCTGCTGCTGGTAAATCGATGATATCAGAAGCAATCTTCTTTACCCAAGATCCAGTGTATCCCGATGCGATGAGGCCTGCAGTGGCTTCAAAATCCTGACGGTTAAGCAGATTCAAATTTGTTAGAATTCTAAGCATTTAAGCTTTTCCTCCGCTATTACACCTTGATTAATTAATTATTACCAATCCTCTAACAAACACGCTGTTAGGGGATCATAGCCTGACGAATCAGGCTTTTCACCTATTACTCCGAAGTTGAATACACCAGAGCCAACGTGAAGTTCAGCGGCCTTCTCTAGTATGTTCAACTCATTTTTGCTTTTTGCAGTAAGGTCATTATAAAGTGATTCCAAGTTCTCTGCTGAAACACTGCCTTGCTTATAAAGTTGAAACATTAATTTTATAGCTGTGCGCAATGATTCATTATCAGATGCTAACTTTTCGTTCTCATCTTGTAATGATCTTATAGCTTCTGCTGCATTCTTAGCTAACTCGGATTTCACTTAATTACTTCCTCTTACTTTTCTTCTGCTTCTTTAGTCTGAAGTTCTTCGATGAAGGCACGAGCCATTACTCGGCCAGCTTCTTGCCATTCGGCAACTTTAGCTTCTTCAGCTTCAATGGTTTTGTCATTTATAAACATTTTTTCTGCAAGTTTTTCTACGTCGGCTTCAGTATAATCGTCGCCGTACTCTGCAGCTAATAATTGGTCTGCCGCCTCAGCATACTTACAAAGTTCTACCGCCCTATCTTCAGCGATTTCTGCTTCTTCGGCCTCTTTAACCATTTGGTTATAAACGTCTAATAGTTTTGTACTCATTATAATTATTAAACCTCCCGATTAATTTTGTCCGTAAAAGCGATTGTACAGATTAGTTAAAATTCGTGTTCCTGCTTCTTCGGCTTCCTTTGTTTCTTCGGCAACTCCTTCGACAATTTCTGCTTCTGCATCTTCTTCAGCTGCAGAAAGTTTTTTTAATTCGTCGAAAAAACCACGTGCCATAATTCTTCCTTGTACATCAAGCTCTTCAGCTTGTTTACGAAGATCTGAATCTTCACTTTTTTCTTCGGCTTCAGCTTCCTTGGTTTCTTTAACTTCTTCAGCTTCTTCAACTTCTTCGTTCGCTTCTAAAGCTTCATCTACCTTTTTTTCAGCTTCCATTTTTTCTTCGGCAGCTTCTTCAGCTTCCTTTGATTCTTCGGCAGCTTCTGCTTCGGCTTCAGCTTCTTTCTTTTCCTCGACTTCCTCAGTCTTTTTGCCTATTAAATTTTCTTTGAAAATTTCTTCAGCTGTTTTTTCATTTTCTAGAGAAGCCAGGATTTCGTCAATGTTTAATCCCACGATTGTTAATCCTCCGATGTGATTAATTCGTTATATAATTGGTCCATGGATTCATTGTCCAGCCGACCTACTACAGAAGAGATTTTCTTCATTCTTCCCCAAAGTTCTTTAATAGCTTTGTTACCTTCTTCTAAAAACTTTAGGTCATTTTTCTTATCAATAATTTTTGTAGCCCCGATTCCGCCGATGTACGACGTTAATAATGGATGCTTTCTTACAAAGTTTTCAACACCAGTCAATGGAACACCTCTTTGGGCCTTTTCTTCGGCTTTATAAGAGAGGTAATAACTTGGTGGAACGGCAATTAAAGTGTTCTTAATATATCTGTCTAATCCACCACGTTTAACCAAGTGATCAGCGTATAATGGACTTGTTCTGTAATGAGCTTCCTGAAATTCGGTAGCTGCTGCGCTACCAACCGTTGCTAGAAATAATGGAGCGACCCATGGATACTTTAATAAGAAATTCTTAAAAGCTCCTAAGTTAGTCGTCTTATTCTGTAGTTTTGCAAATCCAATGTATAATGCTCCTAAGGCACCCATCGCTAATCCAGGGTTCTTAATAGGAGATTTCAGCGGCTCTTCTTCTTTTCCAACTACACGCTGCCATAAGTTTGGTTCAACTTGTTTTCCTGTGTATACTCTTGCTGGATTTAGAAAAGCATTCTGCTGACCTTCATTAAACAATGCATACTTAGATAAGACTCGACCGATAATTAACGGCTTAGTATTAGCCATTTCGTAGAGATCTTCTTTGAAGACCTCAGCAATCTTCTCGTTAAACCGATCGATACTGACATTGTCTAGGTCTGCGGGAGTAGTCGAGTCATCGACTTCAAATATATATCCCGCTTTTTCGAGTTCATCAGCTTCCTTTTTATAACCTAAAGATTGCAAAGCAATCTTTTGAAAATCCTCACGTGCCGGCATTACTCGTAATGCTAACATCGTTGATAATATTTCAGTAAAAGGAAATTCTGATAGTTTCTCTATCTGATCCTTGCTAAATCTCTTCTGACTTGCTAATATTAATTGCTTAGGATCGTCAGAGACGGCATCAACCTTGGCTGGTAACTCTTTACTAATATCAGCCACGGCTTCTAAATTAGCTGTTTTTTCTAAGAATTTATCCAATGCGATGTGTTCTGGAATAAACTCACTAGTCTTAGTGAAATTCTCAGATAACAGCCGTCTAATAAAACCAGCAGTGCGATCCGCTGGAATCGTCACTATGCTGATGTCAAAGAATTTTGGCATCGTATTGACAGCGTACACTTTTCTTCCATCTGATAATACATTATTCATTTGGTACTTAAGATGGTCACAATACAATGTCCTTGTTTTAGCTCTATTGCCACAGATTGAACAAACGTCATAGGGAACTCTGCATCCCATCGATACTGCAGGGAGTTCCCCTTTGTCCAATGCATTGACAATTTTTTCAGCTCGATCATTGTCGAGCTCTATTATCAGTTCGACTCTATGCATCGTTGGATTGTAATGTGCAAATAAAACCTTACCCAAACTAAGCCTAGGATCTTTATTAACATGATGTTTATAAATTCCAGCCAGAGCTTCGAAGGTCTTATGATAAAGCTGCAATGCAGCTTCCGGGAAATAATCGCCGTTACGATTCGATCCGTAATACTCTCCAGCTGATAATGCATTAACCAATGCATAAGTTGCATCAACTTTTTTCTTGAGATTGCTAATGAATGCTGTTAATTCAGGCGAATACTCGGCTGTTTTCTCAAAATGTCCAGGATGCACTAATGTTAATACGCTGGTATTATTATCCCCGTATATAAAGTCTACTCTTTTATTCATTACATTCCAACTTGTTGACGATAAATCATTTCCTTCACTTTATCATCATTTATCCACGCCTCTCCCTGATCTGCTAACATTTTACCCATCATTGATGCGGAAAATCCTGTTCTCATTGTTTTTCCTACGTCCGATGGCTTTCTTTGGTCTGCCAATGATTTCTGGATATCAGTTAATGTTTTGTAAGTATCAGGTGACGGTCCACCCCACTCTTCGAGGTAACCACGTCCGATGCTTTGTCTAATGAAAGCGCCAGCAGCAATTGGATCCTGAGCCATATTAGGTGCATGATAATATAATGTGCTCCAAAGCTTAGCGATCGACTTAGGGTCCTCCTTAGCCAGTTCTGGATGTGCTTCCACCATTTTTTTGAAATACGTCGGCTCTTTAACCTTTCCAATGTATTTTTGTACATTTTCAAAAATTATATCTCCGATGGTCCCAATTAACGCTCCAAGCAAAAATACTGATGCTCCAGCCAGAGGGCTTACGGCGGCCTTTTTATAAATATATTTCATAATTAATATAATTCCTTCTTAGGTTTTCCTACTTCGAGCATTGCCTCTTGTAATACCCGACCCTGCTCTCTTTTTCCTCTATCTTTTCCGGCTCGATTGCCGAAGTAACTCCCTGCTACGAATGCTGCTAAGATTGGAGTAGCCTTGATACTATCAACAGCCGTCTTCACAAAGTTCGATGCGAATCTTTCTTTAATAGTGTTTTTAAAGACGTTTGGTATATCATTACTATGTGCAAAATTAGCATACTTCACGTATAATTTATCCAATGCTGAGTCGAGTCTTGCTGCCCATAATACTTGCTCTTCTAGTGCCTGAGCTGTCTTATAAATTACGGTCTCTGTATTAGGTATTTCATTTACATCGGTGATGTCATAGTTTAAGTGTGGAGCCTCTTCGGCTAATTTATGAAGGATCACTTTAGATACATCTTCTCCAATGATTGGAGACGCGAATTTTAAAACGCTGTGTACGTCACTATAAGTGTTTCCTGATAGGCATGCTTGTTTAACTATGTGATATAATTTATCAGCAGTGCACAGTGCGTTACTACTTCTATTTGATAGTTCCCGCTGTACAAAACTGATGACTCCTTGATGTTCATTGGCTAGTTTCATTACATTAGCAGCGGAGCTTGGGCTAACTTCCTGAGCCTCTTTGATCAGATTCTTATTACGTAACTCTGATAACCTTTCAGACACAGACGCATTTTTTCTGATGATTTCTTCCGCCTCTTTCGTTAGTGCAATCTGTATCGTTTTATTGTCGATGACGATGGGATTCGACCAATTTGCAGTCTTGTCCATTCTGCCATAGGCTGCGAAAATATCCGATGCAGAGACATCGGTCTTAGGCGCATCATTGTAAGCTGAAATGTTTCCGATGTCCGCTTTCTTTGAAAAGGAACTAGTCACTACGTCGGCATCTGCAACCGGAAATGTTAAATACTTATCATCAGCTGTTTTCATTAATGATACGTATGCCTCTACGTTAGCTACTTCTGCTACGCGTTTAACTTGCTGTTTATTCAATCCATGTTCGCTTGCAACCTTTGCAAGTGAGCGAGTCATATCAGCTTTCTTAACGATGAACTCTTCAGAGATTTTCTTCCCAAGTATATTTAAGTCGATGATATTAGCCATAGTTTAATTTAACCTATTTAATTATTTTTGTCAAGGTTTTTTTAATTTTTTTTTAGAATAACTCTCTATGAGAGAGTGGTAAAGTCATTGCCCTTTTTTTTATCTTTACTTTTTCCTTTCTTTCCAGGAAATAATGCGCCTGCAGCTAAACCTGTGCCCAGCGCCATTGCTAAATTTGATTTCCAACTACCTGGAAACAACTTCGGACTTGTTGCTTTAGCCCCAGCTATGCTCACGGTTGATATCAATGCTCCTTCCATCGCACCTTCGGCCCGACTTTTTCTTTCTGCTAATTTATTAAATATTCTTTCTGCTTTATCCATTTCATTTTACCTCATAGTCTGATATTACTCTTACATTTCTTCCACAAGTCGGGCACATAGGTTTTACATTGTAATTGTCAAATTTTTTCCAAAGACACGTAGGGCAATATAATAATATTTCAAATTTTTTATTCTCAGGTATTTGCAATAAAGCTAAAATCTCACGAACTTTGTCCTTAGTCATTTGGCAAACTTCACTCCATCTTTCCAATTAATATCAGAAGCTTTGTCCGATGCCATAAAATAACTCCAATGATATTAAAGCATAGACCAAGCTATGCACTAGGTCATCCGGACCAATGTTAATGTATTTCATAGTATTGCGCTCTTCATCGAACTCTAATTGTACATTCATTATGTCCCTACTAAATGTTTCAAAGTCTTCCCACCTTGGAAAAACAATCTTACGTTTCTTAATTCGGTCAAAAAACTCGCCGAGGACTTGATTCCGATTTAATGTGTAAGCCGGCATCTTAGCATTCCAGCGAATCTTTTCCTTCTGAGTCTGTAAATGTTGAAAAGCTATTACTTTCTCAAATCCAATCCGAGAACGAATCTCGCTATTACTAGCTTCTCCCATGCCGTAGTCAGCAGCAAGGTGATTACTTCCCCAATGGCCCATGATTCTTGGAACTTCCTTATGAATAAATGAATAATCCGCCTCTTTTCCTACGAACCTTTTACAATATAATACATAGGCTACATCGGCACGCATCTGAACTACGGTTAATAAAGTGTGAGACGCTTCAGAATTGATAGGACCATAATCTATGCCCACTACTGTGCTATAAGATTTAGCTAACTCATCGGGATCCGAAGCCATCGGACGATCTGAGCAACACGCTCTGATATCAGTCTTAGTTACTGGAGACGCTCCCTCGTCATACTCAATTGCTAATACTTCATTATGAAAGTATGATCTACTAAAATTTTTTCGTTTCTCTAATACGTCTCTCGTCCAGTCTACCCATGGTGCGTGGGCAAAGTGTAACAGGCAAACCCTGTACCCTTCAGCATTAGGTGACTCTATTCTCGAATAAGTAGATACCCATTGTCCATTCTGAACTGACAATGGTCTCCCACACTTCTTACAGATTACTCCCGACTCTCCGATGTTATTCTCATCTAATATATTCCAATGGCCACATGGAGGACATTTAATTACGTACTCATTCATCGTACTACGTCGCCATAGTGAGGCCAATGTTCCTTGCGTTCTCTTTGGAGTACCGGAGTATGCACTCTTCTTATACATACTACGAGACATCGTTTCCTGAACTACGGGAATAATTTCGGCTCGAAGGTCTTGACAATTACCGCATACCACAGCTGTTTTTTCTATAGAATCCCTAACTATCAGATTACCGTTAGGAACAGTAGCACAATAAACCTTACCATGATAGTTTCTAGAAGAGACTCGATTAGAACTATTCCAGAAAATTTGATAGTCTAATAATAAGGGCCTAACTCTATACATTACAGTTCCGTTGGACTCTGTAATTTGTCTAATTGTGGCCCGCCTTCCAAGGAATAGCCAGGCAATCTGAACAGTATCAGCTAATCTCTTAGAAGCAGTGTTTAGTTCACCCCATGAAGAGATGTCGTTTTTATGGCGCATCGCGTCGCCTTTGTACAATGCTTCTAATAATAATTCAAGATAATTAGTTTGATTTAGCAAATCCTTGGGAATAAATTTATCATGAGATCCACCAAATTGTAACAAATAATTTCTTAATGTGGCATTACTAAAACTGAATTTTATATGACCACCATTATCAACACTTTCAGAATAGTTTCCGATTAAAACTGATAAACAATCTCGAATCTCCGCCGCTAATGCCCCCTCATTCTGAGAAATAATAATTTGATTAGAACAGTTACTTACGTGCCCTTCTGATAGCCACCAGCCCATGAATATCATGAACTCCTTGGTACTAAACTTTATATCTGGATATACCCTAATCTTCCCTTTTTGATACATAGTACCATCAGGCTTAGTCTTAACAGAAAATCCAGGAATTGTGATTGTTTCAGAGTTAATACCGTGGTACTTTGCTACAGAAGTCATTTTAAAATTTTTATCTTTAAAGTCTTCTGCTTTCTTAAGCTGCCATCCTTTAATCTTTGGATCTTTATAATAACCTGTATTAAGTTCTTGAGAAATGTACAAATTATGCTGCGGAGTTACTGATAATTTAAAACTACGATGTGTAAAATCTAATATTTCTCCGTTATAATCTTTCTCAATGTATCTAGACGGTAATTGATACTCCAAGTTTCCCGAATTATCTCTAGTCGCTAATAGTTCTGATTTTGTTAAATTCGAAAATAATTTCCATCCAGAATCAGTTAATACTTCAATGTTATCCGAGTAACATTCGTCGAATAAATTCATATCAGCTGAGTAGCCCCTAAGCCTATCACCCGATAACAATGCATACTGTAAATCCATCTTGCTTCGATTAAGAAATTGCTTCATAAACACATTTTGAACCAGGGACGAGTTAATGAAGTATTTTTTAATAAAAGGTGATGACATTATTACAGGAGTGACCCGATCATGAGAAAAGATCTTAGTCTGATTAACCGTAGGAGAAACGTATAATGTCCTGAACCCTGGAATCATCGCTGAATTGGTAATCATGATGTTAGCCAACGTAGTACTTTTTGCGGTTTGTCGCGAAAACATAAGCACTACTTCTCGTGCCTCAGTATTATAAATTTTTCTAAGGTGCGGATAATATGATAATGACAAATTTCTTCCGTTTAACCAGAGAAAGTTTTCAGCAAAATCACTCCTTGTAAGTGATACAACTTTACTCATACGACTTTCTTCTATTTTTTCGTTTCTCTCTCTTAGCGATGCACGGTCTTAAATAAAAACTGTTCCAATATGCGTCTTCTAGAATATTGGCCCTGTCTACTTTTTTCTTAAGCCTTCGCAAGGCTACGTCAATGTCCTCTCCTTTTCGCAGTATTACTCCTGCTCTGACCTTAGTCGAACATCTTACTTCTTCGTTCACGATGTTAATTGGTTTTGTAAAATATTATTATAAGTTTCTAAATCTTTGTTAGAGTCAATCATTCGTCTAGCAGCAATTACTTTAGCCCTACTAGCTATGCCATGCCCCAATGTAGCCCCTAACACTACTCCTGATGATACATTGCGTAATGCTGTGCGCCATGGCGCTTTTTTCTTAGTTGCTAACAATCCAAGAACTCCTCCGACGCCTAAGCCCACAGCTGTAGCTGTTCTGCTTGGTTTACGAATTGATTCCGCATATTCTTGAGACTTCAATTCCCGATACTCGCCGAATGATGGAATTACATCACTTTTTCCCTGACTGAAGTGTTTTACTGCTCTACTTAATAAACTATCAGCCCTACTGGCTTCCTTCCTAAGCATATCATCACTTCCAAATTCCTCTGATAGTGGAATCTTCTCTAATATTAAGAATAAGTTGCCATACCGACCATGTTCAAGGACTTTATAAACTATGTTACGAAAATCTTTCCTTGGAATTCCCCAACCCCATTGATACACAAACTTGCGATCGTCTTCTAATGCGTGTACCATGTCAACTAGCTTTGTCAGCTGATCTTTAATTACTGCACGTCTTTTAACTAATTCTGGTCTAGCTAATGCTGGTAAGGACCACTCCATTCTTTTGTAACGATGTATCGATCGGATCAAATTCTTGAGCCGGTCAACTCTCTCATTAAAATCCTGAGCAATTTTTCTTGCGTATAAGATTTCTAATTTAAACTCTGCGTCAGGATCACGAAAAATGTCACGGCTCGGAGGCAAATTAACCCAGTCATTGTTAATAACATCATATACACCGAAGAAAGAATCTTGCCAGGTGGGAAAGGTCCCACTAGTTTCTTTTAAAAACAAATTAACTGGGTGACGTCCGGAATGAGTCATTACTCCTGACAGTTTTTTAGCTTTCTCACGGAGATCCTGTGAGAAATTAAATACTGATACGTTTACATCAACGTCAGATGTCTCCGTATACTGATAGCCAGTGATGCTACCTATGATCCACGCGCCCTCTACATTTGATAAAGGAGTTACCTTCTCAATGGTTTCGATGATATTCTTTCTAAGTTCAGGGCGCAATACCATGCGTTCATTCCAAACATCCGTAGCCAATTGGTTCCGAATTTTGTCTAATATTCCTGCTTTTTTATACATTGATATAAATCCCAGGCCGTCTCCAGCAAAACTGGAAACTCCTTTGGTTTTAATTTCCATTATTTAATAAGCCATGCGGTCTAATCTATTTATCATAGCTCGTCTCATTCTGATAGCCTTTTGCGTAGCCGGCGTTCTTGGCCTTGGTCTTTGCAGCGCTTTACCAAGATTCGGTAATACCTTGTGCTCCAGTGTCTGAGCTGCCGCTGTCTCATATCCTACGAGTCTTTTTAATTTTCTAAAAATATTAGCTGCTTTGTCCATAATTATAATCCACCTTCAAAATATACAGACCTTGTTGCCATTGGTAAATTTTTTCTATATTTATGCACCCCTTCTACTCCTG